GGCGGGTGACACTGACGGGCCGCCGTGGTCGTCCCTGACGCCCCCTGACGGGGTGACAGGGTCGGCCGCTGCCGGACCGTCAGGGACGGGCCCGGGCGGCGGGAGGGCGGGTGTCAGGGGCACCGGCCGGGCCGGCAGACCTGACACCTGCCGCCCCGTCCCTGACGGGTCGGGCTGGGGTGTCAGGGACAGTGGCCCAGACGGGATGTGACCTGCCGGTCTGGGGGTGTCAGGGGCGGGTGGTACCTGACGGCCCGGGTCGGTCGTGTCGGGGGTGACAGGGGCCGTCAGGGTGACAGGTACCTGGCCGTCACCTGACGCGTTGGGTGGGGCGTCAGGGGACGGGGTGTCAGGGCCCGGGCGGCGGCGCCAGGTGACACGTGACAGGAACGCGGCGATGCGGGGCGCCTCGACGTCGTCGTTTAGGGCCATGCAGTACAGCCCCCAGCCGACCAAGGCCAGCCCGGTGAGTACCTCCTCCGCCACGGTGGCCATCAGTCGCGGACCTCTCCGGTAGGGCCCTGGAACTGGTCGAGGATCTGCCCGACCCGGGTGCGGGACAGGTTCACCACACGTGCCAGCTCGGCCTTCGATGCCTGCGGGTTGGTGGTGAGGTGCTGCTGGATGAGGGCCCAGCTCTCCTCAGCCGACCTCGTCGGCTTCGGCTCGTCGTCGACCGGGCCACGTTTGGGCTGACCGCCACCGCGGGCCTGGGCCGGACCGGGCTGCGACGGTGCCGCGGCCCGCTGCCGGGTGTCCCGCGACCACGGGTTGGCGGCCGCGACAGCGTCGGCGGTGGTCGAGTCGAGGGCCCCGTAGAGCAGGGCCAGGGACCGCTGCAACTGGGCCATCAGCCTCGCGTCGGTGGCCAGGCTGTACCGCTCGTTGCACCGCTCGAGCTGGCGACGGTAGGCCTTGCGGGCCCGGTTTCCCTTGTCGCCGGGCTCGGCTTCCTGGGCCCGCACGCGCAGGGTCGCCAGGCGGGCGATCTCCTTGTCGCGGGCCACGTCGCCGGCGGTGCGGTCGGTCGGGTCGGCCAGACCGAGGGCCACCAGGATCCGTTCGGGGGTGAACCTGATGTTGACCCGGCGGCGGCGGCCCTGGGCGTCCATGACCTCGGTCGACACCAGCAGCTCAAACAGGAACGCCGCCATCAGCGGTGCCACGAACCGGACGCCCTGGCCCCACATGACGACCTCATGCGAGGCGGAGAACAGACCCGACAGGGCCGCGAACACCCACACCGCGACGCCGGCCACACCACCGGAGTGACGCTCGGCAGGGTCAACCGGCATGCCAGGGTGGGTGTTGCGGTAGCGACGCAGCGACGCGAGCCGGCGGTGCCGGGCCGTCACGGCACAGGCCAGGACGCTGATCTCGAACAGGGCGAAGGCGGCGATGCACAGCTGAAGGTTCAGGTGCAGGGTGCCGCGGAAGAAGTTCCACGCCCCGTCGGCGGACAGGATCGTTGCGGCCGCCCAGCCCAGCACGGTGAGCAGCATCCCGAACCATCGCCGGGGCGGCTTCGGCTCGCCGCCGGACCGGCGGGGCGGGTCGGACGGTGCCGGCCCAGCCGGGTAGGCCGGCGCCGTGATCGGGGGGACATGGCTCGGGTGGTGGCCGTTGGCAGAGGCCGTGGTGATGGGGTTCGGTGTCGCTGGCATGCCGGTCATCATCGACGTGGTCACTGGTCGCTCTCCCGATCCTCAGCGGGGCCCGGCGTGGCGCTACCGGGACGATTGCGGGCGATACGGTGCCAGCCGGGCATAGGGGACCCGTCGAAGGCGACCGGGCTGTGGTAGCCCTGCCCGCCCTGGCGGCGGGCCGTCTCGGCGACCTCCCGCCGGTGGGTTCCGCACAGCTGGCCGTCGGCGATGTCGCCGCTGGCACCCCAGCAGCAGGCCCCCGACGGGGCCTCATCGGTCGTGGTGTGGCGATGCCTACCGAACACGGGTCGCCCTCCACATCAGGAACACGGCGACCAGGTCGACCACGATGACCGCCCCGAGCGCCCAGACCAGGGGGGCACTGCCGGACGCCTGCAGGGCCAGGACCGCGCCCATCAGACCCGCAGCGGCGAGGAGGATGACGGCCGTGGCCAACACCGCGACCCACAGGTGCAGCCGGCGGGTGGTGCGTCGCCGCCTAGTCTGTGGGTCGTGGCCAGTCATGACGTTCGCCAATCGGTGAGCGTCGCCGTCGCCCGGTACTCGATGGCGAGGACCGCCGGCTCCGACAGGCGCAGCAGGTCGGCCGTGGCGGACACGGACAGGCCGGCGACGTGGCGCAGCGCGATGCACAGGCACTGCCGGCGGGGGAGCTGCCGAAGGGCCGCCAACGAGACGTCGGCCAGGGCGGCGGGAAGCTCGTCCGCCGGCGGCCGGTCCAGCTGTGTCGCGTCCAACATCGGCGGTCTTCCTCCGTCTCGGGGAGCCAGATCCTCAGTGGTTCGCCTACGAACCCCCGAAGGTTGCTCACCACCGTACGTGGCGCACCGGAGCGCGTCAATGACATTCGTAGGCGAATAGCCGAAGTCGTGTATCGTGTCGCTCTATGACCACTTCCGGCCCTACGGACGCCCGGCCGCTACAGGTCCGTGTCGCCGATGACCTACGTGCCCGCATCGAAACCGGTGAGCTTGCGCCGGGAGCGAAGATGCCAACGCTCGAGGACATCACCCGCGCGCACCTGTGCTCAGACGCGGTGGCGCGAGGCGCGATGCAGCTGCTGCGCAACCAGGGTCTGATCGTCTCCAGACAGGGCCTCGGGTCGTTTGTGCGGCCCCGCACGGTGGCTCGCCGCCACGGGGTGGACCGCTACGACCGGGCCCGGTGGACATCCGGGACGGCGATCCTCACCGCTGAGGCCGCCGCACAGGGCCTCACCGCTACGCAGTTGCTCCGGGAACTGGCTGAGGTGCCGGCACCGGACCGGGTCGCGGAACGGCTGGAGATCGACCCCGGCACCCCGGTGTGGGTGCGGCGGCGGACCACGCTGATCGACGGCCGCCCCAACCAGCTCGCCGACTCGTACTACGAGCTGGCGGTGGCGGCCGACGCGCCCCGCATCCGCGAGGAAGACACCGGTCCGGGCGGCGGGTTCTCGCGCCTCGAAGAGGCCGGCTACCTGCTGGCTGAGATATGCGAGGAGTGGGCGGCCAGGATGCCGACCGGGCCGGAGTCGGTCGCGCTGAAGCTGCCGGCCGGCACGCCGGTCCTGGAGTTGATCCGTACCGTGCTCACCACCACCGGCCGGCCGGTCGAGGTGATGCTGGCCGTCATGGCCGGTGACATGACGTCCATGTCGTACCGGTTCCCGATCCCCGACTCTCGCCTACGAACGGAGTGACCGCGCCCATGCAGATCACCACCCATACGTCGCCCGCCACCGTCCGGCCCAACGAGGACTTCGTCGCGGCAGGGCCCGACTGGGTCATGGTGCTGGACGGGGCAACCACCCGGCCCGGGGTGGACTCCGGCTGCGTGCACGGCCCGGCGTGGCTGGTCCACCAGCTGGCCGCGGCGATGGCCCGATACCTGACGATCATGACGAAGCCGGTACTCGCCGACGTCCTGGCCTCCGCCATCGACTACACCCGCACCAACCACCAGGTCTACGGCTGCGACCTGGCCAACCCGGACTCGCCGTCCTCGACGGTGGCGATGCTGCGAGCCAACAGGCTGGACGACACGGTCGACTACCTCGTGCTGGGTGACTCACCGATCCTGCTCGATCTGGACGGCGCCGTCGTGCGGGTGGAAGACCTCCGCTCGGCACAGCTGCCGTCATACACGGCCGAGGCAGTGCGGGCAGCACGCAACCAGGAGGGGGGCTTCTGGGTGGCCGCGGCCGTCCCCGCTGCGGCGCAGTACGCCGTCACGGGCACGGTCCGGGCCGGCGACCTCCAACGGGCGGCGCTGCTCACCGACGGGATGACCCGCTACGTCGACCGGCTCCGCCTCGGCACGTGGTCAGACCTTCTCAACGACCTGGCCGACGGTGCCGGCATGGCAGACGTGGTCCACCGCATCCGCGCTGCGGAGACGCGGCTGCTGCCCGAGCTGTCCACCGAGCCGTCCGGGCGGATAGTCAAACGTCACGATGACGCCACCGCTGCCCTGTGCCTGTTCGAGCCCCGGCGGCCGGCGGGGCAGCCCGGCCTAGAAGCGACGGGGGGGTGAGATGAGGGGGTGCGGCCGCCCGATCGGCGCCTAACCGATCCACGGCCCAGTGGGGTAGCGGTACGGTGCACCGTACCGACAGATATGCCGCATACCCCCGCTGACCAGCACCAAACAGGCAAAGTAATGGGCCGCCGAGGAGGGTCAAACTCCTGGCGGCCCCACGACAACCCCGATGCCCGACGCGGCTGAGAGGTCTAGCCCTACCCGCACATTTCCCGCGCGGGGGAGCTGTCTGGAGTCTAGCAACCGGCTCCGACTTTTCCTCAACCCCGCGTGGGGGAGAGGAAACGCACGCATATGCAATCCGACCGGCACGAGATGGTGTTCCGGGCCCGGAACCCCGCCGACGACCTGGCCGTCATGGTCGCCCGGCTGGTGGCCGAGAGACCGGGCCTGTCCCTGTTCGCCCTGGGCACCTACACCGCCCTGATGGCGTACCGGGAAGAGGGCGCCGCCATCGACTCAATGACCGACCTGGCCGTCCGGCTGGCCGCCGACCGGGCCGCCGTCGACGACGTTGTGGCCGCCCTGCTTGAGCTACGTACCAGCGGTGTCATCGACTTCGACGACACCGAGCTGACCGGCGGCGGTGGCGCATGAGCCTTCAAGCGATCGCCTGGGTCCTGGAGGCCGCGCCTGACGTGCCACCTCACCTGGTCGCCGTCCTCGTCGGCCTGGCCAATCACGCAAACGAGGACGGCCGCAACGCCTACCCCAGTCAGGAGCTGCTGGCCTGGTACGCCCGCAAGGGCGACCGGTCGGTGCGTAAGGACCTCGAGGCGCTCGAGGAGCTGGGCCTGATCCGCCGGGGCAACCAGCGGGTCGTCGAGTACCTGCCCCCCGACAAGCGGCCGGTGGTGTGGGACCTCGCCCTCGAACAGCGGCGCGACCCCCGCCCGGCTCACGGCCTGCCGGGCCGGCCGACGGCAAACCCGCAGCTCACGACCCGCGAGGAAAACGGGGGGAACCACACGACCCCCGGGTTGTTGGCCGATCCGGAAATCGGGGGGGCCTACAGTTCCGGGCGGGCCCAGGGTGTTAATCGGGGGGGCCTACAGTTCCAAATCGGGGGGGCCTACAGGCCCGCCGAACCGTACTTAGAACCGTACTTGAACCAAGAACCCCCTACCCCCCGCGCTTGCGCGGGGGAACCTGAATCGTCAGACCAAACCCGACCCCCCGTTCGGGCCTGCGGTCGAGATCACCCGGACACTGTCGCCTGCCGGCCGTGCGGCACCAACCCCCGGGCCCGGGCCGCGGCCGCTGAACGCACCCGGCTCAGCACACGCCGACCCTGCCGGGAGCACCCGGGCCAGTTCGCCGACACGTGCGCCGGCTGCCGCGCTGACGAGAAGGTCGGCGCACCCGTACCGACCCAGCGCGAGCCGCGCCGCCCCTGGTGCGGCCAGTGCCGCCGGAACAGCCGCATGATCGGCCACGGCCGCAACTACCGGTCCTGCCCCACCTGCGGTGACGTGAAGGCGACGGCATCGTTGGGCGCTCCATGACCTGGCCCCAGCACCCCGACCCGGCCGACGTGGCCCGGGCCGTCATCAGCGACCTGGCCGAGCAGGCGGCGTTGGCCGACGCTGTCCGCGTGTTCGGGGCGATGGTCGCCGCCGACCCGGCTGCCCGGCATGAGCCGCCCAGCCTCGACCCACCCAGCTGGGTGCTGCCATTCCTGGAGGCCCACAACCGGGCCGTCGACAGCGAGCACCACTCGTGCGCTCACGTCTCCCCCGACGACGTCCGCACCGCCATCCACATCGCCGTGTGGGCGGTCGGGTACGTCACCTGCACCGCCTGCGCCGAGTACGGCATGCTCGACAGCCTGATCGACGCCGACGACCAGCACCGCTGCTCCCTGTGCCGCACCAACACGGCCCGGCTGCGTCGGGGCATCCTCCGCGGCGGCCACGCCCTGGTCCACTTCAACATCTGCGACCCCTGCACCGACAGCGGCGCCGCGGGCCGATGACCACACCCGACCCTGAAGAGCTCAAATCCCTGGCCCGCCTCGACGCCATGGTCGCCAAGATGACCGGCGCTGTCCGGGGCCGCCTGGCCAGCGAACCCACCGACATGACCACCATGGTCAACTTCCTGGCCAACCTCAACCACGACGAGTTCGACAAGTCGGAGCTGGCCTTCATGTTCGCCGCTGCCCTGCTCGACCGGGCCCTCGGCCACCCAGCGAGCCAACCGGCGGCGGCGACCGACCGACCCGACGCCGCCCCCCCGCCCCCCGACCAGGCCCGTGCGGTCACCCTCAACACCATCCGAACCGTCGCCCTCACCCTGCGCCAGCTCGCCGGCTGGGGCACCGCCCGCCAAGAAATGTCGGACCAAGAGTTCCGCGACCTCGCCGACCAGGTCGAGGCCACTACCACCACCGACTGGTGGTCCTGCCCCATGTGCGAAGAGGTCGTGTGCGACGGCAACGGCAGCTGCCCCCTCGAATACGTCCGGGAAGCCCTCCACACCCTGCAGGTCGACGCAGCGGAAGGAAGCACCGCCGATCATGACTGACAACACCCCGACCGAGCTGGACGACACCGCAGCCCTGTACGCCGCCACCGTGGCCGCCGCAGTGAACTACCGCCGCACCATGCGCCTCAACCCCGACCACCCGATGACGGCTGCCCTCCCCCCAGCTGCCCGCTTGACCGGCCCCGACCTGGCCTGGCTGACCGACCGCCTGGCCGAGGTGCACATCACCATCGCCGATGCCTAAGTTCACCGCCAACGTTGACCCGGCCGACCCGGTCAACGACCAGCTCGCCGCCCAGGCCGTCGACGAGCTACACCAGCACGTCGACTCGGCCCGCGCCACCCTCGCCCAGGGCCCCCGCACAGCCGCCATGGCCGTGATCGCGATGGCCCTCGACGACGCTGAGGACGCCATGCCCCGCATCCGGCTGGCCTCCCTGCTGGCGGCTGCCCTGGTCGAGCTGGCCGAACTCCCCGGCGGACCGCGGCGATGACCACCAGCTGGGTGCTCACCTGCTACGGCCAGCTCGAGCTGGGCACCGAGTACGACACCTTCGACCAGGCCCTCACCGCGGCCGCCCACCACATCCGGGGCAGCTGCCCACACGGGCCGATGCCGTGGGCCACCACGATCACCTGGCATCAGACGACCCTGCCCGACCTGGGCGGCCGGTATGTGGCCTGCGGCGGCGGGTCGTGGCTCAACCACCACCTCATCCCCACCACCGCCGGCCAAGATCACGCGGGCGGACCCCCCTCCCTCGATGCTGAGCACGTGGCGCGGTGGCCCGGCGCGTCGTAGGGAGGATCAAGGTCAACCTTGATAACCTTTCTTATGCCAGTTGATCGAGCCCGGGAGGACTAGTGACCAGCGTCCAGCCCGTCGTACACGGCCGCCTCATCCCTCGACCCGACCCGGCGACCCCAGACCGGTACCAGTCCCAAGCAGCCGACGAGCGGCCCCTGTCGCCCGAGGCGATGCGGCTGGTGATGGAGGGCATCCCGCCGATGACGCGGGAGACGTACGAGCGGGCGTGGAAGCCGTACGACGCCTGGTGTGAGGGTCGGGGGTTGGCGTCGCGGTCGTCGGCCCAGTCGACCATGATCGAGTGGATTAGTCGGCTGGACGGCCTGCCGGTCCACAACCGGTGCGCCGGCGGCCGGCAGGCCAACGGGGAGAAGTGCGCCGGGCACCGGCCGGCGCCCTCGTCGCTGTGGGTGTGGTACTCGGCGGTGCGGTTCTATCACTCGATGCCGGAGCCGCCGTTTGCCTGGTTCGGCGGCAAGCGCCTGGCGTTGGCGATGAAGCGGTACTGCGACAAGGCCGTCAATGAGCTGGGCTGGGAACCCAACCAGGCGCCGCGGGCGTGGCCGCAGCACGTCATGGCCATGGTCGACGCGCTCGACGTCGAGAACGACCCGGCGGACGCCCGCAACGCGGCGCAGCTGCTGGCCGGCTGGTCGACCGGCGGCCGGGCCTCGGACCTGGCCCGGTACCGGATCGGTGACCTGACGTTCACCCCCGACGGGCTGGTCAACATGGTGCTGCGGTCGTCGAAGACCAACAAGGAGCCGGGCCGGAAGGTCGAGTACCGGGTGCTGCACCCGGACCCAGGCAACCCGCGCTACTGCCCGGTCACGGCGATGCGTCGCTACGTCTTCGACGTGCTCCGCGACGGCTACAGCGTGAAGCAGGGGGCACTGTTCCGGCCCTTCGCCCGCACCAGCGGGACCGGCCGCACGGCCCTGCTGCGCGGGCACCGCGACGACCCGGCCTACAAGATGGCCAGCGTTTCGATCAGCGCGATCGTCTCGGGCTGCGCGGTCGAGGCGGGCATCCCCGGCGGGGAGTGGTTCACCCAGCACAGCCTGCGCCGCGGCCGAGCCACCCACCTGCGCCAGCTCGGCTACGACCGGGTGTCCATTGCCCGCGCACTCGGCTGGTCCCCCAACAGCCCCGCCTTCAACGTCTACTGCGAGGAGGCCGAAGTCTCCAGCCCCGAATCGCCCGCCGCCGTCGCCCTGACCGCCTGAACGGAGCCCCTCCCGTGGACTGGACCCCTCGCCCCCCGCACCCCGACGAACCAGCCTGCTGGTCATGGCCGGTCCCGGCGCCGGTCGATGCCGCTACCGAGCAGGCCCGGCTGCTCACCCGGATGTCCCCGGGGGCGGTGGAACTGATGCTCCTCGGCCGCGGCGGCGGCGACCCTCGCTGGGACGAGTTCCACGCCGACCGGTGCGCCATCTGCGGCGCCGACTACCTCGACCTCATCGACGACCACTGCCACCGCACCGGCCAGGAGCGGGGCCGGCTGTGCCGCGGCTGCAACACCCGGGAAGGGCACCACGCCAACGGCGCCGTCCCGCTGCTCGACCGGTACCGCCGCTGGCACCCGGCCGCGATCCTCGACCACCACGGCATGTACACCGGCATCGGCTGGGACCGCGGTTGGTCCCTGCGTGAGCACGGAGACATGACCGACCACGGCGAGCGGCCGGCTACGCCCTGGCCGCCGTTCGACCCGGCGATGTTGGCCGGTGGTGGCTGATGGGCAGGGCACAGCCAACCTCCAAGCCGGGTGTGAATGCGGCACGCTCCCGGCGTTGGAACGGGGGCCTCCACCGGGAGCGGCCAAGGGGGTTGCTGCTGGCCGCGACGCTACGACCCCGCCGTTGATCGTCTGCCCGGGTCGCGGGCAGTCTCACCCAACCGTGTCCACCCACCTAACCGACCCCCGCCCCCTTTAGGGAGGAATCGCCCATGCCGACCAACCCAGACCCCGGCGGCGCCGACCAGACGGCGACCGCGGTACGGGTCGAGATCCGTGACCGGGAAGGCCAGCGGGCCTGCCTGGTGTCCCTTCCGCTGGACGAGGCGGCCCTGGCCGACCTGCTCGAAACGGTGGCCCCCGGCGCCAAACCCCACGTCGAGGTCACGGTGCCCACCGCCGAGGGGGTGCGCACCGTGCTGGCCTGGCGGATCCAGTCGATCGTCTCAGTCGACGACACCGTGTTGTACGCCCGGCGTCTGCCCCAGCTCGACGCCTCCGACGACGGCGACACCCCTGCCGACCTGGTGTATGTGCCGTTGACCCGCCGGCAGGCTGAGCGGGTCCTCGCCGGCCAGACCGTGCGGGTCGAGCAGCCGGCCCGTGAGGGCAGCCGCCGCCTGGTCGTCGTTGTCCGGCTCTCCCTGGCCGGGTGACCCGCCATGGCGGTGCACATCATGCGCGTCTACACGTTCAGCTGCGACGACGGCGGCTGCGATGAGTGGAGCCCCGACTACTGGCCCGGGCACCGGGTCAAGTCCCAGATCGCGAAGGCCCGCGAGCAGGCCACGGCCGACGGCTGGTCGTTCGAACCGACCGACCGGCGTAAGGGCCAAACCCACTGGACCGACAAAGACACCCTCGCCCGCTGCCCGGCCCACACCACCCGGGAACAGCAACGCCGCGCACTCGCCCACACCCCCCAGGAAGGACCGACCCCATGACCTCGCTCGGTGACGTGCTGCTCGAGGAGTACCGCACGGTCAAGGCCGAACAGAACGACCGGATCAAAACCCGAGACAACCTCGTCTACGCCACCATGGCCGCCATGGCCGCGGTCACCTACGCGGCCCTGACCCTGCACCTGCCCGACCTGATGTTGGCCCTGCCGGCCGCGGTGCTGACCCTGGGCTGGCTGTACCTCGGCGGAGACAGGAAGATCGCCTGGGCGCGGGACTACCTGCGCACCAGCCTGCGGCCCCGCCTCGCCGAACACCTCCACCTCACCCCGGACGACCTGCTCGGCTGGGAAACCCCGCCCCGGCACTGGGGGCTGTCGCTGTGGCGCGTCGGTGGCCTGCTCCACGACCTGGCCCTGTTCGTCGCAGCCCCGGTCGGGGTGCTGGGCTGGTGGGCCATCTACCGGTGGGGGTCGGGTAGCCCGTTCGCGGTGGTGTGGCTGGCCCTGGCCGCCGACACGGTCCTGGTGACGGTGGCCGCCTTCGCCTCAACCGCCGCCCGGCAACCGATCTACGGGCGGGCAGCCCTGGCCAAGCTGGCCAAGCAACGGCCGGCCTGAACAGATCGGCGGCCCCCGATCGGGCGACCCGGCGCCGTGGCATCGGCGCCGGCCCCGGCCGGGGGCCGTACCGTACCCGTCGTGTTGATCAGGCCACGGCCGCCCGACCCGGCCGAGATGGACGGCGGTGCCGTGGTCACCGTGCTGACCGTCGTGGACCGGGGCCTGTGGTGCGACGACTGCGGCCAGTCGACCCGCGACGACACCCACGTCATGGCCGAACCGGGCGGCCCGGTCATCATCACCTTGACCGGCTGCACCACCTGCCGGACCGGCCTGTACGGGTCGGCGTGACGGGTCTGCTGCCTTCGGACTGGCGCCACGCCCCGGACCACCTCGTCGGCCTGGTCGCCGCCCTCGCGCCGATGCCACCCCCGGGCCCGACCGGTGAGCCGACCCGCGAACAGTGGCACCGGCAGCTGCGCCGCGTCGTGGATGAGGTCTGGTCGACGGGCTGGTGGGCCGGCGCCGCCGACCACGCCGCCCGCACCCCGCCCGGGCCGATGCTGTTGCAGGGTGCCGCAGAAACGGGCCTCCGGCCCGCTGTAGCGGCCCTGGCGGACACAGCGACCCCGCAGTGGGCGAGTGTCAACGCGCGCCCTGGGGGCCAGTCCTAGGCCATTGAGGACGGTGATGCCAGACTCAACATCACCCGAACCCGAAGGACCGTCCTGTGGCCGGCAAACCCGACCGGCACCTGAGCGTACGTGACGCCGCCATCACGCTCGGCGTGCCTGACACGACCGTACGACTGTGGCTCGACCGCGGCGACCTGACCGCCGTACGCGCCGCCGGCGGCGTCCCGGCGGTGACCCGTACCTCAGTGGACCGGATGCTCACCGGCCGGCGGGCCCACGCCGGGGTGCGCCTGGCCGTCACGGTCGGCGCCCTCAAAGGCGGGGTTGGTAAGTCCATGACGGTGTGGCGCCTGGCGAACCTGCTCGCCGGTGAAGGCGCCCGGGTCCTGGTCATCGACGCCGACCCGAACAGCCAAACCATCCTCACCGCGGCCGCCCGGTACAGCGACGCCGGCATTGACCTGCCATGGCAGGTGCGGGCCTGGGCAGCCCACGACCCCCGCCCGGTGGCCGGGGTGCGGGCCCTGCTCGACGACGTCGACCACGTCCTGGTCGACACCGGCCCCGACGGGGCCGACCTGAGCCTGCTCCACGCCGGGTGCCGCATCGCCCCGGTGCTGCTGATGCCGGTGGCCCCCCGCGACATGGAGCTGGGTCGGCTCCCCGCCACGGTCGAGGCGGCCCGCCGCGGCTCCGACCTCACCGGCCAGCCGGTGTGGCCGGTGGTGCTCCTCAACCGGGTGTCGTTGCGGTCCCCGGCCGGGGAGCGGGCCCGCGCCGACCTGGCCGCCGCCCCGGTGCTGGGTGAGGTGCCGGTGCTGGACTGCGAGGTCCGGGACCTCACCATGCACACCGCCCTCGACGCGCCCGGGCAGGGCGGCGACTACGTCGGGGTGCTGCACGAGCTGCGGGCCTTCACCGCCCAGATCGGGGAGTCGCGATGACCTCAGCCAAACCCAAGGCCGTGCACCGGCTGGCCTCAGTGTTCGAGCGTCCGTCGCCGGTGACCCGGGAAGTCCCCCCGGCCGCTGCCACGGGCGCGGGCCCGCGCACGCGCGAGGGCGACGGCACGGACCCTGGCCGGGACCTGACCCTGGCCGCCCGGGCCGTCGTGGTCGCGATCGCCCGGCTCGCCGAACGGCGAGAGGCCCTCGCCGCCGTCGTGGCGGCGGCGAGGGCCTCTGAACTGTCCGACGACATGATCCGCAGTCATCTGGTCGTGAACGGGTTGGGCGCCGACGACGTCGACGCCGCCCTGGCCTAGGCGCCCAGGTGCGGGGTGGCCGTCACAGCAGCCACACCCGCTCGACCTCACCACCCGCCGCGGGGCGAAGGACCAGATCGTCACCGGCCTCGACCCGGGTGTGCACCCGCGCGTACAGGACGATGGCCCGGTTGACCAGGTCGGCCTTGGTCATGCCTGTCGCCGTGACCAGGCGTGCCAGTTCGCCGGCTGGGTGGGTGTGCAACCCGACCGTGATCCGCTCCACGGTCATGACCGGCGCCGCCGCCGCCGGCCCCGGCTTGGAGCTCCAGCCGGCGCCTTAGCCGCGGCCGCGCCGTCTTTGACGGTGAGGGTCACCTCGGGCAGTTCCGGCTTGTAGTACTCGCACAGCCACGGGGCCCGGGTGCCCAGCGCGGTGGCCATCGCCTTCCACGTGACGCCCTTGAGCCGGCCCGCGATGACGGTGGCCTTCTCGTCTTCGTCGAGCTTCGCCCGGGCCGCGCGTATGGCTTTGAGTCGGGCCACGATGGCCTCGACCTGGTCGGGGGGTGCTGCTGGCATGGTCATGCCTCCGATGGTTGCAGATGTCTCTACCCGACACAATAACCGACGCGACCCTATTGTGTCACTAGCCGACACCGGTTAAGGTAGGAGATACAGCAAACCTCGCATACCGGAAGGGACCACCCAGGTGTCCAACATCGACATCACCGCCATCACGGAAGACCAGATCCGCGAAACGTCCCGCGACCGCAACGCCACCATCAAGCTGCTCCGCGCCGTGCTCAAAACCCGATCGGGCAAGGCATGGTCTGTGACCGGCGACCGCGGCACCGCCTGGGGCTGGATCACGATAAAGTCCCCGCCCGCCCGTGCCGCCGACAAGTGGGGCTCCATGACCCCCGAAGAGGCCACCGAGCTGGGCAAGCTGCTCGGCACGGACCGCCCGGTCCACCACCAGGGCCAGACTATCCCGGCCGCTGCCGACTTCCGCCACGGCATCATCCAGGCCGCCCTCGGCCGCCCAGTCACCGTCCACGGCCAGCAGTACTGGGACTGACCATGACAACGACCCTGATCTACCGCGCGCTTGGGTTCACCGACGAGGTCACCACCTGCGAGCACTGCGGCCGGACCGACCTCAAGGGCACGGTGCGGATGGCCGCGATCGGCCCGGACGGCGACAGTGAGGGCGAGACCTACATGGGTGTGGTGTGCGCCGCCAAGATGGCCGGCCGGCCAGCGCGGGAGATCCGGGCCGAGGCCAAGCAGGCCGACCGGGAGCGTTTCGATGCCGTACGGGTCGCGTACTACGACTGGCGCGATCGGCACGGCGTGTGGTTCCAGAGCCTGCGGGACGCCGCCCTGGGCCGTGACTGGCCTTGGGCCGTGTTCCAGGCATGGCGGGACAGCGACGAGATCCGGCAGGCCGAACATGAGTGGGTAGCCGCCAACCCGGCACCGCCGAGTCCGTGGGCGTAACCCCTATTGTGTCTCCTACCGGCATGTGTTACGGTTACCGACATGACAGGGACGCAGCCCACCAGCCAGGAGGCCACCATGACCCACCCCGCCACCCCCGGCCAGAAGGTCATCTACCACGGCTCCATGGAGGAGTTCCGCGGCCCGGCCGTGTACCTCGGTATCTGCGACGACACCGAGCCCTGCAGCCACTGCGACGACCTGTACGACCGGTGGGAGTTCTACCGCGCCCCGGCCCCGGCCCCGATCCGCTACCGGCTCCAGCTCCCGAACTACGCCGAGCTGCGCTGCGTGCGGGCCGAGTCGTTCACCGCCGTTGTCCCCGACGCCACCGCCACCCTGTAGCCAGAGGAGAGACACACCATGAAGACCACCCCGGTCGCGACCTACACCACCCAGATCATCCAACCCGGCGACGAGGGCCTGTTCGAGCAGGTCGACGTCGACGGCACGCTGGCCTGCACCGTGTGCGGGTCGGTTGACAACGCCGACGCGCAGAACCACCCCAGCATGTACGCGGGCGGCACCGAGACGTCCGTGACCTGCCGGGTGTGCGGCTCGAGCGAGGCCGACAGCGACCCGTTCAAAGGCACCCGCCGGGTCGCCCGCCGCGACGACCCCCGCACCCTCGCCGACATCGAGCACGGCTACGACAATGAGGGCTGGTTCGGTTACGGCTACCTGGGCCGCCGCAGTCAGGCCCTGCACAGCGACGACCCGGAGGTACCGGCCCAGCCGGAGCGGGTCACCGAGGCCGACACGTGGCTGCTCACCGAGGCCAACCGGCAAGGGTGGACCGCCCAGGAAATGTTCGACTGGCTCAACAGCAAGCCCGGCCGCTACTACGGCGACCTGTGGTTCGGCGGCACCCTCAGCACCGACCACCCGGTCGAGCAGCAGTCCCGCGGCCTGGTCCGCCGGGTCAGGGTGTGACCGCCATGTCAGTCACCCGCGACCAGGCCGAGCAGGCTATGCGCCAGCTCACCGACCAGCTGAACCGGATGGGCCCGGCCCTCGCCGCCGATCTCGGCGTCGGCTCGGTCACCTTCGAGTTCGGCGGCTCTATCACCGCCGACACGCACCCGTACTGGACGGCGACCACCCGCAAGGGCACCACCATCCACCGGGCCGGGGCCGAAGGTTTCACCGCCGACCCGTGCCACCGGTCGATGCGCACCGGTACCCGGCTCACCCGGGCCGAGGCCGACGCCCTGTTCGGCCGCGTCTGGTGCCCCCGCTGCATCGACACCCAACCCACCGACGCCTGAAAGGCAGAGCGCCATGACCAACCCGCCGCCCACGCCCGGCGCCCTGTACGACATCGAATGGACTGAGACCTCCCAGCACTCCGTGACCGGCCTGACCGCCGCCGCCGTCGCGGTCCTGATCGGGGCCACCCCCGACGCCATCGACGCCATGGACCCGGGCGACATCGCAGACGCCGGTATCGGCTTGGCCGACGGCCTGGCCAACCTGGATGAGGACGGCTTCGAGGAGCTGACCCGCGACTTCATCACCGTCACCCGCCGCCCGCAAACCCAACCCACCGACGAGCCGTGCGAGCGATGCGAGGAGCCCTCAGACGACCTGGACGCCGCCAGCGGGCTGTGCCCGGCCTGCGTCGCGAACAACGACAGCCGGGTCATCCTCTAACCCCCCTTGTGTCGGTAACCGATACGCATTACACTAAGGGGCATACCGAGGAAGGGACCCAAGATGAACCCCACCACGATGACCCCGAGCGAGATCGACACCCAGCTCGCCGACCTGTACGGGCAAGAGCGCCAGGCCGACCACCAGCGGAACGTGGCAGTCGACGGCATGCACAGCGACCTGGGCCACCGCCGCCAGTACAGCCGCCGCGGCGGGCGGGGCTACTACAGCGAGAGCGCCGACCAGACCGTGGCCGCGACCCGGGCCGCCCTGGTCGAGGCGACCCGCCCCGGCTACGAGCTGCGCCAGATGCAGCGCCACCTCGACCGGTACGACGAGGCCGTCGCCGAGCTGGCCCGCATCGCCGCCGAGACGGCCCCGCTCGAGGCCGAGTACCGGACCCGGCCCTGGTCGCGGTTCTTCACCGTCCAGCAGAGCGGCGGCCACATCCACTCGTCGCGGCACTGCTCGACCTGCAACCGGGGCTTCGAGCCCACCGCTTTCCTGTGGAACCCGGAGCTGTCGGGCCTCACCGAGGCCGCTGCGGTCGACAAGCTCGGCCCGCACCTGTGCACGGTCTGCTACCCGTCGGCACCGGTCGAGCACACCCAGGGCGTGGCAGACGACACCACCTGCGCCGGTGCTGGCCAGGCCCCCGTGGAGGGGTCGGTCCGCCGCAACTGGTCCAGCGCCTGGGGCAAGTGCACCGGCTGCGGGGAGACCCAGATGGTCACCAGCCGGGGCGTGGTCCGCAAGCACAAGAAGGCGAAGACCACGGCCGCCTGACCGGCCCGTGCCGCCCCGGCCCCTCGAGGGGGAGGCCGGGGCGGCCTATTGTGTCTGCTACCGACATGCATTACACTTACGGGTATGGGCACGACGGAGACGAGGAGCCACCCGATGAGCACCTACAGCACCGACAAGGCCGGGTTCCCGATCGAGACCTGCTGGCGCTGCGCCGGCAGGGGCACCTACCCGTCCTCGGCCTGGAACGGCATCTGCCTGGCCTGCAACGGCCGGACCGTGACCTACCCGAAGGGCAAGGTCGCCCAGCTCGCCATGCAGTGGCACAACGACCACCACGTCATGACCCACGTCACCCCGGCCGTCCACTACGACTACGCCGAAGACGGCACCGCCACCGCGTGGGAGCCGGTACGCCCCGGCGACCAGATCCGCCTGCACGACGAGGAATGGCGCACCGTCGCCGCCGTGCGCCGCACCGCCCACGTGGTCGGGCAGACGTTCATCGGCCTGACCCCTGGCCGGCTGGCCGGCATCACCCTCGAAACGGTCATCACGTTCGCCGACGGGTCAACGGCCACCAGCCGCGGTGAGCAGTGGCGCCGCCGCCTCGACCAGGACAAGGCCACGGCCCGCCGGGCCGACCTGGCCGCCCAGGCCGTCAAGGCCTACGGGCGGCTCCTGAAGACCCGCGCCACCAACCAGGCCAAGGCCACCGCGAAGCGGGCCGCCGAGCAGGCCGAGCGGGAGACGCTGGTCCAGGCCCTGCTCGAAGCCAACCCGGAACTGCTGGTGCTGGTCGGCGACAAGTACGCCGACGCCCACGGGTTCATGGCCGACATGCGGGCCGCGGTCCTGTCCGGCAAGCCCAGCGACAAGCAGCTCGCCGGCGCGATCGCCGCCGTCCGCCGCGACGCGGAACGCGAGCAGGAGCGGGCCGCCCTGGTCGCGACCGGGGTGACCTGCCCGACCGGCCGGCACACGGTCGAAGCCACCGTGGTGTGGGTCGGCGCCTACGACAGCCAGTGGGGCGTGACGTACAAGCTGCGCATCCGGTCCGATGAGGGCTGGAACGCCCAGGGCAACGCCCCCCGTGACCTGCTCCGGTTCGCCCCGCCTGAGTTCCGCTCGAACCTGTCCGACCCGCTGCCGCTGTCGGACCCGGTGGACTGGCTCAAAGGCCGGCGGGTGCGGGTCACCGCGACGTTCGCCCCGAGCGACAAGTACCAGCTGTCCGGCAAGTTCAGCCGCCCCAAGGTCGAGGTCATCGAGGAGCCCGCCCTCGCATAGGCAGGGGCTGGACAGGGCCACCGCCCGGGTCACCCGGGCGACGGCCCTTTGTGTTGATCGCCCGCCCGGCCGGCGGGCACACGTCTACCATCTCGGGTCAAAGACGGACGAAACCCACCCACTGACGGGCGGGCGCCGTTGCCGCACCCGATGAGGGGGCCAGACGTGACGACCGTGCGGATCGACCACGTCCCACTCGATGACCTGGCCCCGGCACCCCGCAACCCCAAAGGTCACGACCTCGCCGCGATCAGGGCGTCCATCGCCCGGTTCGGGTTTGTGGCCCCCGCCATCCGGGACGAACGCACCGGCCGGCTGGTGGTCGGGCACGGCCGGTGCGAGGCGCTGCGGGCCATGCGGGCCGCCGGCGAGCCGGCCCCGGCCGGGGTTGAGGTCGACCAGGCCGGGGCGTGGCTGGTCCCGGTACGGGCCGGGTGGTCATCGCAATCCGACGTCGAAGCTGAGGCCTACCTGGTGTTGGACAACCAGCAGACCATCGCCGGCGGGTGGGACTTCGACGAGCTGGCCGCCGTCGTCGCGGACCTGGTCGCCACCGACCGGGGCCTGACCGAGGTGTTGGGGTTCAGCAGCGACGAGCTGTCCGACCTGCTCGGTGACCTGCCCAACACCGACCTGGACGACCTGGGCGACGACGTCGACAAGGGTGGCCTGCTCGAGCTGGCCGGCACCACCGTCGGTGAGCCGGACTACGAGCCGGGCCGGGGCGACGTGTGGTGGCTCGGCGACCATCACGTGCTGGTGGTCGCCAACCCCCACACCGAATGGGCCGCGTACGTGGGACTGCTCGTCGACGGGGCGGTGTTGCTGCCCTACCCGTCGCCGCTGGCCGGGCTCATCGAGACAGCCGCCCGAAGGCGGGTCGTCATGGTCCAACCCAGCCGGTACATCGCCGGGTGGGTGCTGACCAAATGGGCCCGGGTCACCGGCCAGACCCCGCTCCTGGACGTCCCGTCATGATCGCCACCGGTGGGGGGACGTTCCGACCCGGCACCGACCGGCACTGCTTCTTCCTGGCCGCCGCCCCCCACGAGGCGCACCGCCGCTACCACCTGACCGCCGTCAACGACGCCCTCACCGACGGGGAGGCGGCCACGTCGATCGAAGGGCCAATCGACCGGGGGGCCCGGCTGTTCCTCGACTCGGGTGTGTTCAACCTGACCAACAGCCACGCCACCGCCATGGGCATGTCGATGGAGCAGGCCCTGTCGACCCCACCTGACCAGATCCGCGGCTTCGCCGAACTGTTCGACCGGTACGTGACCCTGGTCCGCCGGTACGGGGAGCGGCTGTGGGGCTACATCGAACTGGACCAGGGCGGCCGGGACCACAAGCGGGTCACCCGGGCCCGGCTGCATGACCTGGGTCTGTCGCCGGTGCCGGTGTACCACCCGCTCAACGACGGCTGGGACTACTTCGACGAGCTGGCCGAACAGTACGACCGCATCTGCGTCGGGAACCTGGTCCGGGCCCGGCCCAGGGCCCGGGTGCGGCTGCTGCACACCATCTGGGAACGCCGCCGCCGCTACCCGCACCTGTGGATCCACGTCCTGGGGTTGACGGTCAGCGAGCAGGTCGCCGCCCTGCCCGCCGACTCGTGTGATTCGTCGTCGTGGTGTTCCGGGCTGCGCTGGTCGGACAAGAACCTGGCCAGCTCCTACCTGGCCCGCGGCCAGGCGGTCGGCACCCTCGCCGCCGGGTTCCTCTACAACCGGGACATCGGCCGGTTCGAGACGGGCGGCTGGATGCACGCCGCCCGCACCTACGCCGAAACCTACGACCTGGTCACCGACCTGTGGCGGCAGGTTGCCGCCGACCGGGCCGACCTGGGCCAGGCCCCCTGGCCGGCGGAGTTTGCCGCCGAGCCCCCACCCGCACCTGCGCACAGATTGGACACCACATGAGCCACGTCGTGGTGGTCGCCTCCGGCGGCCTGGACTCCACCGCCGCGATCGCCCTGCACCACGCCGCCGGTGACACCATCACCGCCGTCACGGTCAACTACGGGCAGCGGCATGTGCGGGAGATCCGCGCCGCCCGCAACGTCGCCGCCCACTACCTCATCGACCACGTGATCGTCGACCTGGCCGACCTGGGGCAGGTGCTGACCGGGTCGGCCCTGACCGACCCGAGCGTGCCGGTACCCCACGGGCACTACGCGGCCCCGGCGATGGCGGCCACGGTCGTGCCCAACCGCAACGCCATCCTGGCCAACGTCGCGGTCGGGGTGGCGGTGGCCCGCAAAGCCGACGCGGTGGTGTTGGGCATCCACGCCGGCGATCACCCCATCTACCCCGACTGCCGGCCGGTGTTCGTCGACGCCCTGGCCGCCTGCGTGCAGGTCGCCACCGACGGCTACCACACGCCGCGGGTCGAGGCCCCGTTCGTGTGGTGGACCAAGACGGCCATCGCCCGCTTCGCCGCCCGGCTGGCCGCCCCGATCGACCTGACCTGGTCCTGCTACGAGGGCGGCGACGTGCACTGCGGCCGGTGCGGCACCTGCGTGGAGCGGCGCGAAGCCCTGCGCGACGCCGGGGTGGCCGACCCGACCCCGTACCTGCCATGAGCCACACCATCGCCAAGGCGTTCAGCTTCGACGCCGGGCACCACCTGCCCGGCCTGCCGGCCGGGCACAAGTGCGCCCGACCCCACGGGCACACCTACCGGGCCGAGGTGCGCCTGACCGCGGCGACCCTGACCGGGCCGGGGTTCGTGGCCGACTTCGCCGACCTGGCCCCGGTGAAGGCCTACCTCGATGAGACCTTCGACCACAGCTACCTCAACGACGTGGTCCCCTTCCCACCCACCAGCGAGCGCCTCGCCCAGCACCTGTACGACTGGTGTACCGCCAACCTGGACCTGCCCGACGGGGTGACCGTCGACGCGGTGCTGGTGTCCGAGACGCCGTCGACGTGGGCCCGGTACCGGTCATGACCGGCACCCTGCCTGTGGCGGAAATCTTCGGCCCCACCTTCCAGGGTGAGGGCCCGTCGGCCGGTCAGCTGGCCGCGTTCGTCCGGCTGGGTGGCTGCAATCTGACCTGCCGGGCCTGCGACACGCCCTACACGTGGGACGCCGCCCGCTACGACCTGCGCGCTGAGCTGACCCCCATGTCGGCCCCGGACATCATGGTGGCCCTGCCGCCGGCCCGGCTGGTCGTCATCACGGGCGGGGAACCCACCCTGTACCGCCACTTCCAGGCCCTCACCGACCTGGTCGCCGCCCTGGCCCGGCAGGGCCGCCGTGTCGAGGTCGAAACCAACGGCACCCTCGACCCGGACCCCCTCGACCGGTACCCGCTGCGGTTCAACGTGTCGCCGAAGCTGCCCCGGGCCATGAGCGACGACCCGGAACACCGGCGCATCGTGCCGGCCGCCCTGACCCGATACGGCGAGCTGGCCCACGAAGGGCACGCCGTGTGGAAGCTGGTCGTGGCGTCGACGACCGACGTGACCGCCGGGCTGGACCTGGCCGACACGTACGGGGTGCCGCGGCGGGCGGTGTGGTTCATGCCGGAAGGCAACGACCCGGCCCGCCTGGTCACCACCGCCCAGGCGGTCGCCGGCACCGTCCTGGCGGCGGGGGCCAACCTGACCCTGCGCCAACACGTGCTGCTCTGGCCGGGCACGGAGCGCGGGCGGTGACCGGCCCCGACCTGGCCGCTGCGGCCGGGCACGCCGCGGCGATGCTGGCCGCCCTGGGCATCGAAGGGGTCGACGACGTCACCCCCATCAGGTTCGTGCGGGCCCTCGACGAGCTGGCCGCCGGCCGGGCCCTCGACCCGACCCGGCACCTGTCCGTCGAGTTCCCACCCGTGTCGAAAGACCCCGGCCTGGTCGTGGTCACTGACCTGCCGTTCGTGTCGCTGTGCGAACACCACCTGCTGCCCTTCACCGGGGTCGTCACGGTCGGGTACCTGCCATCCGTCGACGCCCCCATCGTCGGCCTGTCGAAGCTGGCCCGGCTCGTGCAGGAATACGCCGCCCGGCCCCAGGTGCAGGAGCGGCTCACCGAACAGATCGCCACCGCCCTCGACCGGCCCGACCGGGCCCGTGGGGCGGCCTGCGCCGTCAGGGGCGTGCATTCCTGCATGGCGCTGCGGGGTGCCCGCACCGGCGACCAGGTGGCCATGGTCACCACCCAGTACCTGGGTGCCCTGGCCCGCGACCCGTACCGCAGCCACTTCGACGCCCGGCTCACCGGCCCGGCCTGGCAGTCGTGAGAGGAGGCCACACCCGTGCCCGCTGTGCAACTGCCCCTGCTGGCCCTCGACCCGGAGCTGGACCCGTGGGACCGCCAGCCCGGCGAGACGACCTACCGGTACGGGCAGTTCCGGCTCTACCTGGACGCGGGCCGGGCCCGGACCCTGCGCAACGTTGCCGAAACCCTTACACGGCACCCGGCCTACGTGCGGGCGGTCGCGGCCGCGTACCGGTGGTCTGAGCGGGCCGAGGCCTACGACCGGCACCGCGACCAGCTGTATGAGGCGACGTGGCTGGAGGAGCGGCGCCGGGCCGCCGAAAACGACGGCCGGCTGCTGAGCGCGGCGGCCAGCCGGCTCGCCGCCCGGCTCCAAACGTTGCGGCCCGAAGACCTGGCCCCGGCCGACCTGGTCCGCCTCCTGGATGTGGTGATGCGGCACCGCAGGGTCTTGTACGGCGACCCGGCCCTGACGGTGGCGGTGACCGGCCCGGGCGGTGACCCGCTCGCGGTGCAGGTGGCCGAGCTGGCCGGGATGACCGCCGACCAGCGACGGTCGGCCATCGCGACCTTGGCCGCTGATGTGGCCCGTCGTAGCCGGGCCGCCCACGCCGGTGGGGACGACGATGAATGACCCTTCTCGACCGTGGTGGCCTTGCCGGCGCCGATGATCTGACCGTCTATTCGACGCTGCTGGCCGCGCAGCGGTCCCTGGCCCGTGACCTGCTCACCGACCCGTCCCGCATGGCCCGCGGGCTGGACGGGGAGTACCGGACCCGGCCGCATCTGCGGGTCATCGGGCAGGCCATGGCGGGGGTGCTGCGCGGCGACTACGACCGGCTCCTCGTGCTCACCCCACCCCAGGTCGGCAAGTCGACCCTGGTCGGTGAGTGGGGGGTGTTCTGGTGGCTGGCCAACCGGTCCGCCGACGATGTGGTCATCGCCTCCTACGGGGCCGACCTAGCCGAGGCCCGGTCCAAGGCGGTGCAGAACCTGATCGGCCGGTACGGCCACGAGTACGGGCTGCGCCCGCTGCGGGGGTCGACGTCGTCTAGGGACTGGCGCCTCGAGTCGGGTGGGCACCTGCGGGCCATCGGCGTGGGGGGTGGTCTGTCCGGGTTCCCGGCCAACCTGCTCGTCGTCGACGACCCGCACGCCGACCGGGCCGAGGCCGAAAGCCACCGCATCCGCAACGCCGTGCATGACTGGTGGTCGTCCACCGCCAGTGCCCGGCTCCAGCCCGACATGGGTGCCGTGATCGCCATTCAGACCCGCTGGCACCTGGACGACTTCGCCGGCCGTCGATTGGCCGAGGAGGGCCGGCTCGAGGAGGGCGGCCGGTGGAAGGTCGTCCACCTGCCGGCCCTGGCCGACCCCCGGTTCGGGCCTGACCCGCTCGGCCGGGCCGCGGGGGCGCCGCTGACCCACCCGAAGATCGCCTCCACCGACACGGCCGGGCTGCTGGCCTGGTGGACGGAGAAGCAGGCCTCATCGATGCTGCGGGACTGGCATTCGCTGTATCAGGGCGACCCCCAGCCCGCGCAGGGGGCGCTGGTCACCGGTGAGCTGCTGCGCGAGATTCGCGATTCGCGAACCGAGATTGAGGCCCAACGCATCGCCGTGGCGGTCGACCCGTCCGGCGGGGGCCGCGACGTCGCCGGCATCGTCGGCGGCTTCCTGGGCGCCGACGGCCGGCTGTGGATCACCGACGACGTGTCGGGGGTCATGTCGGCCGAGCAGTGGTCGCTGGCCGCGGTGCGGCTGGCCTACGACATCGGCGCCGCGTCGATCATCGTGGAGACCAACTACGGCGGGGACATGGCCACGCTGGTGGTGCGGTCGGCGTGGGCCCGGCTCGTCGCCGAAGGCGAGATCGACGGGGAAGAACTGTGCCCACTGATCAGGGTGGTCCGGGCCCGGCAGGGCAAGCTGCTGCGGGCCGAGCCGATCGCCCAGCAGATGTTCATGGACCGGGTGCGGCTGCGGGGCATCTTCGTCGACCTGGAACGGGAATGGACGACGTGGCAGCCGTCTGACCCGTCATCGCCTGGCCGCATCGACGCCTCGGTCTACCTCGGCTACGGGCTGCTGCCGATCCCCTCGACCGGGGTCCAGTTCGCCGCCCCGTCCGGGACGATGCCGGCCAGCTCAGTCTCGCCCCTGGCCGGCATCGGGGCCGGCACGACCGGCCTGTCACCCCTGGCCTGACCTGCCGGAAGCCTTGCGGTGGAACCCCCCCAACGCCGGAAGATTTGCGGTGATTCGCCCCTATAGTCAGGACCATGTCGGTATGGGTGTGGGGCGTGTACGCCCTGGCAGTCGCACGCCTCACAGGCCTGATCACCGCCGACGAGATCAGCCGCCCGGCCCGGGACTGGGTCATCGCGAACCTCCCGCCGTACCCGGTGTTCATCCCGGTCGAGTACCTGCTGACCTGCCCCTGGTGTGTGTCCATCTGGGTCGGTGCCGCAACCGTCCTCATGGCGTGGCGGTGGGGTGGGGCGCCCTGGCTCCTGGGCGTGGCCCTCGTGTTGGCCATGAGCCAGATCGCCGGCATGCTCGCACCGCTGGGTCGGGCGGCCCCCGACGACGACGTCGCCCAGACGGCCACCGGCGACGGTGACCGGGCCGCGGTGACGCCGTGACGGTGGCGACGCTGCCCGCGCGGCGCCTCCCCGACCTCGACCAGCGCTGCACCGCCGTCGCCTCCTCCACCGGCTCACGGTGCCGACACTGGACCAGCCACGGCACCGACCGGTGCGCAAGCCACGCCCTGACCGCGATCACCCTGCCCGCCCAGTCGGTCACCGCGTCGGTCGCCTCCGTCGAAATGGACGGCGTTGGGTGGCGGACCTGGCGGCCCGGGTCACGCACCTGGCAGGCCGAGGCGTGGCGGCTGTACGACATCACCCCCCAGCTGCGGTTCGTGTGCAACTGGATCGGCAACTCGGTCAGCCGGTGCCGGCTGTACGTGGCCGAGCTGGACGAGTCGGGCGAGGTCACCGGCGAAACCGAAGACCCCGACATTGCCGTCCTGGCCCAGGGCCCGCTCGGGAAGGGCCCCGCCAAGGACGAGGCGCTGCGCCTGCTCGCCATCAACCTGTACGTCCCAGGCGACGGCTACGTGGTCGCCGAAGCCGACGCCGCCCCCGACGGCGACGACCTGTGGTACGTCGTGTCGGGCCGCCAGATCCGCCTGTCCGGCGACCGCATCATCATCCGCCGGTCCCTGCTCCACGGCGGCGGCGACATGGTGTTCCGCCCCGGCATCGACCTGCTGCTGCAGGTGTGGACCCCCCACCCGGCAGACCCGGACGAGCCGGACTCCCCGACCCGCTCCGCCATCCCCGACCTGCGTGAGATCGAGGCCCTCCGCAAGCGCGAGTTCGCCGAGCTGGACAGCCGCCTCGCCGGCGCCGGGCTGCTCGCCCTGCCCCAGGGCATCGACTTCCCCCGCGGCCCCGACGACCCCCCCGGCGTCGACGGCTTCCAGCGGGTCCTCATGCGGGCCATGGCCACCTCGCTGCGGGACCGGGCCTCGGCTGAGGCGCTGGTGCCGATCCTGATGACCGTCCCCCCCGACGCCGTCGACAAGATCAAGCTGATCACGTTCTGGTCCGACCTCAGCGAGCAGTTGCTGCCGTTGCGGGAGGCCGCCGTCCGGTCCCTCGCCCAGGGCCTCGACATTCCGCCCGAAATCCTCCTAGGCCAGGCAGACAGTAATCATTGGACTGCCTGGCAGGTGAGCGACGATGCGATCACCACGCAGATCAAACCGATCTTGTCGCGGATCGCGGACGCCCTCACCACCGGCTACCTCCGCCCGGCGCTCGAGTCGATGGGCCTCGACCCGGACCTGTACTCGTACGACTTCGACACCGCGCCCCTGTCGGCCCGGCCCAACCGCTCGACCGACGCCCTGGCCTACCACGAGGAGCTGCTGCTCTCCGACGAGGCGGCCGTGGTCGCGGGCGCGTTCGTGCCGGAGCAGATGCCCACCCAGCGGGAGCGGCTACGCCGCCTCGCCGAGAAGGCCCTCATCGCCGACCCGACCCTGCTCACCGACCCGACCATCCGGACGTTGATCGGGCTGCCAGCGCCGGCGCCGTCGGTGACGGCCCCGACCGCCCCGCCCGGGGTGGGCGGCCCCACCCAGCAGCCCGCCCAGCCGGGCGAACCTCAACCGGGTCAGCCGCGGGCCATCCCAGCCCAGCCGACCGAGGCCCCCCAACCGGCCCCGACCCCGACCCAACCCGCCCCCCAGCCGGCCCCGACGACGGCGAGCCTGCTGCTGCCGGTGGCCGGTTTAGCTGTGCGGCGGGCCCTAGGCCTGGCCGGGGTGCGGCTGATCACCCACCACCAACGCGACCAGTGGCCCGACACGCCCCGCTACCAGCTCCACACCCGCCGCGGCCCGGTCAGCCCCGGCGACGCCGAACGGGTCCTGCGCGGCGCCTGGATCGACCTGGCCCCCGCCGCCGAAGACCTGGGCCTCGACCCGGGCCAGGTGGAGGCCCTGCTCCACGGGTTCTGCCTGGAGCTGCTGACCCGCGGCCTGGGCTACGACCCGGCCCTGCTGCGTGACCTGGTCGACGCGGCCTGCACCGGCCGGCGCCTCAACGCCCCCGACCTGGTCGCGGCATGAGCACCCCGTGGGAGGTGCTCGCAGCCGTCGCGCGACGCAACGGCCTTGACGCCCTGGTGCTGTGCGGCCACATCACCACCGCCCATGACGTCGACCCGAACGGGCCGCAATGGGCTGGGCAGTGCGAGGCGGCCGCCATCTGCCTCCTCGACGTCGACCGCGCCCACCGGGACCTGGCCGAGGTGACCTCGTGAGCGCCCGGATCCACCGCTACCAGGTGCCCGTCGACGACCAGGTCCACGTCATCGAACTCAACGGCACCCCCGCCCACGTCGGCTGCCGCGACCCGGAGGTGGTCGAGTTCTGGGCCATCCACCGCGACGGGGTGCCGCTGCGCCCATACCGGTTCACGGTGGCCGGCACCGGCCACGTCCTGCCCGAAGGGTGCCGGGTGTGGGGCACCGCCACCGCACCCGGCGGCACCTACGTGTGGCACCTGATCGAGGTGACCGCATGAGCCAACCCTGGGACGGCACCGGCGTCGACCCGTACCTGCCGGCCCGCATCGCCCACGAAATCGACGCGATGGCCGCCGAACGGCGGGTCTACCGGTCGTGGTGGTCGTCGCTGTCGCAGTGGCTGGTCGAGGTCCACCGCGGTGTGCTGGCCAGCGACCGACCCGACCCGAACGCCGTCTGGGCCCACGCCCCGGAATGGTCGTCGCTGATGGACGGCGTCGTGTACGGCTCCATCCGCGACGCGGTCGGCCTGCCCTACGCCCAGCTGTTCGGCCCGGACTACCTGTTCGATCACCGCCCGGCCGTCACGACCTACCTGGGTGAGGTCCACAACCGGATGGTCAACACCCCGGAGCAGGTATACGACGCCGTCGCGTCCCAGGTCGCCGCCGGCGCCGCGGCCGGTGAGTCCATCCCGGCCATCGCCGACCGCGTCGACGAGGTCCTCACCGCCACCGCCACCCCGACCTGGCGCAACCGGGCCGTGGTGGTGGCCCGCACCGAAACGTTGGGTGCCCTGAACTTCGGCCGCTCCGACGCCTTCGCCGCGGTGGCCGACACGTTGGGCGGCGAGTTCGAACAGACCTGGCTGGCCACATTGGACAGTCGGGTCCGCCCGGCCCACCTCGCCGCCGACGGGCAGCGGGTGCCGCTGGGCACCCCGTTCCTCGTCGACGGTGAACACCTCATGCGCCCCGGCGACCCGACCGGGTCGCCGTCGAACGTCATCCAGTGCCGGTGCACGACCTTGCTGGAGCGGCCGGGCGAGACCACCGACATGACCGGGCGGGGCTTCAAGGACGCCGATGCCTGGTGGGCCAAGCAAATCGCGCAGGTCACGTAAGGAGCACAACTGATGGGTACGCGGTGGCGCGGCATGCTCGCGCCGATCGATCAGCCGACCGGCGACGGTCGGCGTATGGCCAAGGGCGCCTTCCGGGCCCGGCCGCTACCGCTGCCGTTGAAGTGGCAGCGCCAGGACGAGTCCGGCCACGACACGTCGGTCGTCGTCGGCCTGGTCGACACCCTCGACATCGACGAAGCGTCGGGCCAGGTATGGGCTGAGGGTGAGCTGTTCGACGACCAACCCAACCTGCCCCGCCTGTCCCAGGACGTGGCCGAAGCCATGTTGTTGACCGACAAGAAGGTCATCGGGCCCAGCGTCGACGCCGGCGCCGCGGACATGGTGTTCGTGCGGGAGGGCTCCGACACCCCGCTGACCGACGCCGACTGGGAAGACCTGATCAGGCAGGAGATGGAAACCGGCGAGCCGGCCCCGATCGAGATGCTTTTCACCGACTACGAGATCGCCGCCGCCACGCTGGTGCCGATCCCCGCGTTCGTGGAGGCCCGCCCGTTCCAGCTGCTCCCCGCCGTCGACCAGACCCAGGAGCCGTCGCTGGTCGCGGCGGTCACCGGCGCCACCGACCTGCCCATCGCCGACCGCGAGACGGCGTGGGACGGGCCCGCCGCCATGGGCCGGGTCTTCGACAAGTACACCGCCGCCGACGGCACCGTCGACACGGCCGCGGTGGCGAAGGCGTTCCTGTACCGCAACCCCGACGCCGACCCGGCCACCAAGACGGCCTACAAGCTCGGCTACGCCGACGTGGTCGACGGTGAGCTGCGCATCATCCCGCGGGGTGTGGCGGCCAGCGCCGGCGGCCACGGCGTCGACGCGGCCAACATCCCGGCCGATGAGAAGACCCGCATCAAGTCGAAGATCTGCACCCTGTACGGGCAGATCCAGGCCAAGTTCCCCGACTGGCCCGACTGCCCCACCTCGGCCGGGTCGGCGTCGCGGCTAGCTGCGCTGACCGCGGCGGCGGTGCTACCCGATGACGTGTTCACCGGCCCGGCCGACGCCCCCGCCTACCAGCTCGTCACCGTGGCCGCGGCCCGGCCCGGTGAGACGTTCCGGCGGGTCGCCGGGTACATGGCCCCGTTCGGGGCCTGCCACGTCGGTTTCCGGGACGTGTGCATCCAGGTCCCGGCCGCCCACGTCGACTACGCCCTGTTCCACCGGTACCCGATGCAAACCACCGCCGGGCTGCTCGGGGTGGGGCGCATCACCACCGGCCTGGGCCGGGTCGGGTCCGGGTGCTCGCACCTGGCCTGCCGCCGCAACGACGACCACGCCTGCCGCGACTACGGCCTGTCCGAAACCATCGCCCACCACGACCGGATGCGGACCCTGGCCCACGTGCGGGCCACCGAATACCCGGGGGTCGGGGTGTGGGTACAGGGCATCGTCGCCGACGACGCCACCGTCGACGACCTGGCCGTGCTGGCCCGCCAGCGGGTGTCGGGCGACTGGCGTGACTACGCCGGGCACCTCGAGATGGTGGAGCTGCTCGCCCTGACCCGCGAAGAGCCCGGCTTCCCCATCCCGCAGACCGTGCTCCGCGACGGCCGCCAACACTCGCTGATCGCCGCCGGGGCTGTCCCCCCGGCCGAGCTGCTCACCCCGGCCCGGGTCGAGCCGCCGACGTTGGCCGGGTTGGCCGCCATGTTCAACTCGGTCCTCGACCAGCTGCGGGCCGCGTTTAAGGGCGGCCTGTCCGCTGGGGTGGTCACCGCCGCCGACCAGCAGACCCCGCCCCCGGACCAGCAGCCCCCAGCACCGGACTGCCCGCCGGGCGAGCCGGGCTGTGAGGACATGCCCATGCCGGTCGAGCAGACCGGGGCCATGGTCGCCCTGCGGATGACCGACGACGACGCGGCCCGCCTGGCCGTCGACGGGGGCGAACCAGCCGACCAGCTCCACCTCACCCTCGTCTACCTGGGTGAGGCCGCCGACATCAACGCCGCCAGCCGGCAGGCCATCATCGACGGTTTGACCGCCCTGGCCGCCGAGTGGCACACCGCCGCCGAAGGTGACCTGGCCATCACCGGTGACGGCTTCTCCATCAACGCGTTCAACCCGAACACCGACGGCAAGGACCCCTGCATCGTCATGGGTGTCTCCGGTGAGCAGCTCGCCGCCGCCCACCAGCAGGTCCACGACGTCGTCAAGGCCGTGTACGGGTTCCCGGCCCAACACCAGCCGTTCGTGCCGCACGTGACCCTGGCCTACACCGATGACCTGTCGCTGGTGGGTGCCCTGGCCGACCGGACCGGGCCGGTCACCTTCGACCGGCTCCGGGTCGCGTTCGCCGGGTCGAACCACGACATCCCGTTGGGCGGCGGGCAGGCCGAACCGGCCCCCACCCAGCCGGGCGTCGACGCGGCCGAGGCCGACACAGCAGCCGCGCTGATGGCCGAGGTCGAGGCCGCCCTGGCCCACGTCGACGCCGATGAGCGGGCCCGGGTCGCGGCCGGCCTGGCCCGCCAGATCGAAGCGGAGGTGGCCCGTGTGTAGCTGCAGAACCAAATGGGTGGTGACCTACCCGGCCGACGAGGCCCACCCCAACGGCTGGACGGAGACCAAACAGTCCGCCGTCGCGGCCCGCATCGCCGCGGGGAAGGTCCCCGGCGCCCGGTACGAGGCCGTCGGCAAATGATCGGGTCCGGGTTGGCGTGACCGTCGACGTCGTTGTGTTGGTGCCCATGCTGGGCCGCGCCCACCGGGTGCGGCCCTTGCTGGCGTCGCTGGCAGAGTCCACCGACCAGGCCCGGGCCCTGTTCGTGTGCCACCACAACGACGTCGACGTGCTGGCCGAGGTCCGGGCCGTCGGCGCCGACATGATGCTGGTCGGCCGGGTCCCGATCGGCGACTACGCCCGGAAGATCAACGCCGGGTACCGGGCCACCACCGAACCGCTGATCTTCCTCGGGGCGTCGGACCTGCATTTCCACCCGGGCTGGCTCGACGCCTGCCGGCGGGCCCTCACCGTGGCGGGGGCCGGGGTGATCGGCACCAACGACCTGGGCAACCCCCGCGTCACCGCCGGGCAACACTCGACCCATTCGCTGGTGACCCGCGACTACGTCGACCGGTACGGCACCATCGACGGCCCCGGCCAGGTGCTGGCCGAGTGCTACCCGCACGAGTTCGTCGACGACGAGCTGGTTGGCACCGCCAAACACCGCCAGGCCTTCGTCATGGCCCTCGACGCCCGGGTCGAGCACCTGCACCCCAACTGGCATCCTGAGGTGCCCCTCGACGCCACCTACCGCGACCAGCAGCGACGCATGGCCGCCGGGCGGCGGCTGTTCAACCGGCGGCGGTACCGGTGGAGGTGACCGTCGCCGTCGCCACGTTCGGCACCCCCGAATGGGAGCAGCTGGCCCGCACCCGGGCAATACCGTCGGCCCGGGCCCTGGGCGTGCCGGTCGTCCATCACCACGCCGGCACCCTCCACGACGCCCGCAACGGGGCCCTGGCCCAGGTCACCACCGAATGGGTCATCCACCTCGACGCCGACGACGAACTCGAGGCCGGCTACGTCCAGGCCATGGCCGCCGCGACCGCTGATGTGCGGGCCCCGTCGGTGCGGTACGTGCGCGGCTTCGGTGACCGGGCCGCCCGGGTGGCCATGCCGCGGGTCGCCGGCCACGACCACGACTGCGCCGCGGCGTGCCTGCCGTACGGGAACTGGCTGGTGGTCGGCGCCGCCGTGCGCACCGAGCTGGTCCACACGGTGGGCGGCTGGCGTGACTTCCCGTGGTCAGAGGACTGGGACCTGTGGCTGCGCTGCCACCTGGCCGGCGCCACCTTCGAAGCGGTCCCGGCCGCTGTGTACCGGGCCCATGTGCGGCAGCGGTCACGTAACCGGGCCATGGTCGGCGAGGCCCGCCTCGAAGCCCACCGGGCCATCGCCCGCGCCAACGGGGTACCGGTGCCGTGACCCACCAGCCGCCCGCCGACTACCGGCCCCCGACCATGTGCCGGCAGTGCTGGGGCCACATCGCGCTGGTGCCGGTCGTCGGCGGGTACGGCTGGCGGCACCTCACCCGCCCCGGGACAGCCCACGACGTGGTGATGCGGGATGAGGGCTGGTTCGACGTCGCCACCGGCATCACCGAACACCGCGTCACGATCCTGACCGGCGAGGCGCAGTGACCCCGTGCCTGTGGTGTGACCGGGACTGTGACCGGTGTGGCTGGCCGATCCTGGCCGGCTGGGAACACGTCGACCAGTCCCCGTCTGAGGGGGCGATCCTGACGGTCTGCCACCTGCGCCGGGTGGTGCGGCCCCTGGCCGAAACCCTGTCCGGCTACCTCCATCACCAGCACACGGTCGCGGCACGGTGACAGATCACTGGGTGCCCGCCCGGCCGGGAGACACGCCCGCGGCCATGCCCCACGGCGACGACGGGGCACCCCTGCCCCGGCCGAGGTGCTCGCTCGGCGGCGGGTTCCGGCTCACCACCCTGGCCCTGGGCCGGCGGCGGGTCTACCACCTGCGCAACGAATGGCCCCACCCCACCCACCGGCGGCGGCGACCGCGCCGCCCCCCGAGGCTGCACCGCTGGGACGGACACGCATGAGCGGCGACTTCTACGAGGACGACGAGCCGGCCGGGGCCGTCCAGGCCGCGTTCGAGCAGGGCACCAAAGCCACCACCAGCCGGCCGGAGGTCCGGATCGCGGTGCTGGTCGTCACCGACGGCCGCGACGAGTACCTGCTCCATACGGTCCGGTCGGCCATGGCCCACCTGTCGGGGCCGATCACCGAATGGTGGATGTACGACGACACCGGCGACTACGTGTACCGCGACTCGCTGGCCCGCCGGTACCCGACGTTCCGGCACTTCGACGCCGGGCACCGGCAAGGCTTCGGCGGGGCCATCCGGGCCTGCTGGGCCCGCCTCGCCGAACACTCCACAGTGGACTACGTGTTCCACCTGGAGCAGGACTTCACCCTGCGCCGCCGGGTCGACCTGGGTGAGCTGGCCGCCGTCATGGACACCCGGCCCTACCTGGCCCAGATGGCTTTGGTCCGGCAGGCCTGGAACGACGAGGAGCGGGCCGCGGGTGGGCTGATCGCCCGCCAGCCCGACGCCTACCAGCCGGCCAGCGACCGGGCCGGCCGGGCATGGCTGGAGCACCGGCTGTTCTGGACGACCAACCCATCGTTGTACCACCGGGACGTGTGCCGCCGGTCATGGCCCAACCTTCCCCAGTCGGAGGGCCGGTTCACCCTCGACCTGCTCGCCCAGGGCCTGCCCGGAGTAGCACCCCGCGACGTCCGGTTCGGGTACTGGGGCCGCCACGACGACGGCCCGTGGGTCGAGCACATCGGCGAGACGAGGAGCGGGCATGGCTACTGACGCGGCGGTCGTGATCGCCTACCGGCCGATGGGGACATACCTGTGGGCCGACGGTGAGACCCGCACCGGCTGCCCCCACCGGGGCCGGGCCTTCGACTACGTCACCCGCTGGTACACCGACCTGGACTGGCCGATCATCGTCGAGGGCGGCGAAGACGACGCCACGTTTGGCCGGGCGTCGGCCATCAACACCGCGATCGGCCGCACCAACGCGAAGGTGATCGTGCAAACCGACCCGGACAGTCTGGTGCCACTGAACCGGCTCCGCGACGCCGTCGACCTGGCCGGCGGGTCTGACGGGCTGGTCATCCCCCACAGCCAGTACCTGTACGCGAGCGAAGACCCAACACGGTGGATTCTGGCCGACCTGGTCGACCCGTTCGGGCTGCGTGAGGCGGCCTTCGACGAGCACGGGCTAGGCGGCTCCGGCAACGTGGTCGTGTTCTCCCGGGCCACCTGGGAGCAGGCCGGCGGGTTCGACGAACGGTTCGGGGTGTGGGGCGGCGACGACGCCGCGTTCCGCTACGCCTGCGACGCGATCGTTGCCCCGACCCGGCAGCTGCCAGGGAAGATGGTCCACCTGTGGCATCCGCGGCTGCCCCAGTCGAGGCCGGGGCATCCCGGCTACGCTGAACAGTTCTCGATCCTGGCCCAGTACCGCGACGCCGCCGCCCAGGGCCCGGCCGCGGTGCGGGCACTGGTGGAGGCCCGCCGTGTATGACGCCGCCTTCTTCGACACGATCCGGGCCGGCTGTCAGGCCTCCGCCGCGGTGGTGGTGCCGCTGGTGCTGGACCACTTCCACCCCTACACGGTCCTCGACGTGGGCTGCGGGGAAGGCTGGTGGGCGAAGGCCTTCGCCGACCTGGGCGGCTGCGAGGTGCTCGGCCTGGACGGCCCCGGCGGGGGAGGCGCCCTCGACGCCCGTTTCGTCGCCTGGGATCTGCGCTACACCTTCGGCGGCATGTACCAGGTCGATCTGGCCATCGCGCTCGAGGTCGCCGAGCACTTGGCCGAGAAGCGGGCCGACAGCTTCGTCGAAGACCTGTGCGCGGTCGCCCCGGTCGTCCTGTTCTCGGCTGCCATCCCGGGGCAGGGCGGCACCGGCCACGTCAATGAGCAGTGGCCGGCCTACTGGGTGGAGAAGTTCCGGGCCAATGGGTACGCGGTGTCGGGGGCGCTGCGCTGGCACATCTGGGGTGACGACCGTGTCGAAAACTGGTACCGGCAGAACCTGCTCTTCGCAACGCGCTTCCCGCAGAACTTCCCTGGGCTGTTCGCCACCCCCCTGGCCGAGCCGTGGCCGGTCGTGCACCCGGTCCTGTTCGACGCCCGACGCTGACAGCTACGACATCACGATCAGCGTCTCCAGTCCCCAAACGGGTGATGGTGATGTGTCGATCCGGGTGCGTTCCGACCTGCCCGCCGACAGCCATGGAAAGGTCGTTGCCACGTTGCTGGCTGCGGTGGAGATGCTGACCGAGGTGCCCTGCGACGCATATGCCGACACGATCCTGGCCAGCGGGGGCGAAGACACGGTGGGGTTGACGTCGATCAACTGCAGGCACTGCGACGCCGCCCACGACCCCCGCTACCTGTGCGACCCGGCCAAGGCCGTGCTCGACGCCCTGGAAGCGAGGGCCGCCGAACGGCACATGCCGACCCTCGAGTTCATCGACGCGCCCCTGGCCGACAACCCGTTCAAGATCGGCAGCAATCCGGGGGACGCCCTGATGCTCCAGCTGGTCGTGCAGGCCGCCGCCGTGCCGCTCGGCGACACAGGCCTGGTCCGGCCCGGGGTGATCCTCACCGGGGTCGGCCACGACGGCCAGCCGCTGCCCCAGTGGCTGTACGTCGGCCGGTCGGTTGAGCTGCGCCAGGCTAGCCGGCTGTTCAGCGACATGGCGGAGCTGGCCATCCGCTCCGCCCGGAAGGAGTCCACGTGACCGCCCCGTCACCGGCTGAGCTGCTCCTCGTCGGGCAGGTCCTCGACGTCACCACCACCGCGGTCATGGTCGGGTTTGTGGCCTACATCGTGTGGCTGATGTGGCACCGCCCGGTCGGGGTGCCAGGCTGGCCGCCGCTGCTGCTGGTCTGGATATGTCTGACCATCGCCGTCATGGACGTCGTCCGGGCAGCCATCGGCGCCGGCCTGGTCCACTACGTGACCGGGGCGGCGTGGGTCGGGTGCGCCGCGGTGACGGTCGTGGCCCGCCGTATCAGCGGGCGCCGCAACCGTGAACAGATGCTCCGCCTGGCCGCCCGGCCGATGCCCCAGCAGCTGCAGCGGCCCACCCGATGACCGCCGTGGTGGGGATCTCCATGGTCCGGGACGAGGCCGACGTGATCGCCGGGACCTTGGCCCACCTGGCCGGCGAGGTCGACGCCCTGTACGTCGCGGACAACCGGTCGATCGACGGGACCCGGGACCTGCTCGCCAAGGCCGCCGTTGACCTGCCGGTGCCGGTCACCGTGCTCGACGACCTCGACCCGGCCTACTACCAGGCCGACAAGATGACCGCCCTGGCCAACCGGGCCGCCGCCGAACACGACGGCGACCTGTGGATCGTGCCGTTCGACGCCGACGAGCTGTGGTACTCCCCGCACGGGCCGATCCGTGACGTGCTGGCCGGGCTCCGGGTCAACGTCTGTCAGGCCGCCCTGTACAACCACTTCCGCACCTCCATCGACGTCGACGACCCGGACCCGTTCCGGTCGATGGTGTGGCGCACCCGCGAGCCGGCCGAGCTGGGAAAGGTGGCGTTCCGGTGGCGGCCCGGAGCCCGGCTTCGGCAAGGCAACCACAGCGTCGACCTGCCCCACGACGTGATGGCCGGACTGGGCAGCGACGCCCTGCAGCTGCGCCACTTCCCGTACCGCTCAGCCGCCCAGTTCGTCTCCAAGGCCACCAACGGGGCTGAGGCCTACGCGTTGACCGATCTGCCCGCCGACATGGGGGCGCACTGGCGCGCCTACGGGGAGCTGCTCGCCCGGTACGGGCCCGAGTACGTCGTGGAGCACGTGTATTTGAAGCACTTCGTGCACGCCTCCCCGGTCGACGTCGACATGGTCGAAGACCCGGCCCCGTACCAGCGGTGGTGGCAGCAGTGAGGGGCTGGCGGCAGGTGGCATTCCTCGTGGCCGTCCTGGCCGTGGGCTGCCTGATCTCAGCGCTGGTGTACCGGTGGACCGACTCCCAATGCCGGGCCCGGGGCGGGCACACCGAGGTCGTGTACGGCGGCCGGCCGGGCTGGACCTGCTCGGGTGCCCAGCCGTGACGGATCAGACGCCGACCACCGACCGGCCCTACGTGCTGGTCGAGGACTTCCTCAAGGCCCTCCATCAGGCTGGGCTGCTGCCCCAGTACCCGATGGTGTCCCGGGTCGTCGTCGACGCCGACGTGGCGAAGGGCCTGGTGAACATGTACGTCGACCAGGTCCCGTCCGGGGCGCTGCTGAGCATCGCGCCGCTGGTCCCACCCCCGGCCGGGAAGCAGCCATGACGGGCCTGACCTGGCCGGAGGCCACACTCGGCGCCGTGTGCTCGCTGTGCCTGCTGGGCCTCACGATCGTCCTGATCGTGGTCGGCGGTCGGCGGTCCCGGCCATGACAGGACGACGCCAGCCCGACCTGCTGGTGCTGGTCTGTGCGGTAGAGACCTGCCGCTGGCGGCCCCCCAACGACCTGGTCATGGACCTGGTCCAGGCCCACTTCGACCTCGAAGACGACCACGACCCGAATAATATTCGGCTCGACCTGGTCGCCTGGTGCTACCACTGCAACACCGAGATGGTGCTGTTCCGCAGCCAGGACCTCGGCCAGGGCACCTACCGCCACTACTACCTGTGCAGGGCCTGCCGGCGCACCCGTAACGCCGTGCAGGAGACGGAGCCGCCGGACCAGGACCCGGCCGGATGAGCCGGGCCGGGCTGTGCGCCCACTGTGGGCGACCCGACGCGCCGCTTGATAGCGACGGCTACCTAGACCGGCACCGCCGCGCCGACTGGAGTCCCCATGTCGCCGGCGGCGGCAACGAGGTGTGCGCCGGCGACGGCCGGCCGGGCGAGCCCTGCCAGCATCTGGTGCCGATGCCGGGCTGCCGCAGCGGCCGACCCGAGGTCGAGGGCCCCGACATGTACGTCAGTCACCAGCACTACGGGCCGGGCTCCGGGCACTCCCACGCCGTCGGGCAGGGCCACACCGGCGACATCACCAACCCCAACGCGACCCGCCACGACGGGGTAGAGATCATCAGCTGGGTCGAGCACATCCGCCGCTACCGCACCACCGAACCTGCATGGTGACCACCTGGCCCGACGCGGCCACGTTCATCGCATTGTGCGTGTGCGTCTCGGCGGTGCTCATCGCCTACATCCGGCGGCCCCGCCGGTGAGAGGCCCGACCGTAGCAGTGCTGGTGCCGTGGCGCGGCGGCGACCCGGACCGGGAGCGGGCCTGGACGTGGCTGGCCCGCTGGTGGGCCGACCACTATCCGACCTGGCCCGTGCTGGAGGGCATCCCGCCGGAGGGGCCATGGTGCAAGGCGGCCGCTGTCGCGGCCGCGCTGGCCATGACCGACGCCGACGTGCTGGTGATCGCCGACGCGGACGTGCTGGTGCCCGGTGTTGGTCAGGCGGTACAGCTGGTCGCCGGCCGGAGCGTCTCGTGGGCGATGCCCCACAAACGGGTGTACCGGCTCACTGAGGCCGGTACCGATCGGCTCATCGCCACCGGAACGCCGCCGCCGCCGTCGCGGGGTGACCCGGCCCGCGGCAGCACACCGTCACCGATCAGGCTGATCGCCGAAACCCACCACGGCGAGATGGGCGGCGGCTGTGTCATCCTGCCCGCCGACCTGTACCGGCAGGTACCCCTCGACCCCCGCTTTGTCGGCTACGGGCAGGAAGACACCAGCTGGGGACAGGCCCTCACTGTGATCGCCGGCCCGCCATGGCGGGAGTCCAATCCGCTGTGGCACCTGTGGCACCAGCCGCAGCAGCGGCTGACCCGCGCCATCGGAAGCCATGACGGCCTCGCCCTATACCGGCGTTACCGGGCCGCGCGAACACCCGATCAGGTGCTCACCCTGCTAGGCGAGTTTGGTCATACCACAGGGCTAGGCTGACGACGCGAGGCCGCCCGGCGTGCAACCGCCAGACGGCCCCTAGAACCCCATCGATCCGACTACAGCGGACGGCAGGGCAAGCGTGAATCATACGTTGGGCGTGCGTCGAGAGCATGGCTGCTCGGTGAAGCGGTGTCCGCACCCGCACGAAGCGCTCGGCCTGTGCAAACGCCACTACTGGCACTGGAAGAGGACCCGGTATCCCATCCAGTTGACGCTGCCCTTCCAACTCTGCGTCTATGCGATGGTGTGCTCGGCCTGCGGTGCCAGCTGGTCCTACCAGCGGTGGACGCCGCTAGGTCATCTCCCTCAACGCTGCCCGACCTGCCATGCTGCGCACGTCGCAGCAGCAGGCCGCGCGGCGAATCTCACAGAGGAGGCGCGGGAGCGCCGTCGTCTTGCGAGGCGAAAGTGGCGTCTCGCTAACCCGGCGCTGATGGCTGCCGCCCGTCACGCGTGGGAAGCCAGCAACCCGGAGACCCGGCGCGGGTATCGACGCGAACGGAAGAGGCGGTTCCCAGAGGTCAACCGGTCCTACGTACGGGCCCGCAAGGCGCGTAAGCAACGCCTCACGGTTGCCGCGTTCACCCCGGCCCAGCTCTTGCAGCGGCTGGCTTACTACGGTGGCCGCTGCTGGATGTGCGGTGCCACCGCCGACTGCATCGACCACGTGAAGCCCCTGAGCAGAGGCGGCGCCCACATGCTGTGCAACCTGCGGCCGGCCTGCACGCCGTGCAACACCCGCAAGGGGGCTAACTGGCCTTGGCCGGTTATCCGGTTGCCTTAAGACGTCGCGAGCGAGTCCAGGCCAAGCCAGGCGGCCATCGCCGGCGGTAGGTCTTCCAGCGTCCAGCCGGTCGCCTCGATCTCGGCCAAAATGTCGCCGGCGGGGGCGGTGCGGGCCGCATCCCGGACCACTTCCTCCAGCTCGCGCACCTTCGGCTCCAGCTTGCGCAGGGCCGCCCCTACCTTGCGGGCGTGAACCTCGATGATCCGCCGGTGTGCGGCGTCGAGGGCGGCGGGCTGAGATGATCTTTGAGAAGGCAGCATTCGCATGGCTAGGAACCCTACTGAGCGGGGGTGAAGATTCGACGCCCGCAACTACGACACGCTTCATCCGACAACCATGGTTGTCATCGCGGGTCGGGACCTGTACCGCCGCTACCGCGACGCCACCACCCCCCAGCAGATGATCACCCTGCTGGGCGAGTTCTGACCGAACCTCCCCCGCCGACCAGGACGTATGCGACAGTCCGGCCGTGGCGGATCACCACCGGCAAGGCGAGGCCGGCAACAGGCTGAGGGTCGTGCTCGAGCTGGCCCCCAACTTCGAGGCCGTACTGCTCACCCTGGTCACCCTGGCCCGCCAGATCAATCACCGCCTGACCCGTATGGAGCAGAAGATGACCGACCTTGATGACCTGCTCAACGCTGAGCAGACCACACTCACCGAGATCAGCCGAGTGCTGGCGACCACCGCCGCCGACGTAGGGGTGCTGCTGAGCCGCGCCACCGGCGTCTTCACCCCCGAGGAGAGGGCCAAGGCCGACGCCACACTGGCCACCCTCAACGCCCTGGGCGCCGCCGTGTCCAACCTGTCCGTCCAGGTCGGCGACCAGAACGCCGACGGCGACCCGCCGCCCCCGCCTCCGCCACCGCCGACCCCGGAGCCGGAGCCGACCCCGGAACCGACGCCGGAACCGCCCCCAGAGCCGACCGTCTAGCTGGGACCGGCGCTGCGCCCATCTCGAGGGGTTGATGCGGCGCGCGCCACGGCTGGGGGATGGATCCGCTGATCTGTCCCCCAGCCCTGCCCCTGTCGACTACGGTCCCGATTGACAAGCGGGACGGGGCGTGACGGTGTGGCCGGCCCCCGCCGACGCTTACGCATACTGGCGGCTGCTGCGGTCAGGCCAGGTGTGAGACCAGATCATTGGGGTCTTCCATGCCTGACGAGCCGATCGTCGACGCTCCCGCCGCCGCAGCGGAGTACACCTTCCCGTTCGAGGTCCCCGCCGACCTCGCCACCGCCACCGACGATGACCTGCGTGCCCTGCACGAGCAGGTCCGCGGCCACGCCACCGGGTTCACCGGCCTCAGCCCGGCCGAAACTACCGACGACACGCTGGCCGCCCTGCGGGCCTGCCGCGACCTGGCCCGCGACATCGCCGCCGTCATCGTCGGCCGCCGCGACCGTGCCGGTGAGATCGGCGACCTGGCCGCCGAGATCGACGACCTGGCCCTGCCCGACACCGACCCGGCCGACGTCGACACCGACACCGAACCACCCGACGGCGGGGACGCACCCGCCGACACCGACCCGGCCCCAGTCGACCTGGCCCCCGCGTCCGTGACCGCTGCCCGCCGGCCCGCCGCAGCAGCGCCCCGGGTACGGCAGGTTGCCCAACACTCGCGGGCCGCGACACCACTGACCAACGGGTCCCCCGCCCGGGGCGCCTACGCCAGCCTCAACGCGGTCGCGTCGATCGGCGGCTACTCCGCCGGTCAGCAGCTCGAATCGTTCAGCGACGCCGCCCGGGCCCTGTCGACCCAGCTGGAGCGGTACCAGTCGCTGACCGCCGGCCGGGCCCGCGGGTCGAAGCGGTTCGCTGGCAAGACCCGCCCCGTCACGGTGTATGACCGCGACGACCCGGGCCGCCGGTTCGACATGCGCTCGTTCGTGCGGCACAACATCGCCGAACTGCGCCGGGAGTTCCCGACTGAGCTGCGCGTGGATGAGCAGCTCGGCAACGGCTACGCGGTCGCCGAGTACGCCGCCAACGAGCGGCGCCTGCCCGGTGGTGGCCTGATCCAGTCGGTGGCCCAGTCGGTCCGCAACGGCCGGTCCCTGACCGCCGCCGCTGGATGGTGCGCCCCATCCGACGTGATCTACGACCTGATGGAACTCGAGTCGCTCGACGGCATGCTCGACGTCCCGGAGATCCAGACCACCCGCGGTGGCTGGCAGATCCCGATTGACGGCGGCCCCGACTTCGCGACGATCTACAACTCGATCGGCAACGCCGGCGACACCCACCTCACCGAGGCCGAGGTGATGGACGACACGACCAAGGTCTGCACCGAGATCCCCTGCCCCCCGTTTGAGGACATCAGGCTGGGCGTCGACTACATGTGTCTGACCGGTGGTCTGCTGCAGCGTCGCGGCTACCCCGAGGTCGTTGCCCGGTTCACCCGGGGCGCTACCGTCGCCCTCGCACACAAGATCAATTTCGGGGTGATCGCGGCCATCGTGTCCGGCTCCGGCGCGGCCAACATCATCCCGCAGGACCCCAACGGCGACGACGCCGCCTCGGCCCTGCTCGCCGCGGTCGACCTGGCCATCGTCGATGCGAAGTACCGCAACCGCATGGGCTTCGCCACCACCATGGAGGTCGTCCTGCCGTGGTGGGTGCTGGTGCAGATCCGGGCCGCCCTGGGCCGCCGCCGCGGCGTGGAGGGCTGGCAGGTCACCAACGCCGAGGTGCTGTCCTGGTTCGCCGACCGCAACGCCGTGCCCCGCTTCGTCTACGACTGGCAGGACTACGGGGCGGGTTTGGCGATCGGGCCCGGCGGGCCGACCCCACTGACCCGGCTTCCGCTGACCGCGGACTTCCTTGTCTACCCGGCCGGCACCTGGGTCAAGCCAGTACAGGACGTCGTGTCCCTGGACACCATCTACGACTCGACCCTGCTGTCCACCAACCAATACACCGCCGTCTTTGTCGAGGACGGATGGGCCGTGATGCAGATGGGCCCGATCAGCCGCCTCTACCGGGTCAACGTCGACCCAGGCGGGGTGACCGGCTGCTGCGACACGGTCGGGTCCTGACGCACCTCCACACGTCTGACCCGACCCCAGTAGCCGGAAGGTGGTGAGCGGCCCGTGCCGATGATGCCCGCGCCGATTGTCGACGCAGCACAACCCCGTGGGCTCCGCTACGGGCTGCTCACCGCCGCGGCTGGTCCGCTGGAACTGCCCCCCCACGCCCTGGCGTCGGGGGTGCGGTTCCGGCCGATCGGCTGCGGCAGCGCCCACGTGTACCCGATCACCTGCCCGACCGACGACCCGGCCGACAAGACGTTCGACCCGGAAGACGCCTACATCGAGGCCGACAGCTCCGCCATCTACGCCACCCTCGAATGCTCCCGGGTCGGGACCACCCCGGCCGAGATGGAGGCCCGGGTACGGGAGCGCCTGGCCACCGGCGAACAGTCCGGCGCCGAACGGCTGATGGCCGCCTCACTCGCCGCCGGCGCAGTGCCCCTGGCCGCCCCCGACGAGACCAGCATCCGGTCGGTGCTGGGCGAGCTGGAGCAGTGGCTGTACGGCGACGACGGCGCCGCCTACGGCTACGTCGGCTTCCTGCACACCCCGATGCGGTTCGCGAACTACCTGGGCGCCAACGGCCTACTGGTCGCGAAGGGTCCACTGTGGACCACCCACGCCGGGACGGTGGTCGTGTTCGGCGGCGGCTACCCCGACGACGGCACCATCTACATCTCCGGCAACGTCACGGTGTGGCGGGCCGCCGACGTCAACGTCCCCCCGGCCCAGGACACCTGGAACCAGGCCACCAACGTCTTCGAGCTGCTCGCCGAGCGGGAGTACGCGGTCGCCTACGACTGCGCCGCCGCGTCGGCGACCTTCGAACCTGAGCCGGGCGCGTCATGACCGTCACGCTGCACCTGCCCGCCGACCCAGCCGACCGGTCCGTGATGGTCCGCCGGGTACGGACCCTGGCCGCCGACCCGGGGCAGGTCCGCTCCGGCAACGGCGGCCTGGTCGTGCCCGACGCCCTGGCCCTGGCCTACCTGACCGGCGACCAGCCGGCCCCCGCCGTCTTGGAGCTCCACCCCCCGTCGGCGGAGCTGGCCCGGGTGGTGCGCACCGCCGAAGGTCACGCCGGGCTGCTCGAGCCCCGCCCCGACGCCCCCGCCCCTGACCCGCCGCCCCGTACCCGTACCGCGGCCCGCCGGCCGCGGCGCACCACAGCCCAGCAAGGAGCAGCCACGTCATGAGCGAGTGTCGGACTCTCATCCAGGGCACCCGGCTACGGGCCACCCTCATCGACGACTGCGGCGCCCCGGTCGGCGGGGCCTGCTCCCAGATCGTCACCGACGGGTTTGTGTCCGTCGCGATGACCGACAACATCGAGACGCCCGACGAGTTCAAGAAGAAAAACGCGGGCGGCCAGTTCTGTTTGAACCAGCGGTCTGAGCCGGAGCTGAACTGGATCGAAGTCGCGATCGTGCTGTGCGAGGTCATGCCCGAGCTGATCAACTTTTTGAGCGGGTCGCGGCTGGTCTACGACGACGCGGTCGTCCCCAACGCGATCGGCTTCGGGACCGACTCCGACACCTACGCCACCGCGTCGGTCGCGCTGGAACTGTGGACCAACCTGGGCCGCCGCCGCGGCCAGTCGACCTGCTCGGGCGGCACCACCCGCTACGGGTACCTGCTGCTGCCGTGGTTGCTTGAGGGCACCATGTCGGACACCACCATCGAGAACGCCCCGGCCGAGTGGACGATCAACACGATCACCGCCGACGGCAACGACTGGGGTGTTGGCCCGTACGACATTCAGCTCGACCGGTTCGGGGCCTCGTCGCCGCTGTTCGAGGCCCTGCCCTCCACCCGGCACCGGCATATGCAGTTCACCGACCTGGCGCCCCCTGACTCGGTCTGCGGCTGCCAGGAGCTGGTGATCGCGAGCTGACCGGTGTGGCTGGCGGTTCGGCTCGTGTACGCCCACCTGGCCTGGGCGGGTCGCACGGTCGGCTACTGGGTCCGCCCGTACGACCAGCTCGCCGACCGGCGCCGCTGGCGGTGGCAGGCCCGGCACTGGTGCGGCCTGTCATGACCGACCCGTAGGGGGGCAACATGGGTGTGCCGTGTGGGTGGGTCGTCGACGGCTGCGAATGCGGCGGCACCTGGACGGACTTCCCCGCCCCCGCTCAGGCAGCTGCCGAAGCGCTCGCCGCGACCGTGTTGTGGGCCGCGACCGGCCGCCGGTACGGGCTGTGTGAGATCACCGTCCTGCCCTGCAACCCGGCCCCGGTCGACCCGCTGTACCAGACGTTCCCGGTGTCCAGCTACGACCCGTTGGGCCTGGGCGGCGGCGTGTCCATGACGCCGGTGCTGGCCGGCGGGGACTGGCACAACCTGACCTGCGGCGGGCGCTGCTCCTGCAAGGCCGACTGTGAGGTGGCCCTCGACGGGCCCGTCGCCGACGTGGTCGACGTCCTCATCGACGGGGTGTCGGTCCCGGCGACCGCCTACGAGGTCCACGACCGGTTCCTGCTGGTCCGCACCGACGGCGACTGCTGGCCCACCTGCCAGGTCTTCGGGCAGGAAATCCCCGGGTTTGAGGTCACCTACCTGCGGGGCGACCCGATCCCGGACCACATCCAACACGCCCTCAACGTGCTGGGCTGCGAGTACGCGAAGGCCTGCGTCGGGCGGCCCTGCGGCCTGCCGTCCCGAATGACCCGCCTGACCCGGCAGGGCGTCGAGGTCACCATCGCCGACATCCCCAAGGACGGCAAGGGCCGCATCCGCACGGGGCTGCGCCTGGTCGACGACGCCATCGACGCCGATAACCCGTTCAACATCACGGAGCGGCCCACCGTGTTCTCACCCGACCTGCCCACCCCGCGGGTCGTGACGTGGCGCGGCGGGTCCTGACGGGCGGCCCCACCCGGCGATGCAGGGAACCGGGTGGGGCCGACATGGTGTGGCCCCACCCCCGGGGGACCATTGACACCGAGGGTGGGGCCACGTCTGGTGGCCCCCACCGTGCACCGGTTGCTCAGCCGGCCAGACCCGACGGCCAGCACACGGTGGGGCCGCGCCGACGATACGTCATCGCGCCGAAATGACGGCCACACAACCGGTCCGTTCGGCCTGTACGGCGACCGGTTGCGGCCACGATCGGAACCGTGCCGACCATCACCGACCCGGCTGTGTTGCCGGTCGCGACGAGCCTGCTCGAATGTTTCGAGACCACCCTCGCCGACGTGGCCGACCCGCCCGAGCATGTGTCGCTGCGGGTCGGCACCCAGATCGAGCTGCTGCTGTCCGAGACACGCGACGAGTGCTGCGAGGGGGTCGGCTGGGTGCGGGTCGTGTCGATCTACCCGTCGGCCCGGTTCCCTGAGCCTGACCTGACGTTCGTGGCGTGCTGGCCGCTGCAGTGGGCGGCGATCCTGGAGCTGGGCGTGGCCCGGTGCGCCCCCACCCCCGAAGCCGATGAGATCCCGTCAAGCGACGACTGGAACGCCCTGGCCGAGGCCATCCTCAACGACGCCGCGGCCATGCGAAGGGCCCTGTGCTGCTTCACCGACCTACAGCCCGACCGGATGTACGTGGCCGGCCTGTGGCAGCCCCTGCCCGTCGACGGGGGCTGCCTGGGCGGCTACATGCAGGTCACCGTGGCCCTCGACGCGTGCGACTGCCCCGACTGATCGTTAGCCCCGACATGCACACCACTGCCCCGCCGCTGGGCCCCGAGGAAGAGGCCGCGATGATGGCCGCCGCTGACCTGGCCGAGCGGGCCGGGGCGAAAGGCTTCCGCATCGGCTACACCTCAACCACACCGGTCACCTGGTTCGCGGTCGCCGAGTACGGCGGCCAGGCCGAGATCGGGGTACGGGGCCACCCGAACCCGGCGGCGGCAGCGACCGCCCTGGCGAAGCGGCTGCTCACCGGGGCCAAATGCAAATGCGGCGGCCTGGTCGCCCTATCCGCCGACGGGGCCTGGGCGCCGGGCGAGTCGGCCACCATGCTCGACGGGTCCGACCCGTCGCTGCTCCACGACGCCCCCCAGTGCCTGTGGATATTGGAAGGGTCCCGGTGGAGCCCCGGCTGCGACGCCCCGCCGATCAAGCTCAACGCCATCGACCCGGCATCGTGGCCGCCCCGCCCCGGCGGGTGAACCCTCCACGGCCGGCCCCGATCGTGGACAGGTCACCGGCTGGGGCCGCCCACACTTGATGGCGTGCCGGTCGGTTTCAGCCTCACCCTCAACCAGCCAGCCCTGCGGGCGGTGGCCCTCGACGCGGCGGTCAGGCTGGTCACCGACACGACCCGGCGGGTGTTCAACCGGGCCAACGTGCTCACCCCTGTCGACACCGGCAACCTGCGGGCCCACAACAACATGCGGGTCCTGCGCACCGCCACCAGGGTGACCGGTGAGGTGTTCAACGACACCGACTACGCGCGGGCCGTCCACAACGGCAACAAGGCCTACACGATCCGGCCGAAGCGCCGCAAGGCCCTGCGGTGGGTCAGCAAGGGCGGCGACGTCGTGTTCGCGAAGTCGGCCCGGCACCCTGCCCGCCGGGGCCGGCCCTGGCTGCTGCGGGCCCTGCAGGAGGTCGCCGGCCCGGCCGGGTTCACGTTGTCGAAGACGGCCTAGGCTCTCGCCGGTGAAACAGACGCTCTACCTGCAGTGCTATGCCCACGTCACGGTGTTCCATCTCGCGGTCTGCGCAGAGTGCGGCGGGCCGAAGGTGGCGCAACCGTTCACCATGGCCGACGACCGCGATACGTGGCTGCGGGACCATGCGACGGCCACCGGCCACCACGTCAGCGAGGCGACCGAGGTCCGGATGGTGACGCCGTGACCGCGAGCGACGCGGCGTACTGGGCGGCGGCCCGCGCCTACGTGCAGGTGGCAGTCCCGGTGCGGCATCGGCGCTCGACCCGGGCGTATGAGCTGGCGGTCGAGGAGGTCACCCAGCTGGTCGCCGAGACGCGGTGGCTTCGGTCCGTCGTCGACGCTGCCTGGGCAACCGCCCAACGCGAAATGGGCATACCGGACAGGTAGGTGCAGGTCAGCCTTTACTGTGTCGTTCATGGCGAATGACACGACGGCGAAGACACCAGCCGCCCGGAAGCGGACCCCCGCCAAGAAGGCCCCAGCGGCTGCGAAGAAGGCCCCCGCCTCCACGAAGGCGACGAAGGCCCCCGCCAAGATGACCGCAACACCGCGCCTGGCCCCGTCACCGCCTAAGGGCTGGTACGCCGACCCGGCCGACCCGCAGGTGCTGCGCTACTGGGACGGCGACGGCTGGAACGACGACCTGGGAACAGTCCGTGCCGATGAGACCCCGCCGGCGACCGCCTCCACCCAGCAGGCCGCGGGAGGTGAAAGTGGCGGGGACGGTGGAGGGGCCGACCCGGGCACGATCACCTTCCGCGGCCGGGTGATGGCCGTGACCCGCCCCAGCGAGGACCAGATGGCCCTGTGGCAACGCATCGCGACCCGGGCGCAGACCTTCCAGCGTGAGAGCCAAACCCCGAAACCGTGCCCGGACTGTCAGGGCACTGGCGCCCTGGCCGAGGAGACCTGCCAGGCCTGCGCCGGCACTGGCGACGCCAACACCCGCACCGCGCTGCGTCTTTTCAACCAGACCATGAACATCATCACGTCGGTGCTGGTCGATGAGGCCGACAAGGACTGGCTTGAGGATGAGCTGGTCGGCGGGGCCATCGACCTGGTCGACGCATCTGAGATTCTCACCCTGACCGTGTCGGCGCTGATCGCCTCACGCCGGCAGGCCGCGCCCCGCACCGGCCCGGCCCCCAAGGCCCGCCGCCGCAAGTAGCCATGGCCGCCACCCTGCTCGACCCGGTGGCCGCGCTGCGTTGCTGGCGCATCGACGTCGACGTCGACGGCACCGTCTACACGATCCCGGCCCTGCCCGCCGCTGAGTGGCTGGTGCCCATCGTGACCGGCGCCTGGGGTGACATCGTGCCCGGTCTGTTACCCGCCGCCGACGCCGAAGCCCTCGACGACCTCATCGCCGCGGCGGCCATCGACCCGGCCGAGCTGCGCCACGCCGCCCAGGCCGCCCTCGCTGAGGCGGCCGGCACCCGCTGGTGGACTGCCCGGGCCCTGGCCGGCGGGATACTGCAGGTCCCCCAGCTCACCGGCCGGCTCCTGGCCCGCGGCCTGGACCCCACGGTCGTGTCGCTGGGCGGCTACCTCACCGCCGCCTACGCCACCGTCGTCGACGGCATGGACCAGATGCAGCGGGCCCGGTTCGACTTGGATTTGCAACGCCCCCCGGTCGGTGTGCCGGCCGACGAGTGGTGGGACGAGGACGCCGCCGCCGACAACTTCTACGCCGCCATGGGCGCCGGCGCGGACCGCTAGGGTGATCTGACGGCAGGGCGCGCAAGCGGGTCGACTTATCCGCGCGGTGACAGCGTCGGCGAACCGGAAGGGGACCCTGACCGTCGCCTCTCGGCGCTACGGACACCTAACATTGCCGCTCCTATTTGAAGCAACGGGCCCGGGCGGCACGGATTAGAAGCAGCTGCGCCGCCCCGGTAGCCAGAGGGCCCCCTGCCCAGCTGGGCAGGGGGCCCTCAACCGTCGTGAGGAGGGGGGGTCAGCGGCGCCGCAGCCCGATACGGGGACGCCACGTCAACGCCACGAACAGCAGTACCGGAAGGGCAAACGTGATGAGCACGGGCCGGACAACGCCGGTCCCGGCCCGCAGGCCGATGAAACCGTTGGCGGCCGCGGCGACGCCGGCGACCACGAGGAGGGTCAGGACGGTGAGACGATCAGCGCGGCGAAGAGAAGGCATGTCTCGATGTTAGACGGAGACACACGACGGACCCCCGTGCGCCGCGCGGTCATGACGTGCGGGGCGGGGTGACCCGGGCCAGAACGGCCGGGTCGATCGCGACCCGGGTGCCGGCCAGGGTGATCGGGTTGAGCTTCGCCCCGGGCCGGGTGTCGAAGGCCACGCCGGTGCCGGTGAACGAGTCACGGTCGACGGCGATCACGTAGGTGACAGACAGGTCGACCAGCGGGATGTCCCAGGTGCCTTCGATGTCGCCCGGGCCGCTGGTGCGGGCCCGCCACACCCCCATGGCCGGGTCGGTGGTTTCGACCAGGCCGCCGGGCCAGAACGCGGCCAGGGCCCCGCCGGTGCCGTTGACGGTGAGTCGCCACACCCCGACGATCCTTGACGCGGCCAGGCCAGGCGCCGGCGCTGGGGCCGGGGCGGGTGGGGTTGTCAGATGCTGTCCGGGTCCTGTCAACGTCCGGCAACCGGCCAGGGTCAACACCAGCGCCGCGAGGGCGGCTGTCAGAAGGCGCCTGCCACGCATCGCCACGCTCACCTCATCGGGTCAGGGGTGAGGGGGCTACAGGTGTGTCGGGGCCGGCCCCAACGGTGCCAGCGCGGGACGGCCCCGGCCACGCCCACCAGCGTAGGGGCGGGCCCGGCGTGGCAGGCCACGACGCCCCGCCGCGGCTGTCTACAGTGATCTCTCTCCTGCCTCCTCACGCGGAGTACAGACCCGGGGTCGGCACCTGTTGCGGGGTGCCGGCCCCGGTCATTCCACCCCCGCCGCCCAGTCCACCGCCGCCACGAACTTGAGGTGCCGGTGGGTGGCCGGCCGGTAGTCGCATGTCACCGCCGGGTGCTCGCTGCGTACCCAGCCGCCTGACGTGCCGGACGGCACCGACCGGGCCCGCTCGAGGGCTGCCTCATCGGACAGGGACGTGCAGGCCTGCGCCTGGCCGATGTTCAGCTCACGCATGCTGAACTCGTCGGTGCGGTGACCGGGGGCGTTCTGGTGGTGGCGCTCCATCACCGTTTTCAAGTCCGGACCCATCGTCGTGGGCAGGTCCGGCATCTCGTCGACGGCGGCCCGGAGGGCCGGGTTCCACGGCACCGGCTCACCGGTCAGCCAGGCCGCCCACTGCACCGCGGCGAAGGCCTCGCCCGGGCCGATGATGTGGTTGGTGCCCAGCGTCTCACCGGCCCGCCGGGCCACCCAGCCGCCGTCGTCGTGGTCGTACGTCACGGTCATGTCCGATTCGTCCATTCCGCCACCGTACCCCCGCCATGACTCCATAAGGTTCATTATGATGTCGTGTCATGGTAGTGTGATGACGACCCAAACCCACCCCTGGAAGGACCCGACCCACCATGGTCAACGACCTAGCTAACCCCGGGCCGGACGAAGGCCTAGTGATAATCGACGACCCGCAGATGGACCTGGACGAGGCCGAAGCTCGCCGCATTCAGGCTGCCGTGAACGACTGGTGGGCCTCGACCGCACCGGTCCGCCAGGCCTGCCAGGCCGAGGGGCTGTCGGCGGTGATGTCATGACCACCGCCGACATCGCCGCACCCACCGACCGGATGGCCGCATTCTGGCAACGTGCCCGGGACCACCATCTGGCTGAGGTGAAGCAGGGCAAACACGACGCCGACTGCGAATGGCACTCCCGGAGCATGTTGTGCCACTGCTCGAAACGACGTCGGATCGCCGCCGGTCACACCGAACCACCCGGGGAACTGCTCTACCGCAACCCGCTGTGCCCGCGCTGCTACGACGAGGTCAGCCACGACGGGGACAGCTTCGTCTGCGGCGGCTGCTGCGTACGGTGGGATCCCACCGACTACGGCGACCAGGGCACGTTCACCGACGACTACGGCGACCTGAGCAGGCCGGCCGAGGGGCTGCCGGTGGTGATGTCGTCGTGAGAGTCTGGCCGGTCCCGGAGGTGCCGACCGACTGCGCGGTGACCGACCGGGAAGGGGTCCGCTGGATTGAGGACCCCGGCAACGGCCGCTGGTCGGCACCCGACCATCCGACCTGGTGGCCCCACCCGAACGCGCTGGCGCTGCTCACCGCACGCGGGCCGCTCACCGAAGCCCCGCCGCCCACGATCGTCGAGAAGGTGTCGCCATGACCACAGCCGCCCCGCACCGCGTCGTCGACGCACATCATCAGGGCTGGCACCTGACCGGCGACGGCCTGTACCACGCCGACTACGGCAACATGCGAGGGCTGGAGCCGTTGACCCTGGACAAGCTGACCGCCGAGCGGGGACCGTGGCGGCCGGTCGAACCGGTCACCGACGCAGACGAGAAGCTGATCGTCGACGCGCTGGTCGAGTCCGGGCAGAAGGCCGCCGGGTCGGTCATGGTCGCCCTGTACTCACTGTTCCGCGCCGACGCCAAGGCCAACCCGACAGCCAGGAGCTGTCGGCTGCTGGCCGGGCGGGAAGGGTCGTGGGAGTCGGCCGGCCTGCCAGGGCTCGCGTGGGAGGTCGGCTCGCAGATCGCTGAGAAGCCGTCCCGGTTCCACCAGATGACGTCGCTGCGCCTGGTCGACGTGATCGAACGGTGGGTCACCGACCCCGAGCGGTACACGGAGGTCGCCGAAACCTTGGCCTACATTTTCGGCCGGTTCGCCGACAAGGCCGGCGGCTGGGACAAGGTCGCCGATCGGCACCTTCAGCCCGGCACCCGCTGGTCGCAGAACGGCGCCGCCCAGGTCTACGGGTACCTCATGTCGACCGCCGAAACGCTCGACACGGGGCGGCTGTGATGGCCCAGTACGCCAGCAAGACCACCGTGACGGTCGACAGGAGCAAGCTGGAGATCGAGGCGGTTCTGCGTCGCTACGGTGCAACCGCCTTCGGCCACATGTGGAACGAGGACGGCGCTGCCGTGCTGTTTGAGATCGCCGGCCGGCGCGTCACCATGCGCCTGCCGCTACCCGATCCGAACGCTCACCAGTTCCGGTTCACAGCACAGAACCGGCCTCGGTCCCAGGCCTCCCGTGCCGAGGCGTATGACCAGGCGGTGCGCCAGCGGTGGCGGGCCCTGGTCCTGATCGTCAAGGCCAAGCTGGAGGCCGTCGAGTCGGGTATCACCACAGTGGAACGCGAGTTCCTTGCGGACGTGACACTGCCGGACGGGCGCACCGTGGGGGACTGGGCCGCACCCCAACTTGAGCAGGCCTACGGCAACGGCAACATGCCGGCACTGCTGCCGGGAGTTGGTGGCCATGGCTGAGCCGACCGGGCAAACGTTGGAGTTGCACTCGCGTCGTGACCACCCAGACCAGCGGCTCAGCGCCTGCCCGCGCTGCGGTGCCGACCTGTTGCGGGTCGGCATCATCGACCTGGCGTACGTGTTCGACACGTGCGACTGCGCCGTCGCCCCATACACCCATCTGGTTGAGCAGTTGTGGCACCGCAACTGTCTCGCCGCCGATGCTGGTGAGAGCGCAGCGGCTGTGCTGGACGCCCGGGACGAACTGGTCGACCAGTCAATGCGGGTCGCTCTGGCGGGCGCACACAAGGCGATCATGGCCGAAGCCAGCAGGGGGGAGAGAGCCGCTCCGGCCCGCCAACACGTGACCTACCCGGGTGGGCTGCGCCGCGCAGCCAGAATCGTGGATGACCTGCTCGGCAACGTGGGCAAGCGGGATGGCCGCCGTGGCAGGTAACGACCTCGTCCCGGCCGGTGATCCGACCAGCAACGAACGGCTTAACGAGCTGACCAACGACTGGCTGGTCGCCCGGCTCTCCGAGCACACCAAGGACGCCTACCGGCGTGACCTCGCGTCGTGGTTGAAGTGGTGCCGGACCAACGGGGTCTACCCGACCGATGCCCGGCACCGGCACGTGTCGTTGTGGCTGGGATCGCTGACCCACGAGTCCGGGTCGACCCGGGCGCGGCGGCTGGCGGCGGTGTCGTCGTGGTACGGGTGGCTCATCCGGGAGGAGGCCACCGACCGCAACCCGGCCCTGCTCGACCGGGCCGAGCGGCCCAAACCGGCACCGAGGCGGGCCCCGGCCCTGTCGGACGGGCAGGTGGAGAAGCTCCTCGCCGCGGCCCTGGCCGACACACCCCGGGCCGCGGCGATCGTGTGGCTGCTGTTGACCACCGGCATCCGGGTCGGGGAGCTGGTCGCCGCGAACGTCGGCGACATTGGCCTGGACCGGGGCATGACGGTGCTGTACGTGCGGGGCAAGGGCGGCCGGACCCGGCTGGTCACCATCGCCCCCGGCACCCTGGCCCGGATTGAGGCCTACCTGGCCGACCGAACCGACCTGGACCGGCTGCCGGCCCTGCCAGGTCAGGTCGCCGCCGGGGACCGGCCGCTGGTCGCCACCAGGACCGGCCGGCGCATCCACCGGACCGCGGTGCGGCTGCTGCTGCGCCGCCTAGCCGCCGAGGCGGGTCTGCCGGAGCGGCTCATCGACCAGCTCACCCCCCACTCGACCCGGGCCACCCACATCACGACGGCCCTCGACGGCGGTATGCCCATGGGTGATGTGCGCCGCGCCGCCGGGCACGCCTCGATCGTCACGACCGACATGTACGACCGGTCACCCAACTCGCCCGAACGCAGCCCCTCATGGCAGCTGGAGAAGCGGTGGCACACCGCCCGCATCGAAGCCGAAGGAGAAGCCTCATGACCGGCCGAACACTGATCAGCTGCATTTTGTGCGGCACCGCCCTGACCGAACAGACCGCACCCGACCACCGGACGGTGTGCCAGCCCCGGCGCAGCTACTGGTGGCCGCGGGCCAACCCGCACAGCTACGCGGCCCTGGCCCTGCTGGTGGGGCTGTTCGTGGGCAGCCTGCTGTGCAGGTGGCTGTGATGGCCGCCGGGTGGACCATCAGCGGCCCGGCCCGCTGCCCGTCTGACGCGGCCTACATCGCCGAGCTGGAAGACGCCCTGGTCGCCGCCGCGGTGGTCATCTTCGGTGGCGGCAGCGGCCCCGAGCCGGTCGACGTGCTCACCGAAGGGTTGCATGAGATGGCCGAACGGATCGTCCGTACGGTGCCCCGCCTGGCCCAGGCATGGCGGCCGTCGTGAGCGCCGCCGGCGAGGAGCCCACCGTCGACGCCCAGTACGTGAGCGGCGACGGCGACGAGCTGGGCCGCCGGTACGCCGAGTTCCTGGCCCTCATCGACGCCGCCCAGGCCGGACAGAGCCGCGCCGGTGAAGTAGCGCGGGCCGACCTGCCCACCGTTCCGAGAAAGGCCCTGCCATGATCTTCGACCGGTTTGCCCTGGCCGGCGCCTTCCTGGGCATCGTCGCCCTGTTTGAGGCCGGCCGGTGGGTCGCCCGCCGCTACCCGACCAGCTGGGCCATCCCGGTCGTGTACGGGCTGGGGGTCACCTGGGCGGTCGCCGGCACGGCCCTGTTCGCGATCCCGGCGATGCGGCAGCCCACCGTGTGGAATGTGCTGATCGTGGTGGGCTGGCTCAATGCTCTGGCGTTGCTGGGGCTGGTCGCCACCGTGGCGACCCGGTTCATGCTGATGCGCCGCAACCTTGCGGCCCGGCAGCTGGTGCCCTTCACAGCACTCCTCGGCCCGGTCGACAGGCCGTCCGATGACGGGCGGATGTTACTGGCTGGCGACTGGCAGGTGCCGGAGCGCGGTGGGGCGCCGCTGTTCACGGTCGAACCCGGACGGCGCAGCCCCACCAAGGAGGAGCTGATCGGGGTGGTGCAGCGGGTCTGGCTGGCCGACGGATCTCTCATGGCGGCGGGGCTGGTCATGGTCGGGGCCCGCCTCGCCGGGCTCAAACCGGAGATGGCGATAACGCCCCGCCATCACGACGGGCCTCACGACCCGAGCCACATGCTGGCCGGGTGGCCCATGTCGTTCGAACCCGGCGCCGACGGCCAGCTGCTGTGCGTGTTCCCGGCCGGTGTGGTCACCTCGGTGCGGATGGGGCCTCAGCCGGCCTTCCCCGACGTGTGGCTGGCGGTCGACCCGGAGGTGTCATGACTCTGGGCGGCGGCGGGTGACGACCAGCATGGCGGAGCCGACGGCCACGAGGGCCAGGGCGGCCCAGAACAGCGGCCAGGCCTGGCCGGGTCCCGTCACGGGCAAGGTCCGCATAGCCGACGTTGACGTGACCACCACCGGTGTTGTCGGCGCTGGGGTCGGGGTGACCTCGGGGGTGGGCGACGGCGCCGGTGTGGGCGTGAGCAGCTGCGGGCTGTGCGGCGTAGTAGGTGGCCCACCGGCAAATGACCGGGTGCCGGTGCCGACGCCTGCCACCAACGTGAACCCGGCAAACGCGACCACCAGGACCAGACCGCCCACCACGGCCAACACGGCCAACGTCTTGCGTACCATCGTCCAAACCCCCCTCTGCGCGCGATCAACTACCTGAGCAACGAGGAGACCGCATGCGGCGGCTGCTGATCTGGTCTGAGCGGGGCTGGCAACATCGGCTGGCCATGATGGCCGGCCTGCTGGTCGGCTCGGGTGGGGTGGGGTGGCTCATCGGCGCTGTCGGCGGTGTCACCGCGGTCATGGTCGGCCTGATCGTTGCGGCGGTCGTTCTGGTGTTGATGGTCAGGACGCTGCCCACCTACCCGCCGCCGCGATGGGTCGACGAACAGCGCCAGGTCGCCCCGGACCGGCTCCGGCCGGCGCCCTGTGCCCTGTGCGGCTACAACTGCATTCCGGGCGGGTTCTGGACGCCGGTGCCGGGTTATCTCAACGTGCTGATGCACACCATGGGGTGCGGGCCCACACTGCCCGGAGAGGAGCCCCTGGCGGACCCGACCCATCGGCGTGAGCTGGACGGGCGGTACATGCCGATCGTCTAAAACCGCCCGACGCATGGCGTCACCACCCATCACCCATACGAATGGAACAATTCCACCCGTATCGGGACGACCTCGAGGAGAGGGGCAGTGGGTGAACGGCGGTTCTGGAGGGACGCTTCCCGTCACTGGCGCAGGAGTGCTGACCGTGGCGGGGATCAAGCTGAGCATGGCCGGGTTGGCCTGGATCGGGGTAGGCATCGTCGTGGTCGGCGCCCTGCTGATGCTGGTGTCGCTGCGGTGGCGGTGGCGGCGGGGCCGGAACTACAACCAGCCCTGACCGCCTGGCGGTCACCGTCGTGGGCGACAGCGGCCGGGGCGGTAGCGGCTATCGCTGTGGCGTGGTGGTGCGGCCACCACGCCCTCGCCTTGCTGGGGGTGTGGCAGGGCCGCGGCGGCGGCGCGTTGACGGTCATCTACGCGGCCGGGTTCGCTACCTTCGCCCTGCAGATGGTGCTGTGCTTCCTGGAGCGCCCCCAGCGGGCCACCCCCGCCCAGAGTCGCGGGCTCGACGAACTCCACGTGGCCGCGCTGGTGCCGGCCTACAACGAAGACCCGGCCGCCCTGCTCGCAGGCATCCGGTCCATGCTCGACCAGACCCGCCGGCCGCAGACCATCTGCGTCACCGACGACGGCTCACCGATCGACTACAGCGACGTCCGGGCCGAGGCCGAGACCGCGGCCCAGGCGGTCGGCGTCGACCTGATCTGGACCCGGCAAGACAACCAGGGCAAACGCCATGCCCAGGCCGCCGGCATCCGGGCGACCCCGCAAGCCGACGTGTACTGGACCACCGACTCGGACAGCATCTCCGACCGGCGCGCCCTGGCCGAGCTGCTGCAGCCCCTCGCCGACCCACGGGTCCAGTCGGTGGCCGGCATCGTGCTGGGCCTCAACAACGACCGCACCGCCCTGGCCCGCATCACGGACCTGTGGTTTGTCACCGCCCAGCTCGTCGACAGGTCGGCCCTGTCGACGCTCGGGTCGGTGTGGGTCAACTCCGGCCCGGTCGCCGTCTATCGGGCGCCGGTGGTGCGCGACAACCTGGACGGCTACCTCGCTGAGACGTTCTTCGACGAGCAGGTGGCGTTCTCAGACGACTCGATGCTGACCCTCTACGCGATGAAACGGGGCCGCACCGTCCAGCAGCCCACGGCGTTCGCGTTCGCGCTGATGCCGGAGACGCTCGGGCACCACCTGCGCCAATACGTGCGGTGGATGCGGGGGTCGTTCATCCGGTCGTGGTGGCGGGCGAAGTACCTGCCGCTGTCATCGCCCGCGTACTGGATTCACGTCTACCGCTGGACCCAGGCACTGCTCGCCGCCGTTGTCTTCGCCGGCGTGGTGCTGGTGTGGCCGGTCGCCCGCGCCGACCTGCGTACGGTCCCCTGGCTGGCTGGGGTGACGGTCGGGTTGGCGTACTGCCAAACCCTGCGCTACCTCACCGTGGCCCGGTCGGACCGGAGCACACGCTGGCGGGTATGTACCTGGCTGCTCGCCCCGGCCGCCGCCCTGTGGGCCGCCGTCGTGCTGCGCAGTGTCCGCTGGTATGCGGTGGCGACGTGCTGGCGTACCGGCTGGGGCACCCGCCACAAAATTCAGCTCCGGCTCTCGCCGGACGCCCCTCACACCAATTGATCCCGCTTCCTTTTGAGGAGTACCCGCTATGCGCTTTTTGAAGGCTCGACGAACAGCAACAGTGGTCGCCGTTGCGGTGGCGATGATCCTGGCCGGTGCCGGCATCGCCGTCGCCACCACCACCACCAGCGGCGGCACGTCAGTGTCCCGGGTACGGGTCCTGACCGAGGACGCGGCAACCGTCTGGACCGGCGGCACATACGCCAACCTCGGCTCGCTGACCATCTACGCCGGTGCCGGGTCGGTGCTGCTGGCCACGTTCTCGGCCGAGGTCGCCTGCTACGGCGGGTCCGGCTGGTGCAACGTCCGCATCCTCGTCGACGGGGCTGAGGCCGCCCCGGTGGTGGGGACGGACTTCGCGTTCGACTCCACCGACGGCGGAACCGAAACGTTCAGCTCGTGGGAGTCACACTCGATGCAACGCACCCGGATCGTGGGGAGCACCCTGACCCACACCATCACCGTGCAGGTGGCCCAGGTCGGCGCTGGCGTGACCGCCCGATACGACGACTGGGCCCTGAGTGTGATGGCCGTAGCACCGTAGAGTCCCCGCTACCTCGGCCCTGTCTGCGCGTTCACTTGACCGGCGCGTAGGCAGGGCCGGGCCGGTCAGGGCCGCAGCCACCACCGGTACGCGGCCGCGACCGCCATCAGCAGCAACCCCAGGTACAGCCAGCTGATCGTGCCCAGGTGGATGTTGAACAGGCCGGCGCCGAAGCTGACCGCGGCGACGATCGCGAGGACGACTGCGGGCATGGCGGACCTCCTACGGCTAGTTTGCTGCTAGTTGCGCCCAAATTAGCCGGTGGACGGTACGGGCTGGGCTGGGCCGCTCACCGCCGCCGGGACCTCATGGACGTGGGCCGCCAGGTCGGGCGAGCCGGGGAAGACCTCCACCCCGAACGCGTTGCGTACCTGGGCCGTCGGTACCCGCTGCTCCGGGAACGGGATGCCCCGGTCGGCCAGCGGTTTGAAGTCGGCCACCCACCAGTAGTGGGTGCCGGTCGAGCAGATGACGCGCTCACCGTTGGGGTTTGCCTCGGTCTTCGCCAGTCCCGTCTCGATCAGGTACATGGGCATGTCGTCGTCCTCCGTGGTGTGGCCGAGCGCCCGGGCGATCACGTCCAGGATGTGGTCGCGCGGGAAGCCTGCGCCCGGGTCGGTGTGGGTGGTGCCGCCGAACGCCACGCGCAGGTCGTTGTGGGTGGTGTGCCCGGGCCGGTGGGCTTTCAGGTCGACCACCGTGCACCACCGGTTCGGGATGTGCCAGCGGGTCATCGACGCCGCGACGATCGGGGCCAGGCGGGCGAACATGGCCCGGCCGAACGGGTCGAGCCAGTCGGTGCGGGACTGGCGGGCGAACCCGGCCAGCTCGATGTTCACGCCCCGGTAGTTGCCGGGCCGGTTACCGACGGTCCAGGCCGAGTCGTCCTCGTCGACACACTGGACGACTGAGTTGTCGTCGCCGCAGTGGTGGGCCGACACGGCCCGGCCGTCGCTGGGGTTGGCGAAGTACATGGCGGTCGACTCGGCCCGGGCCGAGTGTTCGGAGGCCTCCATCGAGTGCCACACGATCCACAGTGGAGGCCCGTCGGGTCGGCCCCGGGTGTAGCCCTGCGCCTGGACGAACGGGAGCCCTGGGTGGTCGTTAGACGTCGCCACCGGCCCGCTCCCCCACGACCTCAACCACGTACTCACCCAGGGCGGCCCGCTCCGCATCGTCGGTGATCACCCGCATCGACGGGTCACCGACCGGGGTGGACCCGGCCCGGGTGACGACCTCATGCCAGTCGGCGAGGGCCTCGCTGAGGGCCTGCTCGGGTGGCGTCGTTTCGGGGAATCCGATCCGCAACCGCAGTCGCGCCACGGCCTGCCTCCCTTCACCGGCTAAACCCAGTGTCACCCGCCCGGACCGGACAGATGGGCCCTAATGCCGCGGCGTCGCCCGTAGGTAGGTGATCGGCAGGCGAGTAGGGTCTGGGATTCCGACCCGTGGCATCGATACTCAACGTCACGGGGTAATCACCTATTGAACTGGATCGGAAAGGCAGGGCAGAACACGTGGCATGGCACAGGGTGTGTGATGTGACCCACCTGGCAGGCGACGTCGAAGACGTCGCCGTCGCGGTGGGCGACCGGACATGGAATCTGGATCTCGGGCCGGGCGGGCGGAAGCTCGTCGAAGAGGCCATCGACGCGGCGATCAGGGCACTGACCGACGGCGTCGCCGACCGCGGCGAGGTGGCCCCGGTCGTGGTCGACGACCCGCCGGTGGCCGCGGTCGCGGTGCCGGCGAAACGGGTGCCGCGGCCCCGCAAGGCCGCCGCGACCAAGAAGAAGGCCGCCAAGAAGGCCGCGACCGCACCGGCTGATGAGCTGCGTACTAGCTTCACCGCCGATGAGCGGGACGCCTGCCGGGTCTACGGGGTGCGACACTTCCGGGTCCTTGACCTGCCCCGCCCGCCCGGGCGCAGCGGGCAGATTTCACGCCAGCTCGCTGAGGCGTGGGACGCCGCGGGCCGCCCCGACCTTCGGCAGACGTAACCTCACCGCCCGGTGCGGCAAGGTTGCCGACCCGGGCCCAGGCCGGGCCTTTACTGTGGGCCGTAATGCCCGGGGCGTCACGTCTCCGTGCAGGTCCTGTCAGTTCGGTTCGGTTTCGGTTCGCCATCGGGTGCCGCCCCCTGTATTGCCTCCGGGGGGCGGCACCTTGTGGTCGGGGGGGTCAGCCGCGCCGGCCGTACTTGCGGCGGCGCAGGACCGTGGCCAGCCGGGCCAAAGCGGCCGGGACCTCGATCATGACGTCACGCGATGGGGGAACGTCGCCGACCAGCATCGGGTCCTGTCCCCTGATCCGCAGGACGCAGCGGTCCTGGCCGGTGAGCATCTGCAGCCGTACCGCGCGTATCTCCATCCGGTCGGGTTGGCGCCACACCTCCCGCCGGTTGGCCACGTCGAAGACCCGTTCCCGGCCGGCCCGGTCGTCGGGCTGGTAGCTCAGCATCCACGCCTCAGCGACCAGCACGAACCCCATCAACGTCTGGGCGACCTCGTGTAGGTGCTCCTCGAAAACGTTGACCAGCTCGACCGGGTGTAAGAGCTCCAGGTCCGGGCCCAGCTTGCTTTTGACCATGGCGATGCTGCTCAGGCTGGGGCTGGCGCCGGCCAGGTGGCCGTTGTCGTGCAGCCACCACCACTGGTTGGGTGCGTCCCGTTCGCCGCCCCAGCCGGCCTCCTCGGCCACGGCTTCGGCCCGTAACGCGATCGCGGCGAGCACGTCCTCGCCGGGTGGGCACACTTCCAGGCCGGCGGTCGGCGGCAACGTCACGTGTCGGCTCCTTGGAGGCTGCGGGCCTGGGCCAGCCACCGGTAGACAGTCGGGTTGATCGAGACACCCCACAGGTCCGCGACGGCCTGGGCGCCGCCGCCGGGGCGGGCTGTGGCGACCGCCCACTGGTGAACGATCAGGACCCGGTCCCAGTGTTCGGGCGGCCATGACCGGCTGCCCCGCGGTTTGGGTGTGGCCAGCATCCGGTACCAGGCCTCATTGGGGTGGGTGTCGGGGGCGGCTGCGGCGAGCTGGGCGGCCGCGACGTGGAGCAGCTGGGTTGTGGGCAGGCGGGCCAGGCGGGCCGCTGAGATCGGCGACGCGGCCGGGCGGGCATCGACACGTAGCCGGGTGATGTAGCGGCGGCCGCGGCGGTCGACCCCGACCCACACCCGCACCAGCCACGGTGAGGCCGGGTCGTCGAACAGGACGGAGCCGCCCCCGGCGGGTGAGATGCGGGCCTGGTCGATGTCCAACGGGCGGGGCACGACGGGTCTGGCCCGGGTCGTCATGGCCACCAAATGACTGTACCCGCTTCGCCCCTTTCGTGCGGTTAGGTCCGGTTGCCGGCTGACGATCGGGTGCGTGACCCGTCCGTTGGGCAAGGCGACCGTGCAGGTCACCGGTGAGGTTGCGAAAACCTTCGCCGGTGACGTCGAGCGGGAGCTGAACAAGGCCCTGCGCGGCGTGCACGTCGACACCGCTGCCCTGGCCACGAAGATCTCGGCCGGGGCCCGGGCCGGGGCCGACCAGTCCGGGCGGGCCCTGGACGGTCTGGCCTCAGACGTCGACCGGGCCATGGGCAAGATCAGCCGGGAAGCCACGGAGGCCTTCGCCCACACGGCCGCGTCGGGGGCCGCGGCCGCCGGGAAGATCGGCGCCTCCTTCCAACTCGGCGGTGAGGTGTCCGAGCGGGCCCTGTCCGAGCTGGACCGCACCTCGGCCCGCGAGTTCCAGCAGATCGCCAATAAGGCCGGCGCCGCCGCCGCGAGCACCTCCACCCGGTGGGTTGCGGCCTGGTCGGTCATCAAGGGCGCCGCCCTGGCCGCCGGCACCGCCGCCGTGGCCGGGTTGAGCGCCCTGACCGCGTTCGGGTTGAAGAGCGCCGCGGCCCTGGAACAGACCCAGATCGGGCTCACGTCGCTGCTCGGGTCGGCCGCTGCGGCCAAGGCGTTCAGCGCCCAGCTGCAGCAGTTCGCCGCGGCGACCCCGTTCCAGTTCGCCGACGTCGCCGACGCGAGCCGGCGGATCCTGGCGTTCGGCAACGCGGTCGGCATCACCCGAGACAAGGTCATCCCGACCCTGACCACCATCGGTGACCTGGTCGGTGTGCTGGGCGGCACCAGCGAGAACATCCAGTCGGTCATCAGGGCCCTGGGTCAGATGGCCTCCAAGGGCAAGGTCAGCCAGGAGGAGATCCTCCAGCTCAGCGAGGCCCTGCCCGGGTTCAACTCCAACGCCGCCATCGCCAGCGCCCTGGGCCTGTCGGTCGCCGACACCCTGGCGAAGATCACCGCCGGTGGGGTTGACGCCCGCACCGGCATCAACGCCCTGCTGACCGGGATGGCCAAGTTCCCCGGCGCCGCCGGGGCGATGGTCGCCCAGGCCAAAACCCTCAACGGGGTCTGGTCCACTTTCAAGGACACCATCGGCATCGCGTTGACCGACGCGTTCACCCCGGTCATCCCCAAGATCAAAGACACGTTGACGGCGGTGACGCCGATCATCGGCGACGCGGTCAAGGTGCTGGCCCCCGCCCTGGGCGACTTCCTGGCCGGGGTGCTGCCCCTGATCGCCGAGGCTGTCAAAGCCCTGTCCCCGATCCTGGGGGTGTTCGTCCGGCTGGCGACCACCCTGCTCGCCCCGATCTCACGGTCCATGCAGGCCCTGGCCCCGATCGTCGAGCGGCTCGTGGTGGGGCTGCAGCCCCTGGCCGAGGCCATCGGTGACGCCCTGGCCCAGGCCGTCACGGAGCTGGTCCGGTCGGGTGCCCTGGATGAGCTGGTCCAGCTGATCATCGACATGGTCCCGGCCACGGTGGACCTGGTCAAATCGCTGATCCCCCTGCTGCCGGTCATCGCGGAACTGCTCACCCTGTGGCTGCGCATGCAGCGCCCCGGCATCCAGCTGCTGGCCCTGCTCACCTCGCTGGCCGCGAACAAGGCGATCGGCCCGGCGTTGCGTGCCGTCGCCGACGCGATGGCGTCCCTGTTCCGTGTCGTCGACAAGGCGTCGACGGTGCTGCTGGACATCCGCAACTGGCCCCGGATCTTCAAGACCGACCTGGACAAGGTCGTGCCCTCGATCAAGAAGGCCGCCTCAGCCGTCGGTGGGTTCTTCGCCGGCATTGGCTCGTTCCTGGCCGCCATCCCGGGGAAGGTCGGGGCGTTCCTGGCCTCGCTGCCCGGCATCGTGGGGGGCGCGTTCAAGGCCGCCGCCGACGCCGCCCTCCACGCGATCGGCTTCGGCATCGGGCTGATCCTGGGTGAGCTGCTGGCCCTGCCCCAGCTCATCGGGCAGGCCATCGGCCGGATACCGGAGACCGTCGGCTTCGTCTTCGACGCGGTCGTCGCCGCGGCCGCCGCGGGCCTGAGCCTCCTCGTGTCGACCGTGACCACGTTCGTGCAGCGGATCCCCGAAACCCTGTCCATCGCCTGGAACGCGATCACGACCGGGGTGTCGACCGCCCTGGCCCGGGCCCGGGACAACGCCATCGCCGCCCTGTCCGCGATCGTCACGTTCGCGTTGTCGGTGCCGAGCCGGATCGCGAACCTGGCCGGGGCCATGTTCGATGCCGGCCTCGCCATGATCAAGGGCCTGTTCAGCGGCCTGGGTCAGGCGGGCGGGTTCGTCGGTGACCTGGCCTCCCGCATCGTCGCCGCGATCAAGGGCCTACTCAACAAGGTCATCTCCGGTATCAACTCCGGCATCGCCCAGGTCGACGACGCCCTGCCCGGCATCTCCCTGCCCCGCCTGCCGTCGCTCGACACGGGCGGGTTGACCACCCGCGGCGGTGTGGCCAACCTGCACCCCGGCGAGCTGGTCCTGCCGCTGGAAGACCGGCGGGCCATCGACCTGCTCGCCCGGGCCATGTCGGTCGCCACGACCGGGTCGGCCAACACCGCCGGCACCCCGGTCGGCGCCGGCACCCCCGCCTTCGACGTGCGGGTCTTCATCGGCCAAACCGAGCTGACCCAGCTCGTCGACACCCAGATCACCGAACGGAACCGCACGACCAAGGCCCGGGTGCTGGCCGGAACAGGACGCCGATGAGCGACGAGCAGCCCGACGACGGTGAGGGCTACGAGCTGGTGATGCCGTTTGTGGCTACCGAAAGCCACGGCGGCCCCTACGACGACCAGGCGTTCGTGGCCGGCTACGCCACCGCCCAGCTGGACCAGGTGCTGCGCCTGGCCGCGGCGGCGCAGGTGTCGGCGCTGACCGCCACGATCCGGGTTGAGCTGGCCGGCCAGCTTGACCTCATCGGCATGCGGTGGGGCTACGGGCTGGTCGTCGATGAGCAGTCCGACCACCCCGGCTGGGCCACCGCCCACTTCACCCACGGGGAGCCGGTGTGACCGTCACCTTGATCTACGACGACACCCTGTCCCGGGTCAACATCGTCGCCGACGCCCTGGCCGCCGCGGACACGGCTCTCATCGAGCGGTCCACCGATCAGGTCCTGTGGACCACGGTGCGGGGCGGCGACGCCGTCCCGGTCACCTCCTACGCCCAGGCCACCGACGACTACGGCCGCACCGTCGCCGCCGGGTCGTGGGGTACCGCCACCACCGGCCAAATCTGGTCCGTGATGTTCGGCGGGGCCGGGCAGCTGTCCGTCAACGGCACCCAGGGCATCATCGCGATTGAGGCCGTCAACGCGACCCGGGCCGCGATGCTGCCCTACAGCCACGTCGACGTCGACCTGCTCGCCGACGTGCTCATCCCGGTCGTACCGGCCACCTCATCGATCCGGAACCTGATCTTTCTACGGCGCACCGACAACTCGAACTACTACGTCGCCCGCATCGACATCACCACCGCATCGGCGGTGACGGTCAACCTTCGCAAGAACCTGGCCGGGTCAGAGAACGACGTATCGGGCGGCGCCACCGTCACCGTGGCCGCCCTCACCGCGTCGACGACGGTGCCGCTGCGGGTACGGGTCCAGATGCGCGGTGCCATGTTCCGCATCCGGGTGTGGCTGTCCAATGCGGTCGAACCGACCACCTGGCACCTGACCGCCTCCGACACGGCGGCCAGCTTCTCCTCCGGCACCCACATCGGCCTGGGTGGGCTGCTGGTGGCCGGCAACACCAACACCCTGCCCGTCAACCAGGCCTGGGACAACCTGGTCGTGTCGACCCAGTTCGAGGCCCACCTGTCCGACTACGAGTTCGACCCCGACGTCGTCAACTACTACCGGGTGCGGGGCGTTGAGGCTTCGCCCATCACGTTCATCGGGTCCGGGGCCACGGTGAACGACGCCAACGCCGCCGGCACCTCGACCCTCGCCCCTGCCCTGGCCGCCGGGTTGGTGACCGGTGACCTGATGCTGTTGTCGGCCAACATCCGCAACTCCGGCGCCGGCGCTGTCGCCACCCCCACCGGGTGGACGTCGCTGCTCCAGTCTGGGAACTGTTCCCTGTTCGGGCGGCTGTACGTGACCGGCGACGCCGCCCCGACCGTGTCGTTCACCGGTGGGGTCGCTAACGCCACCATCACCGCGAAGAGCATCGCGTTCCGGTCGGCGGCCCTGTCACCGCTGACTACCGCCGCCCAGCTCAACGGCTCAACCACCGACATCGCCTACCCGGCGGTCACGGTCACCCAGAACGGGTGCGTGCTGGTGGCGGCCGGGTGGCGGCAGGACGACTGCACCTCGGTCGCCCCGATCGCGAGCTTCACCGAGCTGCAGGACGTCGCGGTCACCGCCGGCGACGACGTCCACGTCACCCTCGACTACCTGATCGAAACGACGGCCACCAACCTGGCCTCCGGTGCCTGGGTGTTGACCGGTGCGGTGGCCGCGATCAGCCGGGCCCTCATGGCCGTGTTCGAACACGCCGACTACCTCAACTCGCAGACCGCGTCGATCACCCCCACCCTCGACAGCGTTTGGGTCAAGTCGATCGCCCGGCCCTTCCTCAACCAGAAGGTCACCCAGGTGTACCGGGACGACCGGCCCGTGGTGCGCCCGGCCCGGGCCGGGATCTTCGACGTGGTCGGGCGGACCCTGCCGATCGCGGTGTCGACCGTGCGGGCCTCACGGCGGTGGACGATGTTCCTGCGCACCACCACCGCCGTCGCTGCTGAGAACCTCGACCTGGCCCTGGCCTCCGGAGACGTGCTCCTCATCCAGGCCCCCGCCGCGTGTGACACCGAAACCGGGTACGTGTCGGTCGGCGACACCACCGTCACCAGTCACCCCCTGCGGCCGCTCAAAAAGACCTTTGCCCTGCCCATGACCGAGGTTGCCCCGCCCGGCCCCGACGTGGTGGGTGCCACCTCGACGTGGCAGTCGGTCCTCAACGCCTACGCCACCTGGGCCGACGTGCTCGCCGCCAATCTCACCTGGGCCGACCTGCTCACCCTGATCGGTGACCCGTCCGAAGTGATCGTGTCGTGAGGCCCGTATCGGCTGCGTTCCTGGAAACCCTGCGCGGCAGCCACACCATGACCGCCCAGGCGAAGGTGCTGTCCACGTTCCAAACCGGCACGGACCCCACCGGCACCGAGGTCGACATCATCGACGGGTCAGTGGTGCTCGACGGGGCCGCCGACGTGCGGTCCACATTGGACTTGATCACCGACGGGACAGGCCTGTGGCCCGACCAGGCCAGCGACCTGTTCGCCCCGTACGGCAACGAAATCTTCATCCGCCGCGGCATCGAGTACGGCAACGGCACCATCGAGTGGTGCTCGCTCGGCTACTTCCGGATCGAAACCCCCGAGCAGGACGCCCCGGTCGACGGGCCCATCCGCATCACCGGCATGGACCGGATGCAGGCCATCATCGATGGCCGGCTCATCGCCCCCATCCAGTTCACCGCCGCCACCACCTACGGCACCGTCGTGTCCCAGCTGATCACGGCCGTGTACCCGTCGGCGACGATCCAGTGGGACGACGCGACCGACGCCACCGCCGTCGGTCGGGCCCTGATCGCCGAAGAAACCCGGTTCGAGTTCCTCGATGACCTCATCGCCTCGGTGGGGAAGATCTGGTACTGGGACCACCGGGGCATCCTGGTCATCACAGCCCCGCCGTCAACGACCACCCCGGTGTGGGAAGTGAACGCCGGCCAGGACGGGGTGTTGGTGTCGTCGAGCCGGAAGCTTTCACGGGAGGGCGTGTTCAACGCGGTCGTCGCCTCCGGTGAGGCCACCGACACGGCCACCCCGGCCCGGGCCGTCGCGATCGACAACAACCCCGCCTCGCCGACCTACTACTACGGCCGGTTCGGGCCGGTGCCCCGGTACTACACGTCGCCGTTCCTGACGACCGACGCGCAGGCCCTGTCAGCCGCCCAGTCGCTGCTGCAGCAGAACCTGGGCCTGCCCTACAACGTCGAGTTCAAGTCCAGCCCCAACCCGGCCCTCGAACCGTACGACCCGGTGCAGATCCGGTTCGCGACCTCGACCGGCACTGAGATCCACGTGTGTGACCGCATCACGATCCCCCTGACCGAGCGGGAACCGTTGACCGTCACCACCCGCGAGCAGACCACCGTACTGATTGGACACTTGTGATGGCCGACGACCTGGAGCAGCTGTTCGCGCCGCCGCTGGCGAGCCCCTCGCAGGACATGCGATACAGGCAGGGCGTCATCCTCGCCTTCAACCAGATCACCCTGCAGAACACGGTCCAGGTCGGCGGGTCGCAGTTCACCGACCTGCCCATCCTGGGGGTCGGTGAGTCCACCCTGCTCGCCCCCGGCGCCGTGGTCGGCGTGATCTCGGTCCTGTCCGAACGGGGCGTGGCCACCTGGGCCATCATCGGGCGCATGGTCATCCCCAACACCGCCGACGCCTTCAACGCGATCAGCCTGCTGTCGGCGTGGGTCGCGACCAGCTCCATCACCACCCAGGAAACAACCAACTCGGCGACCTACGTCGACCTCACCACCCCCGGCCCGGCGGTCACGGTCAACGTCCGCCAGACCGGCCGGGTGTTGTTGCTGTTCTCATCGCAGATCCAGTTCATCGACACCGACCCCCTCGACAACGGCGGCGGCGCCGTCACGGTCGCCCTCACCGGCGCCAACACGCTCACCGCCGCGGCGGCCGAAACCACGATCCGGGCCACCATGACGTTCGGCGCGAACACGATCACATCCGACACCCTGCAGGGCACCTACACCCAGAGCGTGGTGCTGGAAGGCCTCAACTCCGGATTGACCACGTTCACTATGAAGTACAAGGCCAACTCCAGCGAGAACACCGACTTCGGGCGCCGCACGCTGACCGTCATCACCCTGTGAGCGGAGAAGACCCCCCCGCTGTCATGACAGCGAAATGACGACCGGGGCCGGAGCCGTTCCGGCCCGCGCGGGCCGGGGCCTGCGGCACCGTCAGACCCGTGGCAACCACACCCACCTACGGCTGGCCGTACCAGACGCTGTCCGACCGGCCTGACGGGCCGAACCTGGGCGAAGATCTGGCCCTGGCCATCGAGGCCACCGTGGTCGCCCTGGCCGCCCGGGTGTCGACCCTCGAGACGACGGTCAACACGACCCGCATCCCGCAGCAGGCGTTGGTGGCGACCAGCCAGACCACCACCTCCACCAGCTACACCGACCTGGCCACGGTCGGGCCGGCGGTCACCTTGACGACCGGCGCCACGGCGCTGGTGACGGTCGGCGGGCAGATCCAATGCTCGGCCTCGACGATTACCGCCTTCATGTCGTGGGCGGTGTCGGGTGCCACCACATCAGCCGCGGTCGACGCGGGCCGGGCCGCTGCCATCGCGAACGTCAACCTGATCTGCGCCAGCCGGGTGTTCCTGATGACCGGCCTCACGCCCGGGTCGAACACGTTCACCGCCAAGTACAAGGTCAACGGTGCTGCTACGGGGACCTTCCAGGACCGCTACATCATGGTGCAGGCGTACTGATGGCCCGGCCGGCCGGGCTGGGCGGCCGGTTCCGGTGGCCCCCCGTACAGAACGTGCTCCTCGTCATCCACGGCCTCGGCTGGCTGGTCGCGATGGGGTTCGTCACGGCCTCCACCGCCAGCCACGTGCCGCCCAGCGAACTGTGGATGGCGCTGCCCCTCGGCATCTCGGCGATCCTCGTAGCCTTTCGGGCCGGCGACGGCACCGAGCACCGCAGACCTCCACCACCCCACCGAGAAGAACAGGGTTGACCCCGTGACCTATTGGATGGAGGTAGCTCGGTGGCTGGTCATTGGTGGACTCGCTGGAGCCATATTGGGCGAGGTCGTCGCACGGCCGTGGGTGGTGCGGCGGCGACAGCGGCGCCGGGGACAGGCCCGCTGAGCCGCCGGGTTCAGCTGGTCCTGCTCGCCGTGTCGTTCGGCGGGATGATCCTCGCGTCGGTGGTGGGGGTGCAACGCCAGGGCGACGCGGGCCGGCTGCGGACCTACATCGACTGTCAGGCCTCAGTCAACGAGGCCAACGCCCTCGCGACCCGGGCCCGGTCTGAGGCCTCAGACACCGACCGGGCCGCCGACCGGGAAGAGTCAGCCGCCACGAAGCGGCTCATCCTGGCTGTGTTCACCGCCACCGGCCCAGACCCGCGGGGCCAGATCAGGCAGGCCTTCGCCGACTACGAGACGACGCTTCGTGACGTCGACGCCCGCCGCCAGGCGGCTGAGGAGCAGCGCCGCACCAACCCGCTGCCGCCGCCGCCGTCGGAAACGTGCCGGGCCGCCGCCTAGCCCGCTGGGGTCAGGTCGGGGGGCTGCTGCTCGAGGATGTCGTTGATGACCCGCAGGTAGAACCAGGTGCGTTTCGGGGCCACCAGCGCCAGGCGGTACAGGGCGTCCCGTACCGCGTCGACGTCGGCGACCTGCAACGCGGCCAGCAGGTCCTGCTCGGCCAGCTGCGCCGCGGCCGCCGCCAGCTCAGCCTTCACCGGTCGGCCCTGGCGGGCTGGGACTGGGACTGGCGGACCTGGTCGAGGGCTGCGACCAGCCGCCGCATCGGCACGCCCTGTTCCCGGCCCGTGACCTCGGACCGGAACGCCAGCATCGCTATCGCGCTGAGGGCGACCTCCTCGGCCGGGCGGATCAGCTCGGCCGGGGCCGGGTCGAACTGGACCTGGCCGCCGCGTACCGTCCACTGTCCGGCCAGGTCGCCCTCACCGTCGTCGGTGACCAGCTGCGCCACCAGGTCAAGGAATGGCCACGCGGCGGCGATCTGTCGCCAGTCGTCGGTGACTTGCTCGTGGGAGGGCCACGTGCCGACGTTGTAGGCGGCGCAGCCGATCTGTCCGTCCCAGTCACACCAGCCGTGGGGGCCGCCGATCCAGCTCGACCCGATCCGGACGTTGGCCATATAGGCGAGGTCCAGCACACCCATCCGGGCCCGGAACTCCCGCAGCTCCTCCAGCCCTGGCATGCCGTAATGGGCCAACACGACCCCGGCGACCCGGTAGGCGGCCTTGGCCCATGCCCGGTCGTTCAGACACAGGATCCAGCTGTCGGTGCGGATCAGGATGTCGTTGGCCTGCTCCGGCGTGACGGGCTTGCCGACCACGAGCAGCCGCGGCCACTTGTCCAGGTCGGTCACCGTCCACCCCCGGCGGCCGGGATATGCCGGTGGTCGGGCATGGCGACCTGGCCCGGGTTGGTGGCCTGCCAGGCCACCACCTCGTCGAGGGCCAGCTGGACCTGCCCGGCCTGGGCGGTGGCCCCCGTGGCCAGGCACAGGTCGCGGTAGGCGGCGATGATGCCCGGGGCCAGGGCGTCCTTGGCCAGGATCGGGAACACCGGCATCGGCCCCCCCTCCTGGTGTGTGGCGTCCTGGTCCTCAACCGGGCCGGGTCGGGTCGGGTCACGGTCCGGGACGGGCCACCGGGCCGGCAGCAGGGCCATGGCCTCTTCGCGGGTCGCCACCCGGCGGGGGTCGCCCTGCCCGGCGACCCACACGAACCAGTCACCCTCCACTGCCGGCCCCCACACGGCGATGACCTTGTTACCGCCGGCGTAGCCGGCCACCTGCCCGTGCAGGTCGGTGTGCAGGACGATATCGATGACCTCACTCATGGCTCTGCTCCTCCTGGGCCCGGTCGTCCCGGTCCTTCATGATCTGGACAGCGTCGCGCCACGCCACCGGTCGGGCACCGGCGGCGATGGCCTGGCGTCGTTTGCCTTCCGTCACGTCGTAGTGCCAGAGCCGGCTCGGCTGGCCGGCGAACGGTTTGCCGGGCTGGAACCATGACCGGCGCAGCCCGATCGACTGGGCGAAGGCGTGCAGCTCGTCCTGGGTGTCGGCGAACAGGTGCGACCAGCGGCTCCTGATCCGGTTCACCGTCGCTGGGATGAGCGAGTCGTCGACATAGACAGTCATGGCGGTCAGCTCCCGGCCCGATCGATGATTCGGGCAACCCTGCTAAGTAGGACCAGGTCCGCCACCGGTGGGTCAAACTGCGAAGCGTCACACCGCTGGCAGTGTCGGGCCCGGTAGGGAACCTGGCCATCAGGCGTCGCGCCATCGTGCCAGTCGTACCAGTCGTGGTCGAGGCGGAGACACTCCCGTTTGTTCCAGCACCCATCGCACACCAACCGGCCGTCGATGATCTTCCAGTCCAGGTGGTCCGTCAGGAACAGCTCGGCCTCCTCGGCCGAACCGAAATGAAATGGCCCCTCCTCGCCGCCACTCCAGCCATCACCACAGTCATCACAGGTCGGCACCACGCAGCTGTGGATGGTGAATCCCATCGTCAACCTCCTTGCAGCCCGGCGGCCAGCCGAGCATCGCCGACGTACACCATCACGACGCGACCCCGATCGCCTTGCGGGCCACCAGCCTGGCGAAGCCGGACAGCATGCCCAGGTGTTCAGCGGCCCGCCCGACACAGGTCGGGCACCACGTCAGCCTCGAGGGCGGCACCTCGGGCAGCGGGTCGATCACATGCCGGCCGGCGCCGTCGGAGCAGTCCCAGCCGGCTGTGCCGCAGAACCCTTCCTTCATCGGCGGCCTGTCATAGCGCCACTTCGGGCGGGCCCGCTCCCGGCCCGGGTGCAGGATGTGCAGCCGCCTAACCTGGGGCGAGCCGTACAGGCTGTAGAAGGCGATCACGCGGCTGCCCTCGCGGCGGGGTACTCCCTTGGGAAGGGCTCGGGCCAGTCGGCCGGGTCGTGGCCCTTCGGGTCGCGGCAGCCCCACTGACGGGCGAGCACCTGGCCGGCTTGTTTGAAGAAGAACGGCACCTCGGCCGCGGTGCACTGGTCCCGCAGCAACCGGGCCCAGTCCGGGTCCATCGGCCTGGTCGAGCCGGACTCGCCACCGACCACGACCCAGTCGATCGGGATGCCCCAAGTCCGGCCGGGCTCACCGTGGTCGACGAGCCATGACCCGATGTCGACCGGGCTGAGCAGCGGTTCGCACGACAGCCACCGGACGCCAGCTGGTGTCCTCACCAGGTGCGGGATGCGCCGGTCGGCTTCCTGCTGGCTTTCGACCGACACCCCCAGCCACACGTTGGGCAGCGGCCACGGCGGAACCCACGCCCGCTCAGGGCTACTGCTCCAGCCGTCACCGAGCTGGCCCGAGTCGCCCGCGAGCCGCCGCCCGCCCAGGTCGAACGCCCACCGTGGCCGGCGCCCAGAGTGGCCGAGGATGTCCTCCACGTGCCGGGCCACCTGGTCCACGAAGCCGGGGCGGGTGAGGACCAGCTCCATCCGCCTGGCCCGCTTGGTCAGCACCTGGAAGGTGTGCCGGCCGGCGAGGGCCATGACAGCGAACACGCGGGCGGTGAAGTCGACGGACACCTCAGCGTGGAACAGGTCCGACATCGAGTTGACGAACACCCGCTGCGGGGCACGCCACGACAGCGGCCGCGTCACCACCGACGGGTGCATGGTCAGCCCGAACCCGGGGCCCGACGTGCGGGGGTCGCCGTCGATCTGGTACTTCGCCGAACCCATGCCCTTGAGCCGTTTCGCCATGGTCAGGGCGTAGCAGTGGTCGCAGCCGGGTGAGAGCCGGTCGCAGCCGGTGGTGGGGTTCCACACCAGGTTGGTCCATTCGATGTTGCTCACGTCGAACCCCCGGCCCGGGGCGGCTCAACGCCGGTCGCGGTGGCACTGGCCCGGCAGTCATCCAGGTAGGCGTCGCGGACCCGCCGGTACAGGTCGGGGCGGGGTTTCTCACGGCGCGGGTCGTCGTCGTCAAGGTGCTCGTCGGCTCGGAGCACCACCGTCTCGATCTCGTCACGCAGGTCGGCCCAGTCGGGGGGGCGGTCTGCGCCCAACATGTCCAGCAGCTGCTCCACGAGGTATTCGAGGTCGGCCCGCACGACGATGTCGGTTGCGGTGGCGTGGCGCTCCTCCACGTTGGGGCAGCGCGTCAGGCCCGGCCTCGGCTGGCCCGTTTCCGGATCGATGTACTCGGCACAGTCGCACTGGCCCTCGACGCACTCCTGCTGGCCCCACAGGCACGCGGCCGCCGCGACGATCGGCTCCAGCTCGGCGATGCGGGCGCGGGCCGCGGCCACCTCACCCCGCAGCGTTGACAGGGCCACCAGGGCCTCGTCGCCCAACGGCAACGGCGGCGCCTTGCGGGGGCTCACCGCGGGTCCTGCGAGTGGGGGCACGACTGGGTCATCAGAGCCGAGTACCGCTTGAGGTACTCGGCGTGGGTGACGTGGTGCAGGGTGCAGCCGTCGGCGTACAGGCGGTTCCGTTCGCTGCGCAGCGGTGCGACCAGCTTCCAGGCGGCTTCCTGGTCGGCGGCCGCGGAGCCTTCGATGACGTCGCGGGGGCAGCCGCACCGTTTGGTGATGACCCATTGGGTGCGGCCGGTCGGGTTGTCGGCGGTGGCGGTGGTCGGGTACTGGAGGGCGTGGGTGGTGGTGCGGGCCATGGTGTTGGCCTCCTTGCTAGGTGATGGATTTGGTGGTGCTGGTCTGGGCGGCCTGGGCGGCGATGGCGGCCCACCCGGCGCAGATCGGAGCCGGGCGGCCGTCGGCCTGGTACGGGATGGCGTCGCGGATGAGGGGCCGGTAGTCGGACGGGTCGCCGTCGATCACCCGGCCGTCGGGGTGCCGCCACCGCAACGGGCGGCGGCAGCCGGTGTGGCAGAAGAACGGCCGACCGGCGTAGGCGTAGCTGATCAGCTCGTCGGCCATGTACTCGTCGGCCCGCTCGGGGCTGCCAGGCCGGTAGGCGCAGTCGGCGCATTTGGTGGCCGGCACGACCAGATCGTCCGGGCCGGTCGGCGGGACCGGGTCGGCCTGGTCGACCTCATACTCGGGCCGCCAGCAGGTGCACCCGGCCGGGCCCTGGTCGGCGTCGCCCATGCAGCAGTAGGCCGACTCGGCGTCGGGGTTGGCGTCGGCCCAGGCCTGCGCCGCCGGTGACCCTCCCATGTGGATGGACACGTAGCTGCCGCTGGCGGCTGCGGCCCGGTTCGCGGCCGACACTGCCAACACCCGGGCCTTGGCCCAGGCCACCCCGGCCTCATCCATCGCAGCTCTCCTCCTCAAACTCGAACCGGATCAGGTCGGCGGCCATGGCCAGCAGGGCCGCCACATTCGCCTTGGCGTCTTCGGCACGGCCGGCCTCGTACGGGGCCAGGAACAGGGCTTCGGTCATCGCCCGGTCGTGGTTGACGTACGCGGCCGTGAACCGGGCCGCCCACAGCGACGCCCGCGCCTCAGCGGGCAGGTCTTCGGGGGTGGTGCCTTCGACCTCGATGGTCATGCCCACGATCTGGGCACCGTCCGGGCCGGCCTTGGCCGCCCAGTGTTTGATGGCGTGGGCGAAGCCCCGACACATCGAGTACAGGCCGACGGTGCCGTACCGCCGGACCACGGTCGCTAACTCCTCAGCGACCGCGACCGCGTCCCGGACCACAGCCCTTTCCAGGGCGGCGGTGACGTGGTCGGTGAGGGCGCGGGCCTGGTCGCTGGTCCAGTGGCTGCCGACGCCGGTCATGACGGTCGGACCTTCGCCTCGGCCGGGGCGGCGCAGGACCGGCACATTGCGTGGGGCATCGCCCCGTCGCCTGGGACCGGGGCGACCTTCCAACCCAGGGTGCGGGCCCGGAGTTCCATCGCCGGGTACGTCTCCCCCGGCGCCGGCGGGAACTGGTTGCCGCACCGGGCCCCCTGTGCCCGTCCCTGCCGGTCGACCCGGCGGCCGGTGCACACCAGTGGGGCCTGCTGGGTGAGGGCCAGCGACGCGGCCACCTCGTCCAGGACGTGCCCGGGCGGGTACCAGATGCCCTGCCGACCCGGGCATGGCACCGGTTCCGGGAGCGGGACGGCGCCGGTCAGGCACCAGTGGACCTGCCCCGGCGTCGCCCAGTCGGTCGGGCATTCGCACCGGCCGCCTGACTCTGGCGCCTCCGACACGTGGCACACCGTGTCCACTGTGGTCACCGCGACGATCGCCGACCGGACCACCTGGTCGACGACCGTTGCCCGACGGTGCCCGAGCTGCTCGAGGTGGCGGTAGCCGGCCGGGTCGTCGCCCTTCCCGGCGTGGATGAGCAGCCGGCCAGTCGGGGGGGCCCAGGTGCGGTTCTCGACCGTCTTGCCCAACCTGGCCACGGCCAAAGCCCACGGGTTGCGCAGGGTGATGGCCGGCACCCCGACCAGGTCCAGACGGGACAGACTCACAGAAAACCCCCTCCTCGCAGTGCCGGGTCAGGCTAGTCGGCATCACTGATGTGTTCCACGCGACCCGCGCTCACACCACCAGCACGGTCACCGGGAACGCGGCCTCACCGGCGATGGCGGGCCGCAGCCACCAGTCGGCGGCCTGGACTTCTGCGCACCCGCCGCACTCCGGGTCACCGGCGCAGTCGCCGCAGACCGTGGCCACGGTCCACAGTTCGTGTCGCAGATCCTCGACGCTGATGCGGTGTGAGATTTCGGCCCCCATGAGCCAGCCCAGGTCGACCCGGCACATGCGGGCAAACGCGGCCAGGGCTCGCCGCTTCTCGACCCGGCCCATCGCGACGAACGTCTCACCGTCGTCGCCGATGATGGCCACCCGGACGCCGTAGTGCTCAGCGAACCCGGCAAGGACCGGCGGGTTGACTGTCTCGTGGTGGTCGACCCACGGGCCGTAGGTGACGGTGACGGTGCGGCTCTGGATCCGCCCACCGGGGTGTGACCCGTCCTGGATCGGGCCGCCGTACTTGACCCACGACTGGTCGCCGTAGGTGTGGTGCTGGCCGTCCGGGTCGAGCACCGCGTACTGCACGCCGCTGGTCGGGTCCTGGTCGGGCGGGTTGTCGGTGAGGGCGGTCACGTTCATCAGGTGATGGTGCAGGGCGGTCACCGCGGTGGGTCCTTTCAGTTGATGGCCATGTCGACGAACCGGGAGAAGTGCAGCTGCGCCGCGACGGTGACCGTGTCGGTGGGGCCGTTGCGGTGCTTGGCCACGATCAGGTCTGCCTCACCCGCGCGGGGGGACTCGCGGTCGTAGTAGTCGTCGCGGTGCAGCAGGATCACCACGTCGGCGTCCTGCTCGATCGCCCCCGACTCGCGAAGGTCGGACAGCTGGGGCCGTTTGTCGGTGCGCTGCTCCGGGCCCCGGTTGAGCTGCGACACGGCGATCACGGGGCACTCGATTTCCTTGGCCAGCAGCTTCAACCCGCGGGAAATCTCGGCCACCTCGGTCTGCCGGGACTCGACCCGCTTCGGTGAGGTCATCAGCTGCAGGTAGTCCACGACGACCAGCTTGAGGTCGTGGCGTTGACGCAGCCGCCGGGCCTTGGCCCTGATCTCCATGAGGGTCATGTTCGGGGTGTCGTCGACGAACAGTGGGGCCTCGGCGATCTCACCCATGCGGCGGGCCAACCGGGTCCAGTCGTCGTCGGACAGCTGCCCCGACCGGAGCACATGCAACGCCACCCGGGCCTCGGCCGCCAACAGCCGGGTGACGATCTCAATTTTCGACATCTCCAGCGAGAAGATCGCACTGGCCTGCCCGTGGCGGATCGCGGCGTTGCGGGAAAAATCTAGGCTCAGGCAGCTCTTCCCGAGGCCAGGCCTGCCGGCAATCACGATGAGCTGCCCCGGGTGCAGACCTTGTAGCAGACGGTCCAGGTCACCGAACCCGGTCGGGACACCGGACATCAGACCTTCCCGCGACCCGACCGCTTCGATCTCGTCGAGGGCCGGCTGGAGCAGGGCGGCCAGTGTTTCGAAGCCGTCGCCCTGGCCGCGGTGCTCGGTCAGGTCGTACATGGTCTGCTGGGCCAGGTCGACCACGTCGTCGACGTCGCGGCCCTCACCGGACGCGGCGCCGTAGCCCATTTGGACGATGCGGGTGCCGGCCTCGACCAGCCGTCGCAGCAGCGCCCGCTCCGCCACGATGCGGGCGTAGTAGGCCGCGTTCGCGGCGGTCGGTACGGCTGAGATCAGGGTGTGCAGGTACGGGCCGCCGCCGACCCGGGCGAGGTCACCGGCCTTGGTGAGGGCGTCGGCGACCATCACAATGTCGGCCGGCTCGCCCCGGCCGTACAGGTCGAGGATCGCGTCGAACACGGCGGCGTGGGCTGGGCGGTAGAAGTCGCCCGACCGGACGATCTCGACCACGTCGGCGATGGCGTCCTTCGACAGCATCATGCCGCCCAGCACGCACTGCTCCGCCGGCATGTCCTGCGGCGGGGTGCGGTCAAACCCCCGATCGGCAGGCGGGTCGCGCGGGGGCTCGTGCTCGGTGGCGGTCATGCGTCGCGCAGCTTCTGCTTGGCCCGGCGGCCGGCGGCGTGGGTGGCGGTCTTCTTCTGGGGTGAGGCGTCCGGGTCCTGGTCGACAACGTCGAGCCATTCCTGCTCGCCGGCCACGACCATGCCGAACAGGGCGCCGGCCTCAGCCCGGGTCAGGCGGAGCACGACCTCATCACTGGCCATCGGGCACCTCGACCGGCATCCACTCGCCGACGGTGCGCTTCTGGATCGTCGCGTCGGTGTAGCCCACGGCGACGGCCGCCAGCCGGGACGACTCGGCGCCGTCCCAGGTGGGCCAGTTCTCTGACCACATCACCGGGTGGCCCAGACGGTGGCCGTAGACCACCCGGAACTGTTCCCGTGTCTGGCCAGCAGGGGCCAGGCAGCCCGCGTCGGCGAGGGCGATCGCGGCAGCCCGGGCGCCCCACGCCCCGATCGGCTCGTACTCCCAGTCGCCGATGCCGGAGGTGTCGGGCCGGCGGTCGCGGGGGCAGAACTGGCCCGGGTCGTTGATGGCCCGCCGGAGCAGGTCGACAAGGTCGGTCATGCCGCGACCGCCGTACGGGCGGCTGGGTCGATCGGACCGCAGTTGCCGCAGTAGTCGGCCCACGTCAACGGGCCGGTTGCGTCGGCTGGGACGGGATGCCCGGCCGCGGTGCACGCCGCGCGGCGGGCGGCCTGCTCTAGGCCCGCCAGGTAGGCGCGGTGGGTCAGGACGTGAGCGTCGTAGGGGGTGCCTTCGTAGCCGTGGCCGCCGACGTCGGTGACCAGACCCCATTCGTAGGTGTTGGTGGGGGTTTCGACCCGCCAGTCGCAGTCGGCCCGGGTGGGGTTGTGGTCACGGGCGACGTCGACGGGGCAATGGTCACGGACGGAGTCCACGGCTTCGCCGGGGCTGCCGGCCTCGACCCACAGCACGTGCACGTCAGTCAAGGTCACAAGGACTGGGTAGTACTGCTGGTCCTGGAGCATCGGGGGGACCTCCTGTGTGGACGGTCATGGGGTCTGCTGAGGTCAGACTAGTCGCCATAGAAAATGTAGTCAACACGGGGTGGGACCCGTGTTGACTACATTTCGCATGGTGACTAGTGTCTAACTCAGCAAACCCTGTCCCGTACGAACACAAGCTGGAGGCACCTCCCATGACCCTGACCCTGGTGCGCCCGGGCCACGATGCGGGCGACCGCATCACGCCCGACGGAACCTGGTCCCTCACCCACGAACTGACCGACGACCCCGACGACGCCACCGACCGGGTCGTGGTCGTCGCCACCCACCTGGCCACCGGTCTCGAGGTCACCCACGACCTGGCCGGCGCCGATGACTGGCTGATGTCCGGTGTGGCCCTGGCCGACCTGGTCGCCCAGGCCGCCGACACCATCACCGGGATAGCCGTCGATGAGGACCGCAACGCGGCCTGGACGGCGCTGCTCCGCCTCGGCGAGCTGCTGCCCCGTATGGCCGTCGAGCAGGTCGAGTACCGCTGCGAGTGCGGCGGCTGGCTCGCCTACGGCCCGGGCCGGGCCCTGCTGCACGTCGACGTGTGCCAGGACGAGGTACGTCGGGCCGGGTGTGACCGGGACGACCACCGGTTCTGTCTCGCGCCGGCGCCACGCCAGTGCGGCCACGCATGCAAGGCCCGGGGCCGGGTCTACACCGCCGGCCCGTGCGACGCCGACCACGACGACTGCTGCGGCCAGCACCACGGCTACGGCGACTGACCGATGCTGTCCCGCCGCAAACAGATGCGGCGTACCGGCGGTCTGGCCCCTGGCCGGCCGCCGGCACGTCGCACCACGGCCCGACCCCGCCGGTGGCAGCCTGCCGTACCGGCCGACACGTCAGCTGCCCTCACCGTCCGGTCGGGCAACTGGTGTGAGCTGACCCTGCCCGGCTGTCTGGGCAAGGCCACCGACCCGTCGCACCGCATCACCACCAAGACGGGCGGCCGCCACGGTGCCGCGAAGGCCGACCATGACCGGCTCTCCGACGTGATGCACGCCTGCCGGGCCTGCCACCAGTGGATCGGCCACCACCCCGCCGCCGCGCTCGTGATGGGGCTCGTGCTCCGCGAGGGCGACGACCCGGCCACCTCACCCGTCCTGTACCGCGGCCGCCGGGCCCTGCTCGGCGACGACGGCCTGGTCGACTACCTCCACGAAAGGCCAGCAGCATGACCGCCAAAGCCCGACGTGCCGCACCGGCTGCCCTGCAACTGGGGCTGACCGGTGAGGCCCTCGCCGAGACCGTGTACGCGATCGCCCAGCCGTTGGGGTTGTGGGTGGCCCACTTCCAGCGGGTCCGGATCTGGGACGACCGGGCCAAACGGTGGCGCTGGTACACCCCGGCCCGGTGGCAGGGCAAGGGCTGGCTCGACCTGTTCATCGCCGACCCGGCCGGCGGGGGCATCTTGTGGCGGGAGTGCAAGGGCCAGGCCGAGTCGACCACCCCGGAGCAGCGGGCCTGGATCGCGTGTCTGCGGGCCAACGGCCGCGACGTCGACGTGTGGCGCCCGGCCGACCTGTACTCGCGGCGCATCGAGCGGGAGCTGAAAGCCCTCGTGGCCCAGCGTCCCCGGCCTGCCGCCTGACCCGTCTTGTATCGCCTGCCGACATGGATTACAGTATGCGTAACGGCAGAGTCCACTGAGGAGCGCCAGATGACCACCACCCTTGCCCCGTTCAACCGGGTAGCGCCGACCGCGCCAGCACACCTCCGGGCCGAGCTGGCCGCCATCGACGCCGCCAACCGCGCACTCACCCTGGCCCTGGCCGGACGCGGCGTCGCCCGCTTCGAGCAGGCCGCCCTGGCCGTACGCGACGCGCTGCTACGGCCCCGCACCGAGGCCGAGCAGATCGCCGAGGCCCGCTACAACCGCGAGATCGACGAGTACAACGCCGCCGTGGCGACCCACAACACCGCCGTACGGGACGCGGCCCAGGCCCAGGCCAACGCCCGCGACCTGGCCAAGGTACGGGCCGCTGCCTGCCCCCGCTGCTTCGCCACCCACGCCGGGGAGTGCTGACATGGCCCCGACCTACGACGGCATCACCTACGTGGTCCCGTGCGGCGGCGCCAAGCTCGACCAGCCGGCCCCGGCCCGTGACCTGTACGTCGGGCAGATGTTCCGCCACACCCTCACCAACGTGGAGCGGCTCGCCGCGATCGACCGGGCTGAGGGCCGCCCGGCCCGGGTGCTGATCCTGTCGGCCCGCCACGGCCTGGTCGACCCGGACCAGATCCTCGACCCGTACGACCTGAGCATCGACGACCCTGGCGCGGTCACCGCGGCGACCCTCACCGCGCAGGCCCTCGCCCGGGGTATCGACTGGCCCGCCCCCGTGTACGGGGTGCTCCCCCGGGCGTACCTGGCCCGCCTCGACGAGGCCCTGCGACCCCTGGACGTGTACGTGCAGGACGTGTACGAGGCCTGCGCCGGCATCGGCGAACAACGCCACACCAACGTCAACATCGCCGCTGCCTGGGCCGACCTGTGTGAGGTCGGGTCATGAGCCGCATCCGCCGCGCCTACCACGACCCGGACGCCGAACGGCACCCGGTGCCGACGTACTGGTGGAAGGGCGCCCCGGCCGGGTTGGCGACCCGCCGCCAGCTCCGGAAGGCCGGCCTGGCCCCCGGCGGGCAGGACATCGTCGCCCAGATCCTGTGGAGCGGGGTCGGTGGCGAGCGGGTCGCGTACCTGTACGAGGTGGCCCGTGCGGTGAAGAAGCGCACCGCCACCCCGGCCCAACTGGTCGCCGTGGAGAAGGCCCTGGCCGCTCGTCGCACCTGCTCGACCTGCGGGCAGGTGCGCCCGTACTACATCCCCCGCAAGTTCGGCGAGTGCCTGGACTGCGTACCCACCACCGTCCTGAGAGCTGCGTGACCCCCATGTTCGACCTGGACGACCTGCCCCACGACCTGGCCGCGCTGGTCCGGGTAGTCGACCGGCGGGTGTTCGAAACCTTCGACGCCGAGGCCGAGATCGAGGCGGCCATGGCCCGCCACCCCGACGCGGCCGACCCGATCTGGCACGCGTTCCTGTTGCTACGGCCCACGACGGGCCTGCTGACCCGGGCGCCGGTGGTGTTCCAAGCCCACTGCCGTGAGCTGCTCGAGCGGGTCGCTGCCGGCGGTGACACCCGGCCCGCCACGGCGGTCGAGTGTTGCGTGGCCCTGTGTGAGGTGTCGACGGCGGTGCCGCTCAACACCGTCGCGGCCGGCCTGTACCACCGGGTGTGGGCCCTGGCCGGGCTGCCCGACATGGGCGCCACCGCCCACTACGAGGCGCTGCGGTCGTCTGAGATCGACGACGCGGAGGCGAAGCTGCGGGCCAAGCTGGCCCAGCCGTGGCGGCAGCTGGCCAGGCCGATCGTGCACCGCACCCTGTGCCCCGCCACCCTCGCCGCCCCCCGCCCCCGCGACCCGGGTTTCTTCGACCAGCACGGGCGGTGGGTGCCGCAGGGACTGTTCGATCTGGAGGCATCATGACCACCTACGTGACCGCGGCCGCCCTGGCCCCGCTGCCGGAGTTGCGGGGCATCAGCACCGAACCCCTCGACCCGGCCTGCCCGGGTGACCGGCACGGCAGCTACCGGGCCTACAGCCAGCACCACTGCCGGTGCCCTGACGTGATGGCCTACATGGTCGCCTACCGGGTCCGGCGGGAGGCCCGGGAAGCGGAGCGTTTGGCCGCCCAGCCACCACCCCCCGACGACGGCCCCCAGCCGCGTAGTCCGTTCGACGTCGACGAAGGTGACGTGCAGGCCGCCCTGTGGCGGGCGTGGCGGTGGCAGCCGCTGCCGGCCCGGCTCACCCCGGCCGAGGTCCGCACGGTCGTCGGGCGGCTCCGTGACGCCGGGCTCACCGCGGAGGGAATCGGCGCCCGGATCCGCCTGTCGGAACGCACCGTGCAGCGCCTGTTCGCCAGCTGCCCGACCCCGCCCGGTGAGGCAGTCGACGCGGACGATGAGCTGGTCGCGGCGTAAGGCGTATCGCCTCACGCCCCACGACCCGCGTTGACGACATATGCCATGGCGGATAGCCTGTAAACGGGCCTGGACCCGCCCCCCGACGACGGAAGGTAACCCTGCGGCATGACGACCACTGTTCTGATCCACACCGGCCGCGGCCGCACCTTGAGGCTGCGCGCCGCCCCCAGCCGGGAGGCGCTGCACGCCATGCGGGCCGGCACCTACGGCCTGTGGCAGGGCGTCGAGGTGATCGGCTACCTCGGCATCGCTGACCGGCTCGGCTACCGCACCGGGGCCGGTGACCCGGCCGAGCAGACCGCCCGCCGGTTGTGGTCGACGCGGGCCCCCTGGTTCCCGGGGCCGGTGTTCACGATCCCGGTCGACGGGCGCAACGTACAGCTCTTCGACTGGCCGGCGGTGCGTGAGGCGGCCATCCAGGTCGGGGCCTTGGCCCCGGACGGGGTCACCCCGCAGCGTCGACGTGGCCGGCGCGGCAAGGCCCGCACCACATAGGAAGACCTCCCCCGACGCCATCACACGCGGGGGAGGTCATAACACCCACGGAAGGACCCGAAACCCATTTCGCCGACCTGCCGCTCTGGCTCACGGTACAGAGTCAAGGGGTGGGGATCAACGAGAGAGTGAGCACCCCCCGATGTCTGACCTGACCGCCGTCGTCGACGGCGCCGCACCACCCGAAACTGCCACCAGCCCGGTCCGGCTGGCGCCGCTGCTGCACGCCATGGACCAGTACGACGGGCCCGACAACCTCGCCGAGATGAAGGAGCTGGCCGAATGGCTGGCCGCCTCGGACGGGATGCTGTCTGAGCAGTACGCCAGGAAGCCGGCCAACATCGGCGTAGCGATCATGCAGGCCCGCCGGCTGCGTATCCCGATCGCGGCGGCCCTCGATGAGCTGTACTACGACGGGTCAGGCCAGGTCGCGATGAAGGCCAGCCTGATCCAGATGCTGGTGCGCCGCGCCGGGCACGCCATCATCATCCACCGCACCGACCGGCTCGAGGCGGTCATCGAGATCGAGCGGGGCGACGGCAAGCCGGGCGGCACCGTGCGCTGGACCATCGACGAGGCCAACCTGGCCGGCCTGCTCGAAAACGACATCTGGGCCAACTACACCGCCGACTGCCTGTTCGCCCGGTGCGTGGCCCGCCTCGCCCGCCAACACGCCGCCGATGCCACCGGCGGCGTCGTGTACGTGCCGGAGGAGCTGCAGTCCGGCTACGCCGACGGGGGCGACGCGGACGCCCACCTCACCGACCGGACCGTCACCGAGCCGGTCGCGGCGCTGCTCGACGGGCTGGAGACGGCCGGGCACGCCGAGGTGCGGGCCAGGTGGCAGACCGCGATCGACCAGGGGCTGCTCAACGCGTACGCGACCGACGGGCCGGGTGGGGTGGCGTTGACGTTGGGGACGGTGCTGCGCCGCCAGCTCGACGCGACCATGCCGGCGCCGAAGCAGCGCCCTGCCCCGCCCACGTCGGGTGCCCCGGCCGGGTCGACCGACTCATGCGGGCTGTGCCCGGTCGAAGAGGTCGTCATGACCGGCAACCATCGCCCCGATTGCCCCCGGCACGTCGACGCCCCGGCCGCGGCCGAACCGGCCGACATCATCTGGGAAGACGCCCAGTGGAGGCCGGTCACGCCAGCGAAACCGCCCGCCACCCGCCGCCGCAAGCCGAAGGCCCACAAGGGCAAGGGCAAGGGGGGTCGCCGTGGTGGTCGTCGCTGAGCCGCTGTGCTGCGGTGAGCCGATGGTGCACAACAGCTTCGCCGGCCAGTACGAGTGCGCCGTTGCCTACTTCACCCTGGTCGATGATGGCTGGGATGAGGGCGCGTTGGCGCGCGCCACTGAGGACGAGGTGGGGGCCGAGTTGGCCCCGGTGCTGCTGCACTGGCGGGCGTCGTGTCGCCCTGACGGCTGGGACGAGCCGTGACCACGTCGGCGACGGTGCGGGACAAGTACCAGGCCGCGGTCGCCGCTGCCCACGTTGCTGAGACCTCATCCCGGGCCCGCCCCCCGCATCGGCTGTCCGTGTCCAAGCTCGGGGGCTGCACCCGGCAGGCCGCCTACGCCCTGGCCGGTACCCCGGTCAGCGACACTCCCCCACCCGCCGAGGCTCGGGCCGCGAACCTGGGCACCTGGTTCCACCTCGGGTTTCTGCCCCGCCTCGCCGACCAGGTCGGCGGGAAGCACGAAACCGACGTCATCGCCCACGCCGCCGGGCTGGCCATCACCGGCCAAACCGACCTAGCCGTGGTCGAGTCGGCCGACGGGGGCGAGATCGTCGACGTGAAGACCGTCGACGGGCTGGACGTGGTGCGCCGCTACGGCCCGTACGGCGACCACTGGGTGCAGGTCTTCGCCTACGCCCTGGGCGAGACGCAACGCACCGGGAGGCTCATCCGCTGGGCGGTGCTGATCTACGTCGACCGCGGCACCGGCGCCGAAGAAATCTTCGTGCGGGAGATCACCCCGGCCGGGTTGCTGGCCGTCATCAACCGGGTCCGGGACATCATCGACGCCGCCGCCGACCCGGACACCGCCCCCCGTCTCACCGCGGCGATGCCGGGCGGTCGGCGGTGGCGCATGAAGGGGCCGGGCAAGTCGAAGGGCTGCGATGAGTGCCCGTTCCTGTCACGGTGCTGGCCCGGTGCCAAGTCGGGCGTGGTCGGTGCGCAGGCGTCGATCGTACGGACCGACGCGGCGATCGAGGCGGCCCTGGGCGCGTACGGGGCCGCGGCCCGCACCGTGTCTGACGCTGCGTCCGAACAGGACTTCTGGCGGTCGGTGCTGGCCGGGTCACCGGCCGGCATCTACGGGTCATGGCGTCTAACGTGGACAAAGAGCGGATCGATCAGGGTGACCGCGGCGCGGGCCCTGGAGGAGGCATCATGATCAGGCTGTTGCGGTGGTGGCTGGGGCAGCCGCAGGTGCGGCGCCTGGCCACCCAGGAGGTCATCGACGCGATCAACCCGGACGACGTCGACCCGGTCGCCCGGTACCTGTGGGCGGCGACGAGCTGGGACCGGCAGCACACCGACCCGGACGACTACGCCCTGGCCGCCCAACTGTGGCTCGCCTACGGCCAGATCGTGCCCGGGGCGTTCCCGGTCAAGGCAGCGCCGCTGACCGATGATGCCCGCAACGGGCTGCCCCCGCCCTACCGGGACCGCACCCCGGTCTGAGATGACAGACAGGGCCCCCGGCCGACCTGCGGCCGGGGGCCCTGCTCGTCGCGGTGGGAACACAAGCAAGCAGCAAACCCCTTGTCCCGCCACCTGGCCGACGCCCAGACATGGTAGCGGTGGTGCCGCCACGGGTCCAAGCCGCGTAGAACACAGCCGGTATGGCTGCTAGTCTGCCCGCCGTGACCCCTCCCCCTGAGGCGACCGCGGTCCATGAGGCCATCCTGGAGCTCTTCGCGATGCGGGCCGTGCACGAGCTGGGCCTGGCCCGGTATGTGGCCGGTGAGCCGGCCCTGGCCCGGCAGGTGCTGGCCCTGAACCCGGCCGGGCGGCCCCGCACGTTCCGGACGTTGATCCGGGACGAGCCAGTGGCCTGGTGTGACGGGCTGGCCTGCGCGGCCGGGTACACGGGTCTGATCCCGGCCCTGGCCGCCGGGCCCTGGCCGCGGGTCATCACCCCCCGCGACGCGGCCCAGCTGCTGCCGAAGGTCGCCGACCCGTCCGCGACGGTCGGGACCTACGGGGCCGAGTACCTGGCCCGGGCCATGTACCCGCTCTACGCCCACAATCGGCTCAGCCGGGGCCTGGCCCGGTACCTGTTCGTCGACGAGGTGCAGGCCGAGGCCGCGACCCGCCGGCTGGCCGCCCAGCCGACCCAGGCGGCCCAGTCGGCCGCCGACACGGCCCGGGAACGGTGGTGGGCGCTGCTGCGTCGCCTCCCGACCCCGGCCCGGCCCAGGACCGTCGGCGCCGACCTGACCCCTGTGGCGTCGCCGGAGCCGCTGCCCCTGGACCCCGGCGAGCTGTCCCTGGCGGACCGGTGTGTGGCCGGGCTGATGGTCGCCCACCGGCAGGGCTGGTTGACGTACCTGCACCCGGGGCCGGCCGGGCACAGCTACCTGGTCCGCGTGGCCAACGTCGACGGCGACGAGGTGGACCGGGAGATCGGGCAGGCCCGGGTGGCGGCGTGGCTGCTCGGCGTCGCCGACTTCCACGGCTACCCGGAGCTGGTCGCCTTCCGGGACGGCCTGGGCTAGCCCAGGGTGACCGCGACTCCGCCCGACAGCGGCGAGTCGTGCAGCTCGAGCCGGACCAGCTTGCCGTCTTTCGGGATGTCGAAGACCAGGGTGCCGTTGACCCGGTTGCCGGGATTGATCGGCTCGTACAGGACCCGCCCGGCGTCGTTGAGGTAGATCGAGGCGGCCGAGTCGGCGTCGTAGGTTGCGCCGGCGGCGTTGTAGGCGTGCTGGTTGGCGGCGGCCAGGGTGCGGGGCTCGCCGCCGATGTTGGCGACCGTGACGGACACGAGGCAGTACTGGCCCTGGGCCTTGCGGCTGAACAGGTCGGTGCCGACCTGGGGCACACCACATTGGACCTTTGTCACGGTGAACTCGAACTTGCCGTCACGGGCCGGCTGGCCCAGACCTGCCACGGCGGGGCCGGCCGCGCCGTTGCCGCCGGCGCTGGTCGCGGTGCTGGGGACGCTCTTCGCGGCCAGGGCGACGATGAGGACCAGGCCGCCGCACAGCAGGAACAGGGCGCCGCCGATGATGCCCAGGACCAGCGGAACACGGCTACGGCGGGGGGTTGGGGTTACGGTCGGGTACATGGTCAGGGCTCCGTCCTGATCGGGGCCCCGGGCTGGGCGCGGATGCCGCCCGGGGCCTGCCTTGTCTGGGGCAGACCCTAGCGCGGGCGGGCGCGGGCACGCTGACCGTCAACCGACAAGCCAAACCCCCAAATGTGACCAGGATCACATCCCGGAAGGGGCAGGGATCCCCCTACCCCAGTCGTATCACTACCCGACATGTGTTACACTTTACGTAACGGGGGAAATCGAAGATTGAAAACTCCACAGAGGCGCCGGGGAAGCAAGACCCCCACCCGCACCCGCGACGAGCACCAAGCCGCTAGGTACGAGACGAGAGGCCACCGGGAAACCTGCCCGAGCCCGCCCGCAGATCGGTTGCAAGGCCTGCAACCTAGACCCACCGGACGAGCTAGCCGACCGAGGACCACCGAACGCGAAGTGAAGATCGAGCGGAACGGACAGAGCGCAAAGATCAACCCCCTGCCCCTCCAAAGGGGCTGAGGCGATGAGGGAAGCCAACGACCAGCCAACGGCTGGCAGCGCGCCAAGAGCTAGGCAGACATAGGAGCGGCTTCGGCCGCCACGAGGCGGTGTAAGTCCGAACGTGGTCAAGCGGCGATCGGGTGCCCTCGCCCAGACAGCGGCCGGCACGGCAGGCCCGCCCCCCTCAGCCCCTCTGAAGTGGCAGGACCACAACTCCCGAACCCGTGAGGCAGCCGGCGTCGAGCGAAAGCTCCGCCAGCGCCCGGGCCAAACCCCCGAGACCGGGGGGCCGCCGCGGGGGCGGCCAAACGGTCACCCAAACTTCGACCCCTGAGGAGGGGCCATGAACAGCGTCACGCGTATGCGGATCATCACGGTGGGCGTCTCTGGACTGCTCGTGCTCGCCGGGTTCGTCAGCGCATCGCACATCGTGGACACGGCCGGCATGCTCGGCCTGTCGGGCTGGTACCGCTTCGCCGCGGTCGGCCTCATCGACTTCGTTGCCGTGGTCGGCAAGCTGTCGATGCACACCGACTTCCTGCCGGGCTTCCGACGGTCCGGCTTCCGCCTGCTGATGGCAGGCGGCCTTCTCAGCCTGGCGGCCAACGTGTACGCCGGTCACAACCTGGGCGAGAAGGGGTTCGGCGTACTCACCGTCGGCGTCTTCATGCTGCTGGAGCACCACATCACCAAGGCGGGCCGTCAGTCCGTCGCACCCAAGCCAGTCGCCACCGCCCCGAAAGAGGCGTGGGTGGTCACGGAGGCCGAGAAGGCCTGGCGCAAGTCCAAGGGCTACGACAAGAAGGACGCCGCCGGCAAGGCAGCTCTGACGATGCAGTACCGCAAGCGGGTGCGGGCCGAGCAGGCCAAGCAGCTCGCGGCGACGGGGGCCACCCCGTGAGCCTCGGCTAGTCGGACCGACCGGTCCCGCTAGCCGGTGCGGTGAACGAGGGGCGGGAACTCTAGCGGGGTTCCCGCCCCTCCACCTTCCTGTAGCGCAACGGCAGCGCAGCCGGCCCCCTGGTCGGCAGGTCCCGGTTCGACCCCGGGCAGGGAGACGACCCAACGGAAGGAGGTCCACTGTGGTCACCCATCGAATGACGTGGTACGTGTACGCCGGTCGTGAGCGGATCCGCCGTCAGGCGTCGATGCGCGGCACCTGGGGCTACGACGTCGAGTGCAGCTGCGGCGAGTTCGTCACCCGCACCGGCGGTGCCACGCTGCGGTACATCCGTGAGCAGGTGTGGCTCCACAAGCTGCTCGCCGCCGACACCCCCGCCGGGGGTGCGTCATGACCCGTGTCTGGGAACGCATCCCGGCGACCGGGGCGCTTTCGTACTGGTCGATGACCCTGGCCCGGAATGTCGTCGGCGAGTCGGGCCGGCCGGGAGTGGTCTATCTGGCCGTGAGCCGGGACAAGGCGAAGGGCGGCTGGCGGTGGGCCCTGCGGGGCCCGGAGTTCGGCCCCGAGCCGGGCTACCGGATCCACGAGCAGGGTCACAGCGGCACCGTGGCCGGCGCCAAACGGGCCGCCGCCCGGGCCGTCCTGGACCCGCACTGCATCAGCTGCGGCACCGAGCTGGACACCGGCACGGCCGACATCTTCCAATGCCCCGGCTGCGGCGACGAGTGGGGCCCCGAGGCGTGGCCGTACTACCTGCCCGACAGCCCGCCAGAAGGGAGCACCCCCCATTGAAGACCAGCACGTGGATTGACCGGCTCGCCGGGCAGCTACCCGGCTGGCACGTCTGGTACAGCACACCCGGACCCCGCTGGAACGCGGTCCCGGCACCGGTCGAGGCCAGCCACGACGAGGCGCTGCGCCTGCCGAACCGGCTCACTGCCGAAACCCCCGACGGACTGCGGTCGCTGTGCCGCAACCGGTACGGCTGGGACGACTACTGCGGCTCCTGCGGCGTGCCCGCGAGAGAGTGCGGTCACCGCGCCCCCGAGTCACCCCAACTAGATCCATGACGAAGGCCCGGCCCGAACCCCTGGGCCGGGCCCCGATCTTCCCTGTAGCGCAACGTGGTAGCGCGACCGGTCAGCCGACGGGCCCCGGCAGGTCCAGGTTCGAGCCCTGGCAGGGAGGCGACCCCGAACCCCCCCAACCGAAGGAGGCCCCATCGTGGTCACCTGCACCAAGCCCACCGCCTCGGCCGCCGGCTACCGGACACCGGAAAGGTGGATGAAGGTCTGGCTGTTCACCGCGGTCAGCCTGGCCGCCGGCATGTTCCTGGCCTGGTCAGTGGGCGCCGCCCTGGCCGCCGCATTCCTCGGCGCCACCGCCGAGAACATCCGGTTCACGCTGTACGCCTGCGGCGGCGCCTGGGCGATCTCACTGCTGGCCAACATCGCCATCGACTGGTTCCGTGTGCGGGCCGCCCGCGGCCGGCTCCGGATCGTCGAGGAAGCCACCGGCCGGGTCGTAGTGGTAGCGCCGCACCAGCTCGCCGCCGCGATCGCCCCCTGGTACGCCGACTCGGCCCAGCCGGCCGTCACCGCTGAGCGGCTCAACCGGCTCCAGACGTGGTACATGGCCGGCGAGACCAACCCGCACCTCGAGGCCGTCATGGGCCTCAGCATCAACCCCGTCGCCCGCAAGTCCGCCTGACCGCTCCGGCCCGGCTGGTCGCCGTACCAGCCGGAGCCGTGGCCGTCAGGCCAGAACCGACCCAGACGGGCATCTGGGCAGTCGGATGGGAGAACCGACATGCTCCAAACGATCACGAGGTGGCTGACCCGCAAGCCGACGCCGCCGACGCTCGTGTACGACCCGCCGCGGAAGGACTGGATCGACGTCCTCGAGCAGCTGCGGCAGGCGGAAGAGGACGTGCTGGCCTACGCCACGCGCCCTGAGCTACCCGCTGTGGTGAAGGAGAGAGTCGTGGCCGCCGCCGACCGGATCAAGGTCGGCCGGGGGCATGACCTGATGCGGACGCTGCGCACACCGGTTGCCAGCTCGGCCTACACGCCGTGCTGCTCCCACGTGGTCGAAGCGCTCGCGGCCCGGAACGACCACCACACCACCTCCGTCTGACTAGCCGTGCTGCACCGGCCCAGGGTGATGGGCCGGTGCGGTGCGGTGGCCACACGGTTGTGTCTCCTGCCGGTACCTGTTACGGTAGGAGACACCCGACCCGAAGGAGCAACCAATGTCTGACCAGCGCTACCTCGCCCCGGGCGACGTGGTCGTGTTCACGATCCGGCCGGTCACCGGCCGCACGTACGAGGTGACCGAGACCGACCCCATCCGCGACGACGACACCGACCCGCTGGTTCGGGTCTGGCCCACCGACCCGAACAACACCAAGGGCGGCCAGTGGATCAGCCAGAGCCTGCTCAAGCTGTCCGACAAATGCCCCGAGCACTGCCCCCGCTGCGGCATCGACCTGCGGGCCGAGGGCTACCCGGTCGGGCACCAGACCGACGACGGCGACCAGTGCGAGTGGTCATGGGCCCGGCAGGCGGCTATCCTCGCCGACCTGCGCCTGGCCGAGCTGGACGGGGCAGACCGGTGACCGGTGAGACGCGGGGCTGGGTGTCGGGCAAGTTCATCCCCGGCCCCGACTGGCTGACCGTCGCCGGTAGCGCACACCAGACCGTCACGCTGTACCCGACGGTCGAAGAGGCAGCCGAGCACGCCCGGGCCGGCGACGACAACATCGTCGCGCTGGTCGACCAGGTCGACTCGACGTCGTTCAAGGTCATCGACGACCAGTGGGAGCGGCTGTGCCTGTACCGGTGGGTCGGGTGCGGCGCAAGCCACGAGGACCACCCCCGAGCCGACCCCACCATGCGGGCCCGGTGTGCCGTGCACAGCCCGAACCTGGGCGGCGGGACGGCGATCCAGCACTACGACCGCACCCATAGCCGGTATGTGTGCTGGCACTGCGCCATGGAGGTGTTCCACAGCCACGCCGCCGCCCGGCGGCTGACGGCGCACTGAGGCACTGAGTAGCGCCCCGCGCTCACCTCCCCCGTTCGGCTATCCCGCACCTCGGCCGAACGGAGGAGACGAGCGTTCACGTCGTCGATCATGCAAAGTCCTGTCTTTGCAGCTCAGCCGATCCGTGACCAACCGACCCGGCACAGCGAGGTTTGTCTGTGCCAGGCAGGAGCATCACGGCTCGCCCGCCCACCCAACTAGGAGCAGCATGCAACCCGATGATGAGGGCTACACCACGACGATCACGGATGTCGCCCGGTACCGCGACGGCGGCTGGTCATGGACCCAGCTGGTGCAGCACCCAGACGACCCGCCCGGCACACCGCTGGAGTTCCGCACCGACGGCGAAGGCAAGGGCCTGTTCGTCCGGTCGCTCGACGACGGCTCATGGAACCAGGTGTACGGCACCCTGCAGTACCGGCTGACCGCCGACACCCCCGAGCACGCCATCGCGCAGATCAAGTCACCAGCGCGGCGCCACAACTGATCCGACCCAACACACAGGAGGAGTACCCCCATGGCCATTCTGACCGTCGGCGACCTGATCGACGCGCTCGGAGAGTTCGACCGCGGCACCCCGATCCAGCTGGCTGTTCAGCCCGCCCACCCGTTTGCCCACTCGATCGGCTCAGTTGTCGCGGCCGAGGTTTACGCCGTCGCTGACCTTGACGGCCGTAAAGACGTCGTCTACGTCGCCGACGGCGGCCAGCTCGACTACCTCAACGGCGACGCCCGCGAAGCGCTGGGCTGGTAGCACCCGATGGCCGGCGAAGAGCTGACCGATGGCGAGGTGGACGCCCTGCTGCGTGAGGCGTTCCGCGACGACACACCACCGCCGACCCGGGCCGAGCTGGACGCCAGTTTCAGCGCGGCCTGGGCCGCGGCCCAAACCATGGAAGGACCTCGCATGCTGGCAATCCTCAACGAACAGATCACGGGCATCGCCCACACCGGCCGCGGCTATGCCCTGCCGGCCGGCGCGTATCAGGTCATCGACATCGACGGCGCTGAGGAGGGAGTCACCTACATCAAGGGCCCCGACGGCGGCAAGCTCGTGGCGATCCCGACCACCAACCCGGCCGTCACCCTGGCCGAGCCCGGCACGCCGTTCCATCACCCGGACCTGCCGGCCGAGATGCTTGAGGGCTTCGTGGTCGGCACCTGCGGACATCGGGTCGCCGGCTCTGAATGGCGGGCCGGGATGCGCACCTGTGAGCGGTGCTGACATGGACCGCGTTGAGATCACCGGCATCTTTCAGGTCGACACGACCACAGCCATGATCGGGCGAGACACAACCGACGGGCAGACCAAGGTCGGCATCATCGTCACCCTCGCCGGGCAGGACGGGCCGGTGCTGCTCCTCATGGCCGAGCCCGTCGCCGCCGACCTGGAACAACTGCTGGCCGAAGGACACCTACCGACATGAGCGGCGAACACCACGTAGCGCGGCGCACCGAGCTGGTCACGTACCTCACTGAGGCCCTCGACCCGGCCGACGGCACCGGCGCTGAGGCGCGGGCCCCAGATGGTGGTCGACGTCCTGGCCAACCTGATCGATGAGATGGTCGAGGCCCGGGTGCGGGCACATCTGGACAGTGAGCCGCACCTGTACCCCGACGGCTCCGCCGGCTGACACGGCCCGCTGAGAGCCCCTGTGCGTTCCGCTGGACCGCACCCGCACGACCGCACACCCACAAGGGCTCCGGCCCGCCTCCGACCGACACGGGGGCGGGCCGGGGCCCTTTTTGCGTTTCCGGCCACTGCACCGGCTCGTTGCACCGCTCGATGATCAAAGCAGCGTTGCGGTCACGGACCGGGGGCGGCCCGGTGCTGCTCATCGGTCTGTCGGCCGAGAACATGGCCCGGCTGGGCATCGACAAGCCGATCGCATTCAACGCCGCCGACGTGGGGTTCGCGCCGCTGCCCATCGTCATCATCGGCGGGGTTACCGAGGACGACATCCAAGACCAGGTGACCCGCGTCGGCGGCTACCTCGCCCAGGTCGCCATGACGGACCCGGCCGTCGACCAGCCGCCGCCGGCCCCGCCGACCGAAGCCGACTACGCTGCGGCCGCGGCAGCCCTCGACTCGCTGCCGCCCGGGGCGGCGACGGGCGGCGACCTGGCGAGGGTTGCCCTGAACGCTGCCTACGCGGCCCGGGTCAACGTGGCCGCCGCCGGCGAGTCGTTCACCTGCCCCCGCTGCCTGGTCGTGTCGCACAACCCGAACGACGCCACCCACGGCTACTGCGCCCGCTGCCACGCCTTCACCGGCGTGGACATCCATGTGGGGCGGTAACCCACGCACGCCCCGTAGGTCACCACCCCAGCGCACCAGTGTGCCGGCCGGCGGCTACGGTCCGGCAGGGCCGCCCGGCCCATTGAGCGTGGTCGTTTGGTGGGGTTGATTCTGGGAAACCAGGCCGTCGAGCAGAGCCTGGATGGCGGCGGCCCCTGACCGGCGGGCGAGACTCTCGATGTGCAGCCAGATGCGGCGCTGCTCGTCTTCGGGCAGGGCAGCCACCGATGGGGGCGGTGTCGCACCGGACCCCTTGAGCCACCACACGAGCTGGTCGACGAGCCCTTCGACGGTGAGGCGGCGCCGCTCCCCCGTGTCCGGGTCGGCCACCGCGGCGGCGTTCACCGCCTGCCCGGCGGTAGGGGCCGCACCCCGGTCCGCTGCACGAACACCAGCCTGCGCTCTACCGCTTCGCCCTGCTCGTCGACCTCGTAGCCGTCAAGCCACACCCAACCGTCGCCCTCGGCGGTGGTGGCCGGCTCTTCGCGGATGACCCGGAAGCCGATCGGTTTCACGAACTGCGGTGAGGCCGCCCGACTGAGCAGGATCAGATCACCAGCACGCATCCTCTTCGCCCCCTTTGCCTCGGCAGCGTCCCCCAGGCCCGGGCCCAGGTTGAGGGCCCGCACCCGAATCATCGGCGGCGGGCCCTGTCGGTGTTACGTGCGCTGGGCGGGTTTGTCCGTTCGGCCGGGCCGGGTGTGCCGGCCGGTACACGGGCCGGTCGACGTGCGACCCCGGCCGGGTCGTCCGGTCGACCTGGTGGTCAGGGCCGGGGGTCGCCGAGGAAGAACCGCAAGGCCTGCTCCGGGTCGGTGTACAGGAGCAGCTGCGTACCGGCCGGGTTGGTGACCGCCCACCCGTTGTGGCCGAAGGCGTACAGGGCCTCAGCTGCCCCGTCGACCAGGCCAGCCGACCAGGCCGCCGCAAACGCGGCCTGGTCGGCTGGGCCCAGGCGGTAGACCTCGCCGTGCCATTCGAACGACCAGCCGGTGGCGGTCGCCTCGACGCGGGGGTCGTCGTCGTAGGAGGTGGGTCCATGGCTCATCGGTCTACGGCGCGCAGCACCTCGCGCACCTCGTCGAGCCGCTCCGGGATGGTCGCCCCGTCGCGGACCATGGCCTCGTTGACCAGGTTCCAGGCGTACTCGTCGCGGGTCGCGTTCGGGAACACCGGGGCGTTGCGTTCACGCCGGGCCTCGATCTCATCGCTGGCCGTCTCGGCCGTCCACCGCTCGCCGGCCATCAGGCGCCCCCGCCGGCCTGCTCGGCCCGGTAGGCCCGGTCGCTGACCACCTCGATGGTCATATCACCCGATGCCAGGTCGGCCGCGAACGTGTCGAGCACGAATGCCGTTCCGTTCGTTGCCTCGTCCCGGCTGCGGGGCGAGCTGGCCACGACGCCGCCGGCCCGACCGCGCAACACGACCCGGTACAGGTCTTCGCTGTCAGCCGAGTCCGTCATCGTGGCCCCCCCTCGCCGCCGTGTAGTCGTCGATGCGTTGTGCGCGGCCCTCCCGCAGCCCCTGGCGGTACTCGCTGGACGGGAAGGATGCCTCGTCGTACGCGGCCGGGTTCCCGTCCGGGTCGATGCCGCTGCGCCCCACGGCGTAGCCGTCACGCCGGCCCGCCGCACGGAGCGCCGCACGGCGCTTCTCCCCTCTCTGGTCGTCGCCGCTCATTGCTGCCCTCCGCGCGTCGGGCGACCCGGGCGGCTGACGCGGTACAGCTCGCGGTAGGCCGTGCCGGTGGCGACGCTGAACTGGTCGGCGTAGGCGTTGTCGGCGTCGGTCGGCTCGTCGGTGGGCTTGCTGGCGAGGACTTGGCGGGCTTCGTCGAGCCGGGCCATGGCCTCGGATACCTTCGCCTTGGCCGCCTCGATCAGCTCGGCCGTCGTCTTGTCACTCATCCCTCAGCCCCCTGCGGGTCGCCGATGACGTAGCCGATCGCGTCGTCGGCGCTGGCGAAGCCGCGCCGGCGCCGGTTGTGGGTGTCGGTCGGGTCCATCGCGACCTGGCCGTGTGCGCTGTCGGCGAGCCAGCCCGCGCGGGAGGGCCGCACCCGCCAGTCGTCGCCGTCGCCGGAGGGCAGCCGGTAGCCGGGCCGGCCCTCGTCGCGGGTGACCCGGGGGTCGTTGGCGTAGGGGCCGCCGCGGGGGCCGTGCTGAGGCTTCTCCGCCATCACGAGATCCTCTCCGCGCCGTAACCGTCCACACCCTCGGCGTGTGGGCCGAAGTGGTAGCGGCGTTCCTGGGCCAGGGCCGCGTCAAGGTTGTCGTTGTCGGTGCCGGTGTAGTTGACGGCGACCTCCGAGCTGCCGTCGGTGCGGTAGCGCATCAGCGCGTAGTGCTTGCGGCCGTCTTGCAGGGTCGAGCCGCGCACGGTGGCTGCGCCGCTTTCGATCGCTGCGGCCCGTTCCTCCTGGCTGTTGTACCGATTCATGGCGCTCCTCTCAGCGGCGCCGGGTGGCCCGGCGCTCGTCGGCTCGGGACTCCCGCAAGTAGTTGATGACGTGGCGGCCGAACCGCAGCCGCCGGCCGGTGCCGTCGCACCGCCGGCAGGGCCGCGACGTCTTGCCCGACGGTGAGCGGGTCTTGCCGTCGCCGTCGCATTTGAGGCACGCCGCGAACGGCCACAGCAGACACGCCACCCAATAGACGCCGAACGCGACCAGGCCGAGGACCCCGACCGCGGCGGCGGCGACAACGGTCCCGTTCACCGGCCGACCCCGGCCGGCACGGTGACGACGGTGGCCTCGCACAGCTGCCTGGTGACGATGGCGGCGTAGGCGCGGGCCTCGTCCGGGTCGGTGGGCAGGTCGACCACCGCCCGGACCTCCATCCGGTTGGCGCCCCGGCGGGTCTGCACCCGCGTCAGGACGACCCGGCCCCGGTCGGTGTCCATGGTGACCGGGTGGGAGCGGTGCTCGCCGCCGGTCATCGTCTCGGCCGTGCACACGTGCGACCGGCCACACCACTCCGGATGCGTGGGCCGGCGAGGGCGCCGGCGGTGCACAGCCGGCGGCGGTGCGGGCCGCAGGAGACGGCTCAGCTTGATCACGGGCGGGCCGTCTGCGTTGCGTCGGCGGTGGCCGGCGGCTGGGCGGCGACGGGCCGCCACTGCACCGTGGTCCAGTACGGCTTGTGGGTGACCCGCTCGTACAGCCGGGCCACGAGGCGGTGCAACATCGGGGGTGCCCTCCAGTTCGGTGGTGGGTGCCGGGGCGCTGGCTGATGCAGGGTCGGGCAGCGCCCCGGCCTTGGGTAGGTAGGCGGTTACCGGCGGGTGGGGGTGCCGGCCCGGCGGGCCAGCTCGGCGGCCCGGTACTTGTCGTCAAGTGCCGTACTGCCCTGGTTGTCGTTGTTGTCGGCGAGTTCGGCCCGCTGTTGGGCCCTGGACGGTTTGCTCATTCCTGTTCGGCTCCTCTTTCGACCGACCGGGCGGCGAGGGCGTCAGCCGCCGCCACCGCCCGGTGCGCCGCCCTGGCCAGGGCGGCCTGGTCGGCGGTTGACAGTCCCCGTATCGACGCCGGCGGGTGCGGGTCGTCTGACGCCTGCCACGCGATCGCGTCCAGCGCGAGCTGCACGGCCCGGGTCGCCCTGGCTGGCCGGCCGTCGGTCATGGTGTGGCTCCTTTCTGTGGCCAGGGGTTAGGCCGCCGCGGCAACGCTGGCGCGGCGGGGCTTGAAGGCGACGGTGGTGCTGGCCAGACCGTCGATGACGTCGTCAGACACCCATGCGACCTTGATGCGTTCCGGTATTCCGCTGGGGCCCAGCAGCAGCCCCACGCCCCGGGATTCGAGGTCGATGTCGGCGGCGTTGTAGCCGCGGGCGGCCAGGCCGGTGCCGAGGAGGATGTCGCTGTTGGCGTCGTTGGCGGTTTTGAACGCGACCCGGATGCCGAACAGGTCGGTGAGGGCCCGGGGTACGACGTCCTGGGTGGGGCGCTGGGTGGCCATGACCGGGATGAGGCCGGCGGCCCGGCCGCGTGAGACCACGTCACGGGCGGTCGACGCGAACCGGTCCCGCTGGGCGCCCGACCCGACGGTGGCGGTGTGGTAGGCCAGCTCGTCGATCGCCAACACGAACGGGTGCAGGCCCAGCTGGTCGGCCACGGCGGGGGTGAGTTTGCGGACCACACCCGGCAGGGCCTCCATCGCGGCCAGCCGCTCGTCGATCTCGGCCTGTACGGCCTCCAACACCGCCAGAGCCTCGTCCGGGTCCTTCTGGGCGTACATGGTGGCCCGCGCCCGCCACGGCCCGAACTGCACACCCTGCGGGTCGATCAGGTACAGCGCGGCAGGCGACTTGGCCGCGGTCGCTACAACCAGGTTCAGCAGGGACGACTTGCCGGAGTCCATGATGCCGCCGGCGACGATGCCCCGGCCGACCAGGCTGAGCCGACGGTCGACGCCCAGCTCAGTGGTGCCCAGGTGCATCGGGTCCCACAGCGACAGGGTCGGCTTGTCCTGGTCGAGCCACGCCACCATCGCGACGGCGGCCAGCGGGTCACGCCGCACCACCTCCATCGTGATCTTGTTGGAGGCTTCGGGGTCACGGTCGATGCGCACCGTGCGGGCCTTCAACGCCGCCCGCAGCTCCTCCATACGCAGCGACAGCAGCTCAGCCGAATGGCCGGCCCGGGTGCGCAGCTCCACCCTCTCCCCGACCGGGGTGGCCTTCACCGACCGCACCCGCGGCACCTGGCCCGCCGTGTTGGTCATCTTGGTGGCGGCCAGGCCGGCCCGGATGAGGCGGCGGGTACGGCCGCACCGCATCCAGCCCAGGGCGTACCGGCGGGACTGCGGGATGGCCAGCGGCACGCAGGCGGTGACGGTCAGGGCGAGGACGACAAGGGCCTCCCGCCAGTACAGGTGGATCAAACGGCCGACGTGGCCTCGGACAGTCGTGGGCGTGGGCATGGTCATCCTTCCGTGGGCCAGGTGGCCCGGTCGACGGCACGGGCCGCCAGGGGGTCGACGGTGCGTAGGTCTTCGTGGTCGCGGTACTCGCGTTCCATGAGCAGGTCGGCGGTGCCGCACACCCCACCGGCCCGGCAGGTGCCGCAGGTGGCGGCGTGGCCGTCGGTGTCGGCGACCGACGCCAGGTAGTCGGCGCGTTGGGGGCGGCCCGGGGCGGCGCTCACGACCCGGCCCCGATCTGGCGGGCGGTGATCGCGCCGACCACCGCGTCGAGCTTCGCGCCCTTGAGCACGGCGCCCCTCTCCTTGCCGTTGACTGACGGGACGCCCAGGGCCCGGGCCTGGGCTGAGATGGCTTCCGGGCTCAGCGCCTCGTAGAACTCCGGGTACTGCCCGACGAGCCGGCTGGCCAGCTGCTGCCAGCTGACGAAGGCCTCACCGGCGTAGAACACCGACCGCACATCGGCCAGCACGTCGCGGGTCTGGCGGGTCACGTCTTCACCGGCGGCCATGCCGGACAAGGTCCCGGCCCGCTGCCGCATCACCCTGGCCGCGGTGAGGATCCGTTCGGCGTCCTGGCCGTCGGCGAGGTAGGTCCGCACGGTGGGCGAGGCGTCCGACGCCCCCCGCAGGATGCCGACCCCCTTGTAGGTCGGCATGAGGGTTGAGGCGTCGAGACCTTCGCTGTAGGCGCCGGCGCCCAGGATCACGTCGGACACCTGCCACGACCCGACCCGCAACGCAAACCGGATCTGGTGCTGGTCGCGGAACGTGGTGAACGCGTTGGCGACCTGGCCGGTGCCGACCCCGGACGGTTTCTGGGTCGCGTCGAGCACGATCACCCCGGCGCCGGGGGCCACCTTCACCAGGTAGACCAGCAGCCCGGCGATCTCCTTGCCCTGGTCGCCGCCCACGTCGAAGTACTCCTGCACCTCGTCGACGATGACCAGCCGGACCGGCATCCCGAACCGGGGGGTGTGGGCGATCTCGCGGGTCAGCTTGCCTTCCGGGCACACCTCGGGCGGCAGCTCGGACAGCAGCCGGTACCGGCGCTCCACGTCGCCCTTGATCTCACGCAGCGCTTCGAGGAACAGCTCGACCGGGTCGCCGTCGCGGGACAGGGCCAGGCCGAAGCCGCACCGGTCGGCGACCAGCCGGAACGACCGCCAGTCGGGAGAGCCCTTGCCGTCGAACACGGTCAGCTTCACGTACGGGTCCAGGGCCGCGTACAGGCCCAGCAGTCGGGCGCTGAACGTCTTCCCGGCCCGGGGTACGGCCCCGACCAGGATCGACTGCCACAGCATCGGCACCGCCACGGCCCGGCCCCGCTCGTCCAGGCCGAGGGGGGCCGGCTCCCAGATGTCGGTCGGGCGGAGCCGCAGCAACGGGGTCCGGCCGGCGGAGATGGCCAGGGGGTCACGGTCGGCGACCCACAACACGTGGCGGCGGTGAGAGGTGGGGTCGGGGTGGATGTACACCTGGGCCAGGGCCACGTCGAGCCCGGAGGCGATGCGGTCGCGGCGCTGGACGGCGTCGGTGAAGCCCTTCCCGTACGGCAGGTCGACCGTGACCCGGGAACCTTCGCCGTCGCGGGCCATGGGCGCCCCGAACATGATCTGCTGTTCCGGCTTGTCGGGGTGGCCCAGGCCGGCCGCGTAGTAGGCCCGCAGCACGATGTCGGCGGTCAGCTTGCGGTACCGGCTGGTGACCACGGCGGCGGACACGATCGGTCGGCCGTCGGGGCGGCCGAGGCGGGCCAGCAGCGGCACCGCAACGGCCGCAACAACGCCCCACGCCCAGTGGGGCGCCAGCACCTCGATCAGCACCGCCCCGACGGTGAGCGCGACCAGCTCGGCGCACAACACGATGCCCCGCCACCGGCGCACGTTGCGGGCCTCGCGGTGCAACTTGAGCCACGTCGCCGGGTCGTTGGCGTTGGCGGCCTCCTGCCGGAGCTGGTGCTGCTCGGACAGCCACCACCAGCGCAGCTGCCGGCCGGTCAGCCGGAACACCCCGACGATCGCCCACCAGCCCGACAACACCACATAGGCGGGCGACCGGACGGCGTGGTAGCCGAAGCGGTGCCCGGTACGGCCGGCGGCCCGTTTGACGGTCGGCACCAGGTTCGGGCCCCGCAACGCCGCCGGGATGATCGGGCGCAGGTCATCGACGTGGCTGGTGACGTCGACGTACACCGGTGCGGTCGAGGCCAGGGGCGGCTCGTCCAGGTCGAACTCGTAGTGGGTGTCCAGCAGCTTGCCGCGGGAGACCAGCTCCACCCCCGTGTGCAGCTGGTAGACCCGGGCGCCGTCGCCCGCGGTGTCGATGTCGTCGTCGTCGATGGGCTGGGTGGTCACGACCGGCCCCCCATCGGGTAGCGGGTAGCGGCCTGGGCGGGCCGGCGCAGGCCGGAAACTGGCCCCCCACGCCCTGCGGCGGCCGGGGCGCTACCCGCTACCCGAGGCCGTATGTGCTGGTCAGCCGGTAGCGGTGCCGGTAGCGGTGCCGCTACCCCGCTAGCCGTGCCGCTACCACCAGACCGGTGTGCCGGCACCCGCGCGGGCCACGCGGACAGGCACCCGCGGGCACCCGGTTGTGGGCCTGCGCACGCGCCTGTACGCTCACGCGCGCCCGGGCGCGGGCGCGGGCGGGCGCCCGAGACCGCGACCACGACCGGGCGGCCGGGCAGGGCGGTGAGGTGACGGGGGAGCGTTGGCATCGTGGTGCTGGTCCCTTCGTGGCCGGGTCAGTCGGTGGTGTCGGCGGGTGACACTGACGGGCCGCCGTGGTCGTCCCTGACGCCCCCTGACGGGGTGACAGGGTCGGCCGCTGCCGGACCGTCAGGGACGGGCCCGGGCGGCGGGAGGGCGGGTGTCAGGGGCACCGGGCGGGCC